CTTTTGTTTTATACCACAATTTAATATCAGAATCACAGATACCTCTTTTTATTGAGTACACCTCATCAGGCAATATATCCCACAAATCTTGCATATCATATTCATTTTCTCTATCGAATACACGTTGTGTCATTGTTTATTCTCCTCAAACCCAATAAATTTAAACTCTTTAATCGGTAGTTTTTGTATAAATGAAGGGTGATAATCTACCAAAGAACCACCTTTTTTTAATTTCTTTTTGAGCAATCTCATACTCCACACTTTTTTTCTCTTTGAATTGCCATAGTTATCAAAGAAGTGGCAGAATAAAACCTTACCAATAATCTTTTCTATCTTTACATACCAAAAATCCATTACTCTTCTCCTAATGTTTCATCAATAACTTCTATTCTAGAATACGGACACAAACAAAAATCTGTTCCTCTTTCTTTTAATTCTTGGTTTAATCTATTCAAGAGATTATCTGCACACCAAGTCCCCTCATTAAAATGATAGTCAATCTGTTCTTTATCCCAATGCTGTGGCACATCTACTTCTAAATAAAGAGCTGCTTTTATCTTAACTGGTTTTGTTATCATTACACAACCGTCTTTATGAAATTCTCCTACTTGACTATGACAATAAAAACAACGGTCTGGTTCTCCAGCAGGTCTTATTCCATAATCATCTGGCTGGACAATAGGATTTTGTCCGTCTTTCATTTTATAACTTTCTTTATCTTTTAATCTTAAAAAATCTACCATTCCAAATCTCATTTGTTTTCTCCTAATACCTGATTAATTTCTTTGTCTAATCTTGTGTTATTCTTCAAATGGTCTATACTCCCTTTGTAATGCTTTCTCAAATATTCAATTTCATCTCTGCACTCTTTCAGAAGTTTTTTGAGATTGGTGTTTTCTTCTTCTAAGAATGCAACATAATCTCCTTGATTAAACCATTCCTCAAAACTAGGTACTTCGGCAAGGACTTTGACACAATCGTATCCATTTTCATCACAATATTGTTTTCCGTTTGCTTCAAACTTCCAATAAGGAATTATTGCTTCAAATGTTCTAAATGTTGCCTCAAATGGTTCGCTATCATAGAATGTGATATAGTATTTTTTACCATTTATAAGTTCGCCTTTTATCCATTTCTCGGTTAAGTTAGTCATCTTTTAACTCCTCTATGAATTTCTCTTTTTCATGAAAAGCACTTATCAACCAAAGTATTGATAATCCCAAACCTATCCCGAAAAATAACCAATCTTTTCCTATGTTATCTAACGCAAGGTTAAAACAAAAACCTGATAAAAAAGCATAATATATCATTTTCCACCTACCTTTCTTAAAGTAATTTAATTTTATCTACGTTTGTTAAAATATACATTTCTATAAACCATTCTATTTTCTTCTGACATGTTTACTTTATCAAAGACTTTCTCTAGCTCTTGTTCAGTTAGTTTAATAACTTGTTTAGTGATTTCAATAGGTCTATCAGGATGTAAAGCACACTCTTTAAGTGTTTCTATTAGACATTTATCTCGTTCAGCTTTAACCAATTCAAACATAAAACTATTGTTCTTAGAAACTCCTGTTGTCCATTCATGTTTTAATTTTCTTGGTTCTTGAGATTCAAAATTTACAATTTCTATTTCTAAATTCTCATCATGATTAAAATTTTCACTCATTATCCAAACTCCTCATTATCTCTAACATATTTTCAAAAGGCACATTCATTTCTATTAGTGTAGGGTACTTATCTACATCATTGTAATCACAGAATATAGCGTTACATTTTTTATAGAAGGTCAAAGGTATATCTTCGTGAGCTAAAAATTCATCATACTTGAATGTAAAGTAATACCATTCGTGTCCTTCACTCATGATATCCACTTGTTGTTTAGTAGGTGTAATCAAAACCCAACCGTATTTAAAAGCTTCTTTAACTAATTCTTCCCAAGTCATCAGTATAACTCCTTTAATCTTTTCGCAAATTCCTTTAGTGTTTTTGGTTTATGACAACATTCTTTTGGAGAATAAACTGTTATATGACCTGAACCCTTTGGAGTTTTTATATTTTCGTATTTTATATTTCTTTCGTGATGCAATAAACACCCAATTGCACCACCATCAGCAGGACATCCGTAACAATTTTTGACTTTTCTCACCATTGACTCTTATCCTTAAACGTTATTTCAATCCTTTTGTTATAATGCAAAAAATTCCCACTTCTTCTTTTTACAATGCTCTAATGCACTATTGTGTAAATTGCAAGAAGAACAATCGTTACATGGTTTTTTATCAACACAACCTGGAGATTGACAATATGAACAGTATTTTAATATTTTATGCTCATGCAAATACCATAAAATATATTTCTTTTCAACCCACTCAAATGGTAAAAATAAATTAGCATTAGCGTTACTCATTGAGTTTATAGTTTCAAAAAGATTATTAAATTTATCCATAAAGTGCCATATATCATCGTTTTTTATATATCCAAACGAGATTAAACGGTTATCACTTCTAATGAAATTGGCCATCGCACTTAAAAACACTTGTGGTTGAGCAATACCTCCTTTGTTACAATAATCATCATAATCACCATCTTCTTTAATTTCAAATGTAATGTGATTGACTAATATTTTTTGTTTTTTGAATATCTTAAGTAACCGTTTTTGAGCAATTGTATCAACAGGATAACTTCCAAATCGGTCATAGTTTACAGAAACAAGATTAATAGTTTTATGGAACTTTTCCCATAAATATAACACTAAAGCGGTAGAATCACATCCACCACTCCATAAAACAAAGATGTCTGAAATGTTTTCTGGTGTTTTTGTATAATTACCACACATATCATTTACCCAATTGAAAAATTCTGAGCCAACTATGTCTTCTTGTTTGTTCATATTCAAATCCTTTTTATTCATCAATATATCTTAAACGGTTATAATCAATCCATTTACCGTTTTCTTAGTTATGTATTTGGTTAATTGTGGTCTACAGTTCATTTAAATTACTCCGTTGTTATTTCAATAGATAATCCTTTATACCATCCTTGTGCAAAATCATGTATCCTAATAACTTTTACGTCACATCTTAGATTTTTCAAAGAACAAAAAGTGTTTATTTTATCAACTGTACTATTGTTTTCTTTTAATATTTTTTCGTCATCAGTATCAACGCTATATCTATTATCCAACTCACAATAGTAATGGTTGTTATTTTCCCTTTCTATATAACAATGATAAAGAATATCAGCTTTATTATCATCACAAAATTGAATCAAACCAGATTCGATAACCCATTCTGGAACAGTTGGTTTTTGATGTTTTAAACAAAATATATCACAATTCATTGGTTGAACAGAAACCAACTCGTTTGCAACTAACTCTGGATAAATTTTTCTCATGATTTCTTCAGTTTTCATTACTCATCCTCAAACTTCTTTTTAACTCAAAACACATTTATCATCTCAATAGCCAATCATCAGGCTCAAGTTCAATTTCTTCATCTTCTGTTTCAAATAAGTCCGTTTCAAATAAGTCATCTATGGTAGTTTTACTATGTCCGAGATATTTAAATGTTCCATTTATAAATGGAAGTTCATCAAAAAAATTACGTTCTAATGATTCTTCCAATACTTCGTACGCTGGATATTTAACATCTTCCCCAAAAGGCATAGCGTTTGACGATGTTTTTTTCAAAATTCTAAATTTTAAACCATTATTAAAAGCCCAAATATCTCCGACTTCTGGTGTAAATTGACTCATCACTTATTCTCCCTATATAAAATTTCTGCAAAGCGTTTACCATTCTTGAAGAAAAACCTAATGCCATATAAAGTCTTATCATTTTCTTGCTTAGGCAAACCTTCAACAATCTTGCTTTTTAAACTTGGGTGAGCCAATTTGTATTCAGCCCACTTAGCTTGCTCTTGCAAGGTTTCATAGTCCATCATTGTCCATTCTCCGTCTTGAATAAATCATTGCTTTCCGTTTCGTTTTTTCCGATATATGTTAAAAACTCAAAATCTTTTAAAGGAATATGTCTTAATCGTAAATAAAATGGATTTTTGCTCCAGTCCTCTGCTATACAATCGGCATGGCTATTTTCATTATTAAAATCCCAGACTTTAGTTACTAATATTTTTTCACCATATCCATCTTTATATACATCTCCAACTTCTGGTGTAGCTTTACTCATAGTTTTTCTCCTTTAAATAAGTTAAGGGTTTCCGTCAATGTTACAACCATCTTCATCATACCATTCTTCCCAATCTTCTGTTTCTTCGTTATACTCTTCACAACCAAAAACATTCCACTCTACTCTTTCATCTAACAAATCGGATTGTGCCAAAGCGTCAATGAGAATCCTTGCATGTGCTAAATCAGAAACTCTGTGGTATTCTGTTTCTCCGTTTCTAATGTGATATATTCTCAATTTACTCATTTTCCACCTACTCTAATACTAACATCACTTGTCAATATTTTTTATCAACAAGGTCTTTGAATTGTCATTAACATTCAAAGAATTTATAAATAGTACTTGTTTATACTTTGAGGCAGAAAGCCATTTATCATTATATTTAAAATAGCAAGCTCCTACAATAAACTTATATTCAGTTTTATACATTTCTGCATCTTTAGGACAGGCGTTGTATTCTAATACCCAAGGCAAAGCAAGTAACGATAGAATAAAACATGTGAATGTAAATAATTTAAGAAAATCTCTCATTGTTTATCTCCTTTAACTTGAATTAAACTCTTTGTCCAATCATCAGCAGGAGCGATGTCAAAAGCCTTATCTATACAATAATAGACAACGTTATCACAATCTGATAACCATTGTAAAAGTGATTTACTTTTTACAGGTTTTTTATTATACCACCACCATTCGCCGTCTTTATCCATAGCAACCCAGCCCTTTTTCATAAATGGTATAATATCTTGTATGTTAATCATTCTTCACCCTCAAATTTAATTTCTAGTTCGCCATAGTCTTTTATGATTTTTCTTTTTAGATACCCAAAGTCATAATATTTAACATAAAAGCCATCTGTACAAAGATACGGAAAATCTACATCATGCATATAATTTTTTATGCATAGAGTATATTGTTCAAGACCATTTTCGTTTCTTTCAATAGTAAATTCTTTTTCTTCTACATAACATTTGCTACCATATAAACGAACTTCAACCGCATTAAATTTATGTTCACCTCTTTTAAGTGTTTTAACGTAATCTTTAACCTTCATCACTCATTCTCCGTTTCAAATAGTTGCTCTATGTTTATTTTAGAGTTGCCAATTAGTTTACCACTTCTTGTAAGATACGAGTTAAACACTGGAAGTATACTATAAACACCATTAGGTTCTTTAATTAGACAATTAGATACATTTTCGTTAGTTTCTATAACTCTACAAAGTCCTAAACTTTTTGTTGAGAAAACATCTCCGACTTGTGGCAACACATCTTTACTCATTTTCTACCCTTTCTTTTGTAACATTTTACCGTATGTCTTAAATAAGTTTTTTAGATAATCCCAAATATCATCAAATCCCTCATATTCTAGATAATCTCCTGTACAGCCACTTTCCGAAAAAACATAAGCATCTGATGAAGTTATCGTATCTAAAACTGCGTCAGCTTCATAACCTGCCTTTTCAAATCTATTATATATACTGTCATAAAACTCTCTTTGAGCTTCTGCGGCTTGTTTTAACAATACATTGGCTCTTAAATAAAGTTTCTCTTCTTTTTTTGTTAATCCAAATTTAACCATCTTTAAACCTCTCTGAATCAAATCTGTCTTTACCTAATTTTTTTGCACGTTCTATTTGTCTTTCGTATTTTTTATATTCTTCAAATGCTCTGAGGTACTTTGCTTGTGCAACCTTAAGTTCTTCTGCGCATCTTTCTACATAGGTTTTTTGATTTTTTAGACAATTCTCGTGCCATTCTATGCTCATACTACTCATGGCTTTTTCTCCACTTCTAATTGGCTTTTTTTAGTAGATGTTTGTTTGATTTCATTCTCTAACTTACGCAACTCGTCAACAGTCTTAGTACTTACAGGATTACCGCAAATATGAGTGAATCTTCCTTTATCATCTACCAAGAGTTCGTTACCATTTATTACACATTTACAATTATCACAATATAACGCTTTACTTGGTGCATTAACTGGACAACATTCAAATTCAAACTTAATAGTCATTGTTTAACCCTTTTTAGTAAATATTTGTTTAATTTCATCTGCTACTTTCTGGACAGCGATTTCTTGTTTTCTTTCAACATATGTATCGTATCTGATGAATACACTACGTAAATCTTCAGGGTAATAATGACCAACGAAACCATTATCAAACGTTATTTCATATCGTGATTTTGACTTAATTTCTGTAACAGTTCCAACCCATTGTGACACATGATGAACCAATTTGTCACCTAACTTGATTTTGCTGTTTATCAAGTAATGTTTATTATACATCTTCATACTCCTTGCTTATCGCAATACGGCTTGAGAATCTCCCATACTTTCTTTAAATCTTCATCAGAAACATCATCAAAATTCAACTTTTGACAAATCTTATGTGGTACAATTTGTCTAAAATTTGAAAGTCTTGCTTTGGCGTTGTGTTCTGCCACTTCTTCTGGAGTTTTACAATATTCCAAATAATAATGATAAAGCAGTCCACCACCTCTTTCTACCATATTGGATTTATTGAAGATTATGTTCATTGGTTCACCTTTACGAGTTACTTGAACCGTAAATGTACTTTTACTTTCTTTGATAAATCTACAGGGTAATAAAAGACCATTTAACATATTACCTCTATGACCAACGAATAAATTTTTCTTTTTCCAAATAGGTGTTGGTTCTTCTACCATTATTACGTCTTTCATGTTATATCTGTATGTAATTTTTTCATCTGGATTTGTAGTCCATTTATAAGACACAATAACTGTATCGTTATTTTCGATACCTTCAAACTCTATATTTGGAGCCCATCTACGATATGTATCATTGACTAAAAAGTCGTATTTTTGACCAATTTTCAAATCCTTAATTTCCATTTCAAGTCCTTTCAGTTAGATAACTCTTTTGTTGACTTATTTGACCTTATCATTACAGTCCCATCTTCACCTTGTATCCTATGGTCATAATCAACATCATCAACGAATTCCATTTCACAAAACATTGTCGGTACAGCGTTAATTTCATATACAGAACCGTTACTTTGATATACACCTTGCTTATGGTTATAAGGTGGCTTTTTGTCATGATACCAAACATCAACGAATAACGAATCTTTAGCTTGTGTCAAATCGTTATCACAAGTAGCTTCAGTTATATCAGATAGCTTAAGTACCTCAAGTATGAAATGGTTATCGTCTATTGACCTATAAAAACCTTTTTTCTTTATTTCACTTAACTTCATTTCTACGCTCCAATTTTTTACGTGTTTCTTTTAATTCTATGTCCAAATCAGTCAACATTTTGGAAAATATCTTATACCAATAGTATCTTTTATCTGACTTTTTACGTTCTTTAAGTTGTTTTAAAGCACTAACTAAATCTTCCTTCTCGCCAATATATTTTATAGCAAAATCTAAATCATTGTCTGGAACAACTTCTGCTAAATTTTTAATGTTAGCAAGTATGTCAGCTACTTTTAAGCATTTTGCATCATAGGGTGCTTGCAAAATTTTTTCAAGATACTTTTGTTTTCTAAACTTTCTGTTTCCGTCTTTTGGTGTAAGTTCGTCTGTCACCCAATAAACTAAATCACATACACTCTTTCCAGAAAGCTTTTGTATCTGCTCATACGTAGTGTTTGTGTCTTCTACTGTGTCATGTAACAAAGCAGCAGAAATTAGTACTGAATAATCCAAAGGGTCAAATGCAAACAAAGGAATATCGTCACAAGACTTCATATAATCATTAATTATTTTAGATACTAATTTCGGATGTTCTATATAAGGCTCATTAGTATATTTTCTCGTTTGATTTTTATGAGCTAGAGAAGCAAACGTAAGTGCACCCTCTATCATTGTATCTGCTAACCAATCTTTACATTCATTGCTCATATTTTCCACCTTCAGCTATAAAGTCAGCGTAACTTTCAATAAATTTCTTATACTGTCGTAAAGACTTTGCACCTTTTATAACCTTTACAACTTCTCTGTCATCAGAAAAATCAATGTCCTTTATCTTACAATTTCTGTCAAAGAATCTACCTACTTTAGAGTTATTGAACAAAGGTACAATGTCTTTAGCTGTTAAATTTAAAAAATCTCTTGCACAACATGTACTAGAAATTAGATTGTAAGCATCTATAAATTTCTTATAGGCCCTAACGTCACAGTATACACCCTGCTTTGTTAACTTAAAATGTTCCATTGTTTCACGTATTCCATGTTCGAAATAGTATTCAGCTACTTCATTGCGCTTTATTGTACAACTGTTAAAGTTTAAAATAGACTCATTTAATCGTATGTTATTAATTTTCATGGTAATCTCCATTTGTATTTACAATTATGAACAGGCACCAGTTTCCTTATATAAATGAGCTCTTATTAAAGTAAAACCAGCGATGTCTCTACAATCTTCTTCAGATTTACCTTGACAAGAAAAAGTATGAGGTACACCTTCGTGCTTTACCATAACACTAAACTCGTATTCACCAGTATCTTTATTGAAAATTACTTTATTTGCAAGTAATTTTTCATTCTGTATCTTTCTTTTAGCCATTTTCTTTTCAAATGCAAGATTATTTTCTTCAACCGCTCTTTGAAACTCCAAGGCATCTTGTGCCTTTTCTTCTCTGTATTCCTTATACTCATTTATAAGACTTTTAATCAACTTAAACATTTTAACTCTCCTTTCGATGATTTATGCTTCATTGTAACATTAAAACCAAGAAAAGTAAAGTCAAATTTTACAATTAATTTGTATATAAAAAAAAGACACATCTAAGAATGTGTCTTTCAAATTTGTTATAATTAACTCGATTAAGGTTTATTTCCAGAATCCAAACAATCTACCAAAAAATGATGTCTTCTTATCAATATACCGTTTCGCATTTGATACAGCTTCATTGAGTTTTTTGTATTCTTCTGTCATTTTAGAATAAATTTGCTTAGCCTGTCTCATGTCTTCATTGACCAAACCCATTTTACCTGAAGCAGCTTTCAATGAAGCAATCATCTGCTTTTTGTTGTTATCTCTGTCTCTAAGATTTTCGTTATTTTTATAAGCTTTCTCTGTTTCATTGACTATTGCTATTGCTTCTTTTATGTTTTTAAGGGCACTCTCACATTTAGCATCAAATGCACTAAGTTGAGCCTTTAACCCGTCTGACTTAATGTTAGCAACTGATGATATAATATCGTTGAAAGAAGCTTCTTCTAACGATTGTTTGTCTTCATTTAAAGTTGATTCGTCAATCAATTTTAAAACTTCATTTTGTAAATTTGCCATTTGTATATATACCTTTAATTATAATTAGAAACGTTTCTACTTATATAGAACTGTTTTGATTAGTTAATCTTTACGATTCACCAACTACTTTTTCTTTTTTACCATTAACTATGTTAGCAATTTCTTTTGCAGCAAGTTCAAATCCTTCTTTCATTGACTTGTCATCAAATCCGTCCCAACCATAATAAGGTTCACTGATAGAAAATGCTCCGTATTCACCATCATCAGCTTCACATTTTCCATTTAGTACTCTCCATAGATACAACCAGTCTTCATTATCATATCCACGAGTATCATCATCCTCGTAATCATCATACCAATTTAACCACCATTGGTCAGCCATCGGTGGAATCTCTAAAGGTTTTTTATTTGGTAACTCCTTTTTCTTCATTTCTTTGTCATAGCTTGGTACATCTTCGTATATACCAGTTTCTATCATGAAGAGTATTTTAAACAAATCATCCTTAGATACAGAAAATTCAGCTGAATATCCATCTGGTTCTTCGTATATTTCACGACCAGTTATAGGTATTTCTTCTTCTAAATCTTTCAAAACATCATCGTGTGCTTCTTGTTCTGTACCATATCTCTTACAATCGTGTAAAAAGGATAAAAGACCAATACCATCATAAAAATCATTTTGTACTATATTAACAATTTCTTCTGGAACATTATTTTCATTTTTATCGTCATATTGGCCTGTATAAATAGCTACTATTCTATCCCAATTATATTTATCCTTAATGCCATATTTTTCAGCAACTTCATTCCAATCTGATTCACAACCGTTCCAATTGTTTATGTCATCTTCGTAATAATAATCCCAATCCGTACTGAAAGTTAAAATCTCACACATTGTCTTATTACTGATACATTCTCTTGCTCCGTTGTTGTAAATCTCCTTACCAAGCTCATCTATATCCATTATACCAATCACTTTATCATCTTCAATCTTCAGTTTGTCTGGATTTACATAGTGATAATAAAGTATTTCTTTTTCAAGGAGTTGTGGGTTTTGTAAACAATTGTTAAATTTTTGTTTTACGTTTTCAAATCTATCAACTAAATTGTTGTATTTAGTTATACTTCTTATTTCTTCATCAAGTTCCTTGTCAATCGGATATTTTTTAAACTTGTATTCATATAAAAATTTAGCGACATCTGGACAGTCATCTGTGAATTTGTCCATATCAATTCTATTGTCACGTTCATCCATAAATTGTCTTGATTCAAAATGAAATTGATACAAACTTCCGTCTTCTTTGTTCAAAAGAATGTAATACTCACCACCGTAATCGTTTAAGTAACTGTTATAATAAGTACCACCACTTGAAGTAGTACACCAGTTTGTGTATTCACCAAACGGTTTAGATGACTCAAAAGTTGTTGGAATACCAATTACCCATTTGTCGTCTTCATAAATCTTTTCTAATCCTTTTGGTTCACATTCTTTGAATACATTGTATCTCTCAAATGCCTTTTCATCAGTAGGAACACCTTTTTCTTTATGTTGTTGTATAGCTGTGTATAGCTCTGGTATACTATTGAAGTCGTCTAAAGGTTTACCGATTTGATTTTTTAAAACATCATATTGCTTTAACAAACTTGGAAGTTTCTCAGCATCTTCCCAAGGCGTAGATGGTAACAATTCTGGTTTCTCAATTGGTTGATTTGTTTTAGGGTTTATACCATTGTTTTTAGCCATAAACTCCTTATAATCAGCCATTCTTTCAGCATTTTTGAAATTGTTGTAAAACAGCCTGATAATCCATTTACCATATTTACCTAATTGGTCACCACCTTTATAAGTTGGGTCCAATGCTATCAGCTCTTTTACCTTTTCTTCTGGCATCTTCGGAAACTGTTTAGCAACCTCATGTATACCTTCAGCAAAGTAATGGTATTCTTTTTTAAAGAGGTTAGATTCACATAAAATATTGTTAACTAAATTCTTAAATTTCATATTATGATTTCACTATTCAATGTCTTTACAATCAAAAAACGTTTATAGTGTATAGAACTATTTTAGTTAACATGTCCTTAGCCAAAGTGTTCTGTTAGGTGTAATTTATCTAACAACTTTTTTATTTAAATTTTTTGTCTTTTCTAATTCATTGGTAGCGTTGTTGTAGATTTCATCAGGGTTTACACCTTCTATATCTTTTCTATTCGCATAATATATTTTTGACGTGTTATAATCTTTCACTAAAGCGGTTTCTTGCTTGAATTCTTTACAAACCTCAGTGGCAAACAACAATAAAAATTCAGATGACATTCCAGAAAATTCAAGAGTAATAGAAGATTCGTCAAATATCTCCCCATTCTCACCCTGGTATCTACCTTTAAAACCATGACCAAACGTATAACCACCTAAATATTCTTTGTCTCCATATTCGGTGTTCCATTTTTTATATATGTTGGCTAACTTTTTGTTTTTCATTAAATTGTTTATTGTGGTGTAATATATTGACTTTAATTTTTTAACTAACCAATTCTTATCGTTCAAAACAGAATTAACATTAGTTGAGAACACAATCATACCACCAGCGTAATCATTTAGACCCCATTGAAATTCAGAATCTTGTACACCTTCAACCAAAAAGAATTCACATTTTTTACCATGCTCAAACGCATTACGATTGAGTACAATGTCATGTATCTCGTAACCTTTTGTCAAATAACTACCAGATGGTTCTATGTCACCATTTCTTGAAAAATGCTCAACTATACCTAATTTGTAATCACTAGATTCTTCAATTAGTTTTAACGTAGTATAATTAAATAAAGTATCTTTGACAATATCTCTAAATTTCATATCAAAATCCTTTCTTTATATCTATGTGAATATTATACACCATATTTTCTTGAAAGTCAAGTGAAAATCATTTATTCTTTAGAACTTAAATAAATTTCTTGTTTATAGTGTCTATGGTTTTTCATATATTCTCTCTGTTTTTCTTTGGTATAATATTTCATTGAACCACCTCTTTCTTGTCTGCATTGTAAATTTCTATCGTGCTTATCTGGGTCCCATATAAACTGAATCGTTCTTCTACTCACATTAAATTTCCTCGCACATTCACGTTGAGACATTGTACCTTTTAATGCAGCTATTTCATCCTTCTGTTTATCAGTTAACTTTCTTCTTCTGTCTTTAGAAGTACCAGCTAACTTTACAAGTTTTTCAGATTTATATGGCATTGTTTTCCTCCAAGTCTGCTTTTAACTTAATTAACTCTTGATATAATTCACTCAGGGTTAAATTTTTATCATTAGTCATATTAATTCTACCTAAATGTTTATACCAAGTGATTAATAAACCAGTTTCCGTATCTAAAATATAAAAGTCATCATAATGCCTTGTTAAGATAAACTTATAACTCTGGTAACCCTCATATCTTGTCATCAAATCAAAAATTTTATCATATTGATTATTTGTGAATACTTCATTGAATACGTTACAAAAATCTTGTCTTTCAAAATGGTATTGTTTCATGGTATCAAACATTTTTACATCTCCTTAAAATCCATTCTTTTCTCTATCAACGATGTATGGATAAACTGTATTTTTCATTTTCAGCGGTGGTACAAACTCTGGATGGTCTACAATCAACCAAACTACAGGATAAGGACACGTTGTTTCTTCATCACCATTCACTGGGTCATAACCATCTGTAAAACAAACAAATACATCTGGCCTATCTTTTTTGTAATATTCGTTCATGAATTCGAAATTTTTTCTCATGTCATTACCACCGTCAGACATGATTTTAAAATCTTTAATTTTATTCTTATTTGTTTTCGTACATCTGACAAGACTTTCTTTATACACTTCAGAACCGCAACACCAAACGTCAATTGTAAAATTATTAAAAGCAGATAGAATTGTGTACACATGGTCAAGCATAGACTGTAACTCTGCATTACTAATTGAACCAGAAGTGTCAACAGCTAAAGCTATATGAATACACGGTGATACATTGCAAGAAGGGAGTATTAAACCATTAGCTATACCTGCACGAGATGGTCTATTCCAAGTGTAATTTTCTTTAATCCAACTTCTTATATATTTTGTCAATGCACTCTTCCAATTGAACGGCAAAGGTTTCATAACATGCTTTATAAACCTGTCAATAGATGAATTAGAAACAGAGTTATTCTTACTACCGAAGACTTCTGATATCACTTGTGCTAAATCACTTTTTATCAAATCATCATCAATTGAAATATGTTTATCTAAATGAAAACCAAAAGGAGTTGATTCTACTTGTAAAATTATTTTATCAGCGTTTTTTTCAAGTTCGTGATATATCTCTTCTGCTGTCATTTCTTTATATTTTTCTTCATATAAGGCAGAAGGTAAGATTCTTCCGATAGGTTTATTGGTATAATCTTCTCTATTGTTCACAAGTAAAGAGTTTATGGCATAGTCTGTAGCAATATTCCATAGTTTCAACCTTGATTCATTTTCTAAATCGTTGATTCGATATTCATTATGTAAACCTAAATTTTCTGCTCTATCCATTGTAGCTGTTAACAAGTGCATTAACTCATGACAAAAGATAAATATCATTTCTTCTTTACCAATTGAACAGTTTTTACTTTCACCTGTTAGACTATTAACTCTTGTTGGCTTATCATTTAATTCTGCTATAAGTCTATCGTTGATATAGATTGTTTTACCATTAGTACAAGCTATACAATCCCCAAGGTCTTTATAATTGTAACCTATTCTAATAAGAAACTGAGCGTATGTAGAGAAGTTTAAAACAAGCTTCAATATCGCATCATCTACTATGTCATGTACTTTTTCGATATCTAATGACATAACATTGTCCTTTCTTTAATCCTCGATAGCTTTAGTTAATAACAATACAAGTTCTGGTGCATCTGTCCTTGGGTTAAACAAGTCTAAATTACCTGAGCAACGTTCAGACCTTGACAACTGAATAAGACAAGAAGCTTTTAATTCTTTAGCTGTCAAATTGTTTAAAGCCTTTACATAATTTAAGATATAGCGTCTGCAGACTCCATCATCTTTTTCACTGATTATGGCGTGTAAACAAGACATTTGTACTGCCCAAAACTGGTCTTGTGATTCGTTTCTAAAAGGTTTACCATCAACAAGAATTTCATGCCAATCTTGATATTTTTCTTTGTTCTTGATATATTCAAAAAACTTGGAGCTTAAAGCAGAACCTAATCGACCAGTACAATAAGCTTGCTTTTCTTGCATTGTGAATTTATCATTAGGTAAATTTAATACTTTACCAACAACTTCCCAAGACCTTGGAGTAACAAATACATCTGTAAACAATGTATCTTTTAAACTACCAACCTTATTTTCCATGTTAATTTTATCAAATAATAAGGCAGTGTCTTGAGTTTTTAGAAATGACATAACGTCTAAATTACCGTCATTGTTCATTTCATAATTTAACCAAGAGTTAAAGTCTACCTTAATATTAAAATGACTAAATCTATTTGCCAAAGGTATACTAAAATCAGATACAGTTGCATTGAAAGCAGGTGGATTAGAAGATGCTATGATTAAATAATTATCTGGTACTTTATAATCACCTAATCTTCTATCTTGGATAAGTTGAAAGGCAGCGTTCAATATGGCTGGCTGTCCTTGGTTCATCTCATCAAGGTGAATTACACCACCAGAAAATCTACCATCTTCTGGCCAAACAGAAGGAATACACCAAACTGTTCTCATTTGCCCATCCATTCGAGTAGGAAGAGGGACTCCGACTAAATCTACTGGTTCCTTCATAGATAAACGTATATCACAAATGTCTGGATTCCAATTTTTATCTGATTTACAACGTTGGTTATTCCATTGTATTACAGCTTGACTCTTACCAAACCCAGGTCCGCTCCACTGCATAATCGAATCGTGTATTTCATAAGCAATATCATACATACGCTTGATACCAACATTAATAATTTTACCCGAATCGTTAACAACTGGGTCAATGGTAAATTCTGGCATTAAAAATTTTGAAGTTATATCAGACATTTAGTTTTCCTTTCTTTCATCTATCAGCGTTCTATTGTTGGCAAAACCACAATATACAATTTACTTCATAGGCTTGTTAATATGTGAGTATTATACTCCCATATTATAGAAAAGTCAAGTAAAAATTAAATAGCTTGGTTGATTTTTAATAAAGTATATGTTTCCAAAGGGTTAACTCTTTGTTCTGGATTATCAAATTCCATTTTAACTCTATAGGTATACAATCTTTGGTTAATTAAGTTAAACCCATATTGTTTATTCAAATGTTCTTTTATGATGTCAAACACTTCTTGTTTTTCGTTTTGTTTTATTCTAACCCATAATAAAAAATTCAGTCTTGCACCTTGTGTATTCACTATCACTTGAAAAGAGATGTCATGATACCCATTTATAAAGCCATATGCGTTAAAAACTTTTGTTATTTGTTTTAACACATCTTCACGTAATCCATGACTTATTTCACTAAGTAACTTTTCATTTAAATCCATGTTACATCCCTTTCTTCAAAATGTTTATAACAAGTTATCATAAATGTAAAGTTAAATATAAAAAAATAAGTGCCATTATTGACACTTATTACAGGTTCGCAACCATGAACTTTTAGAATTTAAATAACTTTGTAATCTTTTCCCAAGTCGTTTTCTTTGGTTGTGGTAGCATCTTCTTTTCATAACATTCTACTTCTAATTCAGTAGGAAGATGGTCTTTACCAAAGATTTTGTAAAGCTCTGGATATTTTCTTCTGTCAAATATACGACCAGGATAATACTTTATATAACCTTCTGGAACAGCCCCAAATACTTCTTTTGTGGTTCCGATTATTTCGGTATCTTCTACTGGGATACCATTTTTAAATACATCATCTCTTTTTCGAGCTTTAATAACTCTTACTAAATAAGACATGGCTAAACTCTTTTGTTCATTAGTAACTGATATATCGCTTACTATAAGAACTTTTATTTTTTAGAGTTTAGCACACGTCTTTGCCTTAAATTAGACTATTCGAAGTCAGCAAAATTGATTGTGGCTCTACGATTCTTAGCCCATGCTTCTTCGTTATGACCATCGTCTACTGGGTTATCTTTACCATAAGATACTGTTTCGATTCTATTGCCATCTACACCTAGTGTTTGTAAATAGTCTGATACAGCATTAGCTCTACGTTCACCAAGACCTAAGTTGTATTCACGAGTTCCACGTTCATCACAATAACCAGATACAACAACTAAGTTGTCATCATCTTTAATATCCTTAGCTTGTGCTTCAATTGTTGCAACGGCTTCTGGTTTCAATACTGAACTATCGAAATCAAAATAAACTGTATCTTCAACCTTTGCACTATCACAATTAGGATTAAAAATTGCACAACCAGACAAAGAAGTCATGATTGCAAATAAAGTTAAAAGTTTTTTCATATTAAAATCTCCATGAATATTTTATTAACAAAAACAAGATAAACTTACAACAATAAAATGTTAAAGTCAATTTTAATGTTTTCCACTAGTTCTATATAAATATAATGTCAAAAAAAAGGTGTAAGTTATGTCTAAGTTTCGGAATTTAATAGAAAATATACTAAAAGAAAAATTGAATTTCTTAAAAGAAAATAATAATCAAGTGTATCGTACTTATGCAGATGGTCAATATTTTAACGATATAACAGGTAATCTTATGAATAAGCCACGTAGTGGTTTATGGGGTTGTGTAGACGACAGTTGGAAAGAATGGTGTGACGATAATGACTTTCATTGCGCAAAAGGTTATTACGAGTGGATTCTTAAACCAGGTACAAAAGTTTTCAAGATAAACAATGTAGATGATTTCATATATCTGTTAAAAAATTATCCAACAAATGATTACGATGGCAAATGTTTTATAGATTTCATGAAAGTGGCTAAAGATTATGATGCTGTAGAGTTAACACAAGAAGGTAATTCTCAGTTACATTTTAGTATTGAAACAGATGATTCAGAATTACAAGACCCTAAATACATGATATCCTTAACGATGTCATTAAACGCTTGGGATGTACCTAGTATATGTGTATTTAACCCAAGCAAAACTGTCGAAGTCATCAATACTAATTTCTAATTTGATAGACATTTAGTTTCTTTGTTTAAAATTAGTAATTGTTATTTATTGTAAATATTTTTTCTCTTTCAAATACAGTATGATTTCCGTCTCCTGCTATATCTCGATAAACCCATCCTTCGCTGTCATACGTAAATTTCCAACCCTCTTTTTCTAATTGCTCAATAATTGTACTACTTCTGGCTATATCTTCAACAGTGTCCTTTATAAAGGAATTCCAGTTATCAGCAAATTCTGTAGCTTCTTTCTCGCTGTCAAAATAAAAAGTTTCACCAAGTCCATTGACAGCAACCCATTCACCTTTTTTGTCCGAAAAAAACACGTTTGGTCTTTTCTCTATCATGTATAACCATTCCTTGTGAGGTATATTATTTTCGGGAGCAATCAATCCTGGCTGCTCTGTATAAACATCCCATTCGTCTAAATCTGGATATCTTTTGCGACATTCTTCTATATGTTTTAATAAATCTTTAACTTTCATAGATTTCCTTTCAATATTTAGTTCTATGTTTATATAGTATCACACGAATTAAAAAAGTAAAGTAAATTTTCGAAAAGGTGCACAGATGAGTCAATTCAGAACAATTGTAGAAAGCATAATCGATGAAGCAAATTCAAAAGCCAGTATCAAAAACAAAATCTATAAAGCAGTTACTCCATTTACAAATCATATTTACAGAGATGCTTACTGGCAAGGTTATCGTGATGTATTGAAAGCCATAGAAGACCTTGGTTTTGATGTTATATCAGGACCATCTAACGACCAATATCACAGAAGTGGTTATACTTCAGATGATAAATCAAAACAATGGGATTTAGATATACAAAAAGATGGTATAACAATTTTAAATGGACACATTAACACATATATCGCTAGTGATAGCAATGGCGAGTATTACGATTTAACAGTTACACTTTGGTAAAAACATAAGTGAATCCATAACGAAGTAGCCTAACTATAACTCTTCTCTTGCAAACAGTTCATCTATCGATGGTTCATCGTCAGTATCGTGTATAATGTCACATATTGTTTCCCAATCGATGCCGTACTTTTTAGATAGGTTCTTTATGACCTCTGCTGTATCTGTTATAAACTCGGATTGAATTTGTCTTATCAATTTCTTATAATCGGTATCGATTGTATCTTCTACAAAATTATCGTCAACGTTACCGTTCTTTTTTCTATTAGCCTTGATAGGTTTATACTTACACCACTGTAAATTTTCTACTCTGTTGTCACTCTTATCGCCATTTATGTGATTGACCCATGTGTAGTTATGTGGATTAGGAACAAAAGCTTGTGCTACTAACACATCTACAAATCTTTTATCTCTTACTCCATGCATCCTGAATTCAACACTACCACGTGCACTTGTAAAATGATATTCAGTAAAGATTTTACCTGTACTAGATTTTCTGACTCTACCTTTGTTACTTATCTCATATAAACCATTGTAATCATTGATAGTTTTCCAAATTTCGTCTTCAAAATGTTGTTCAATATTCATTATCAACCCTCCGATAACAATTTATTATTTACGGATATCGTATTGTATAGAAAAAACTAAGTAAAGTTAAAAGTTACAAATTTGAACATTTATCAACAACTAGAATCTGACCGTTCTTTATCTAATATCTTATTTAAACAGTCTACTTGAGCTTTCGATAGCCAGCCTTTTTCATTAAGACATTTTCTACAACTTTCAGTAAAGTAATTACAGCCATATTTTTCTACTTCTTCTAAAAGTTTAGTACATTTTTCTTTATAGTTACCGTCTGGATGAGGTAACCAACGAATGAACTTACCATTTTCGTCAACTTCTTTTGCATAATGCGGTCCAGATTCCATTTTAATTATCGGCATGCTCTTTTTCTCTTTCAATTTCCTCTATACTCTAGGTTTATAATGTTCATCATATCTTTCATGTGTGTCAATTTGTATATCAAAAACATCGCCACAAATCTTTTTAATCTCTTCTTTACGTTCTTCTGGTATACTAAACGTATCACATGTATCTTCAAGTTTATCAAGGTCTTTGTCTTTAAGATTATGTTTGTAATTGATTAAGAATAAACTTTGTATTCCTCTGCATGTATAATTACTAATGTTATCAAAAGTAGCGTGTTCTCTACCAAACGCTCCAGTTCCTAAATCCATCTCTTCGGCCAATCTCATTACTTTATGATAACGAATCCAACAAACGTATTTGAACTCTTTATCTCCCTTTTCGACTGCTTTTTCGTAATCCATATATACGAAATCAATAAGAGCACCAATAGCCATTGAACAAACTACTGTATTTTTACACAAGTCGTTTAGCAAATGCATTATCTTGTAATCTTTATCACTAGAATATTCTGATATCACGTTGTAATCTGATACATCATCGTTAAGTTCTTTTGAACCCCATTTTAACATACAGTTCCTAGCACCTTTAATCAAATTAGTTATTGGTTGTTCTAATCTTAATATATCACCCATCACAAATTCCTTTCAACTAACATGAAAAACGACTATGTTATTTTTCTTTTTTTTCAATTTTACATTCTTTACATTTCAACGTGATAGATATACTGTCACCTTGCCATCTAAATGCACTGTTTCCAATTATTTTAACGTATTCAAAGTCTTCAGTGAATAATATCTTAACAGTTCCAGTAAATTCACCTGTACAACGTCTTCCATCAGTATAAAAATCTATAATACGGCTTAAATCTTCCCAATTGTCATGATATTTTTCATATAACATCCAACAATCACAAAAACTAGACTTTTCGATTTTACCACCTTTTTTAATAATTCCCCATCTACGTTGTATTTCATTACAAAGATAATAAGCAGGTTCTTCGTCTTTTTTGTCAACATAATGTAACGTACCTGACACTAACCTAATTGCTTTTACAATCTTAGGTTCACCATCAATATTAATCGACACATTCTTTTCTGATTCGATTTTGTCTGCGTTGATAGAAATAGAACCATCTTCAATCCACTTACCATCAACATTTGAATATTCTTTATATTTGTCCATAGAATTACACCCTTTCACTTGTTAATTTAGTGACCATGTGTCTATTATACAGTAAAATATAAAAAAGTAAAGTGAAAAATTGTTAGTTGTGTTCTTTTTCCCACTTATAAATATACATACCTTTTAGTACGTAAAGCAACTGTCTCAATGTATAGACAAATAGACAAAAAATAAAAAAGATAAATTCACGCTCTATCTTTTCCTTTAATCCTCCATGTTATCAAAATCAAATTCATTCTCACTATCTAATACATAAAACTCTCTACCATTACTCATATAGACTTTAATTATCCATTCGTGTATAAATTTTCCACCATCTTCAATTGTTCCATAAAAAGGTATAAGCGCACTAATATCACTCTTTCGTATATGTACTTCATTAAGTTTATGATATCCATCTTCACATAAACACGTATCGGCAATGAAATATACTTCACCATTATTTTCACTTGGATTACATTGAGGAATATAGTTATAACCCCAAACAAATTCTTCATGATTTAACATATCAACTTACTCCTATTGCTAAAGATTAACTCTAGTCATCTTCATAACAGAAATAACTCTAATAGTAAAATCTAAAAAACTTATCCACATTTAATTCAAAAACATAAAGAAAATTTCATAACTAAATAGTTCTACAAAATAGTTCTACATAAATACATAACAATGAACATTATGACTATTCTGGAGTTCTTTGGCTAATCTGTGACAGATATTCACGAAACAGCCGTTATATATAAGAGAAACATAAACATTATATATAAAAAACCAAAAAAGAGCGGATACATAGGGACTTTATGAGAAATAGACAGCTTGTTTAGAACCTATTGCTCAAAATAAACGTTAAAATATATAATATAAAGGAAAATAAACTAATGTCTATATTAACAAAGAAAATTGAGAATGAAGGTTTGGCTGCTAAAGCTCGTTCTCAGAAAATCAATGCAGGTTTAGCTCATGCAGCTACTGTATTGCACGAATCCAGCTTAGGTCGTAGATGCCCTAACTTGGTAAAAATGATTGAATCAGAAGACCGTGACGCTCGTTATCAAGCTGCTACTATGGTTCAATTAATGGAAAACACAGCTGATTACGTTCTCAATCAAGACCACGTACAGTTATTCACAGAAGCTGACGCTTATGGTAACACTGCTTCTACTTCTGCTGTATCATTGTTAAGTCCTGGTGTAGCCAGCTTAACTCCTCGTGTTGTCGACATAGTTAACGTCTTCTACCCAATGATGATTGCAAATTATATTGCGGATATTCAAGCACTTGACAGACAATCTGGTCAAATTTTCGTAATTAAGACTCGTTACTCTCAAGACCAAGGTGAAGGTGCTACTGAAATTAAAGCTGGTGACATCGTATTTGAAAAACCGACTGATGGTAACTACTCTTCTGAAATGATGAGCTGGGAAGCTAAAGAAATCGGTACTGGTACAATCACTTTAGCTGCTCGTTCTGATTTAGCTGCTGACGCTACTGTTAAAATCCGTGCTGGTTCTTTCATCGTTCGTATTGAAGGTAAAGAAGTTGCTCGTGACTATGGTAACGGTGCTGCTGATACTGAAGGCAAGAACGATGGTAACTATGGCATCTTCGGTCGTGGCGTTTCTGGTCACATCAATGCTCAAGATGGTTCTGGTGAAATTGTATTCGATACAACAATCTTTGCTAGTGCTATTGCAGACGGTGTTAAAGTATCTCTCGAAGCTGCTTATGATACAGAAACTGACGTTGATTTGATTCGTAAGATTCAATTCGATATTCCTAACCAACCGATTTTAGCTAAAGAACACCCATTAATGAGTTCTTACTCTGTTGCTGCTGGTTTGGTAATGAACGCTCACTTAGCTATTGATACTGATGAATTGATTGCTAACCAATTAGCTGGTACAATTCGTTGGGAAAGAGATTTAACTTTGATTAAATTGTTAAATGACAGTGCTAAGTTAAATACTTCATTAACATTCGACTGCTCTGGTAACGGTGAAAACTTAACATTACAACAAAGATATAGCTCTTATTCTACAGTTATCTCTTCAGCTCGTGGTTTAATCCAAGAGGCTGCTGGTCGTGGTACTGTTGAATGGATGGTTGTAAGTGCTACTCAGGGTCTTCCGATTGTAGAACAAATCGAAGGCTTCAAGGCTGCTCCTGAATCTAAAAAGCCAATTGGTCCGTACTTAGCTGGTACATTACGTGATGGCACAATCAGTGTTATCGCTGTTCCTTATACAGCTACATTACCTGCTGACCAAGTAATCTTTGGTTTCAAAGGTTTCCAACTTGGTGATAGTTCTGTAGTTTTGGCTGAGTGGGTTCCGTTGTACTTCACTCCAACCTTCCAAGCTCCGAACTTGAAGAACCATCGTGGTGCTTTATCTTTCTACGATTTGTTCTTGAACAAGCCAGAATATATGGTTAAAGGTGCTATTGCTAACTTCAACCAACAGTAATCTGAGCTTTAGAGCTTAAAGTACTAAAAAGTATCCCCTGAGTTATTTCTTGGGGGATATTTTTTTGCTTGACATTATTTTTTATTTGTGATAATTATAAGCTAACATAAATGATATGGAAAGAAGATTTGATATAAATCATATATCATGATAGGTCTCCTTTTTTTGAGTTAGTTATGTTATTTGTAGTTTTAGAGGTAGTCCTGTGTATGTCTTTATTATACAGGACTATTTTTTTATTCAATATATACGGTAAAACTTCTGAATGTTATCTTAGAGCATACTTTAAGAACGAAGCTTGTGGGTTAAGCTCGCTCTTAAATATACCCTATTTATATATGAAAGTGAGAGAGAGGTACCAGACTCTCTTGAGCAGCGGACTAAACTGCTACGTAAATGGTCAAACTAATATTGTAACTGTGAAAGGGAGTTTTCAGTACCTCTCTGCGATTCTGATGTATATATTAATATATCTTTAAAGTAAAGACATTTTTAAAAATTAATTGTAAAAAAGTACTTGACAATGATTATTTATATCTGTATAACTAAGCCCATAGTACATTTGGTTTAGTTGTTATTATAGTTGTTGGTGTTATTGACAGTGATGCTCATCTGATTTCCCATCCAATCAGATGAGTTTTTTTTGTCTAAAATTGAAGGATGAAAAGTGTGTATTTCCTATTAATAGAAAACACTAACTAAGTCATTGATTTTACGTAATTCTCAAAATTTTGTGTTTCAATCGTTTTAAGAGCTATTTTTTGTCTAAAATGGTGTTAGATAGGCATAAAAAAGCTCTGATTCCCCATTAGGCATAATCAGAGCTTCATTTGATAACTGTTGTAAAAGAAATTGCCCCGTGCGCTGAAACAAACAAGGCAATCGATATACTTAACCAGTATAACACGAATGTTTATATCATGTTTTTTTCATTTGTCAAGTAGTTTTTCATCAATGGTGCTCATAAAAGTAGTTCTATATAACAGATGAATTAACTGCGCTGGTTCATCCGAATAGTTCTTATAAGCGTGTTTTAAATAAGGAATGATTGTTATGGAAAGAATCGTTAAAGAATGTATCGCTGCTGGTATAGTAGTATCTGAAAAAGACGAAGCAGGTAAACTCGTAAAAGAAATTGCTGCTACTGTTTATGAAGAGAAAATTATCAACGATGAATCTGCTTCTAGTTCTGCCGCTGAAGGTAAAAAATCTGTTGTATTAAAATACAAAGATATGGCTTATGCAGAAGATATTGTTGCTCCTCTTGGCTTCGATGAAATTGCTGGTGACGCTGAATTAGTAGTTCCTGGTATCGGTGGCCATAAAGACGTTACATTAGCTGCACCTGTTGTTGTTAAATATTCAAAGACTAAATCTTTTGAACGTAATGGTAACACAGTTGTATTCGCTTCTTTACGTTATGATATGTAATTAAACATATCACCCTTACTGTTTATTTAAATTGGATACCCTCAGTCGAAAAACTGAGGGTATTTTGGTGCGAAGGAGAATATGAAGGAGAACAGAACGTGCTCTAAGGCGATTTAAAGACCCTACAGAGCATATCAAATGTTTTAAGCTAGGGGTGTAGCTTAAACAATAAATATACGCTCTGTACTATGTGATTTTAGTCCTGTGTGTTTAATCAATCCAAACTGGGTTTACTATAGCTCCACACATTCTTTTCTTTATTTCTCTACATGCATCTGTACAATCACCAAAATATTGGTAAGGTTCAGTAAGAATCGGTCTACCATTTATTTCAACGTACCACATTGTTTTAACTCCTTTTATAAAATTATCTCCTTGTAACATCTTGATAAATAAGTACATCAAGATTTGGTCTTGGTTCAATATGAATACCCATTTGTCTTGGGTCACTAATTCTTCTAACTTTTCTCATTGTCTTTCTCCTTTAACTTACGTTACGAGCTACCAAAGTTCTAAAGAGCTCGGTCTTTGATATTCTTTTTATGGCACCAGCTTTAAGAAGTTTTTTCTTTTCAGCTTCACCAATGTTATAGTTACCTAATACATAACCAGTAGATAATTTATATCCCTTTATAAACGTACCTGCTTTAAAAGGTAAGGTATTCTTTACAGGTTTTTTAACTTCAAAATACTCATATTTAATCATTGTCTTTCTCCTTTCATCTAATATTCCTCGGCCAGCATAACCGTGAGTACCCGATTGGTCTTGCTTGGGTCAGCTGGGTCTTCTGATGCGTATTCATAGTTTGTGTCATAGTAATCTATTTTAAAGAAGATTCTATTACCTTTGTAGTCGAATGCCCCAAAGTCATGCTGTTGATAAGGGTCATCACCTGGTTCAAAAGTATTAAACTGGGATACCATCTTCATAACTTCAGTAACATCAGCTGGTGGTAAAGCGTTTATCCCTTGGGTAACCAATACTCTTCCACCTCTAAATGTTTTTCTAAAGTCATCGTTTAGCTTTCTTATGGCTTCTGTGTTACTCATCATCATCTCCTTTTAAAGTATCTCTTCTAACTTATAGAGTTTAACACCTTTTGCTTTCTTGATATATTCAACCGTGAACTCATATTTACTTACGCAGCCGTATGAATTTACTTGATGTGCTGCTATGATTACATCTGTAGGTGCAAATTGGTCAAAACAATCTACATCATCTACTAATGCAGCATCGACATCATAAAACTCACCATTGATTCTAATACCAGTGATTTCGTTTTTATGGTCGATAATCTTTTGTATAATGTTTTGCATGTCCTTTCTCCTTTGGTAATGTTACTCTAATTGTTCACTTACCCATCTTCCATTGAACTCTACTGCTTCTGGTTCCTCACCATCTTCACAATCTGGATAGAAGTTAACGTAAGCACATAATCTTACACCCGTTGTATCATCGAACATGATTGTTGTATGAATATGTTGATAGTCAATATCAGCTACACCAGAATCTGTTTCAGAGATTACAAAATCATCAAGAACATTAAGGTCATCTTTTAGAGAAGTTAATTTATTTTTAAACTCTTCTAAATTAGTGACCTTAAACATTCCTACTCTTCTGAGTTCAAATGTCAGTTCGTTAAGTTCTTGTCTAGCTTCTGATTCGTACTGCATCATCATTCTCCTTTATTCGAATCTATCGTCATCGTAGCCAGCATCTTCAACGAATCTTATATCTTCAAGTTCATATCCAGCAGGAGCTTTATCAGTTACTTCTAGTAAATCACCTGCCCACATACCAACTGCATAAGAATCAGGATATTCAGTTCCATAATCACCACCGCCACGGCCATTACCAATTGCAGTAAGTAATGATAACGGGTGAACAATCCAACCGTTGTTATTACATTTACTCATATAGAGGTCAAAGTCAAGATAACATTTGTGAGTATGGTTGACTAAAAACTTATGTGCATAATTAAATTTACCTTTCATCTTCAACGGGGGTAAATCAACTTCGCCTTTTGGATAAATCTTTTTATAATCTATCCAATGAACATTCTTGAAATCTCCTTGTTCATCTGCATAATCACCACACCAAACCAATCTACCTTTATGGTTATATAATTCTTTTGTCATAGCGTCCATAAACTTATTACCAATCCAAGAATGTTCCATAAGCTTTAAGCCGTTATAATCTTTGTAGTTATTGTAATTGTTACGTGAAGTAGAATATTGAGCATCAAAACGTCTAATCTCACCATCTTGTTCTAATGCTTGTCTGTAATATTGTCCCATTGTCTTAATCCTTTCGTTTCTGTTGCTGTTGAATATGTTTATAATATACAAAGATTTCTTAAGAAAGTAAAGTCAGAATTTTACAATTAATTCGTTAAAGGGTCAAAAAAGAAATGGTGCCCTAGATAAGTAGCACCAGAGCACCATTTACATTTCAACAGATTACGAATTCATAATAATATGGACGACAATGTTAAACTTTCTTATTTGAAATCTTTTCTTTATTATCAATTAATTTTTTAAATATGTGTCGCATTAAATCATGGTTCAGTTCTTTGTCTGTGGCCCAGGACTTAATGTGAGCCTTAATATATTCCTTTTCTTCTACTGTTAAGTCTAAGTTTTCAATCTCCTTTTTCATCATTCCCTGTAGTTTCTCAGCGTTGGACGTAATGTCCTTCTCATTGATTGCGTCACCAGTCAGTTCAAATAACTCATCGAAGAATTGTTCCGTAACTTTATGATGACTGTTAATATATATTTCTTTAAGTTCTTGTTCTGATTTCATATCCTTTCCTTCTGTTATTTTCTCCATTTCCTGGAACCTCTCTTGATGAGATGGTTCGCTTTTCTTACACTAATTAATCTAAATGACATTTGTTTCTCCTTTCATATATGTTAAAGTTAATAATGTAGTCTCTTAAAAAAGTAAAGTCAAATTAGTACAATTATCACAACTGTTCTGATTTAGGCTGCACAATTTCAATGTTATAATATTTCATCAGTGAAAGAAAAGAAGATACAAACGCTTCGTTATTTTCACCAGAGAAATATCTAGGGTCATAATTCATATATTCAACGAATCTTACAATCCTATCTACTTCAAACGATTTGTCATCAGCATCAGGATGTTCACTGTAATATTTACTTCCTTCTGATTCAGGGTCATTAAAAATAAATAACTTGCCAGATTCTATTTGGCCGTATCTATTCATTTTAATTTTTAGCAGCATACCACCGTTGTTGTTATCCTGAGTGTCATTAATCCACTTCATAACCTTTTCAGGCGTTGCTTTACCTTCAAACGGTACCTCATATTCTTTTCCGTTTAATAGATACCCTTTACTCAATCTTTCAGGAAATTTAATTCCCTCATCGCAATCACAGAAATAAGTGTTAACAAACATCATTATATCAAGTAACTGCATCTTACCAATTCCCCATTGGTTGTGATATGAACCAACGTAAGTCTTCTTGACATCTTTACCAGTGTCATAATCACGTTGTGGTTTAGTTACCTCTATCACTAATTGTGTTCTTTGTCCCATTGTTATTCTCCTTCAATTATTTTTGTGATATCTGTTTTAACTTTTTTAAGCACATTCACTTTATCTTCAAGCGTAGGTGCTTTGATTATCCAAGATGTTGAACCACTGAACACTACGTTGCTATGGTTACTTGAAAGATGTAATACAAGATAATCAGGGTCATTGTGTAACCAAAAATGTAACTTCATACCTCTATCATCACATCTTAAACCAAGTTCGCTTTCGTGGATGTAAGATTTGTTCTTATCAAAGTAAGCATAAATCTTGCTAAGCTTACTTATGTTACCAGTTTTCAATAAATCAAAACTCATTGAGCGATGGCGTTTGCAATATGTTTCAAGTTCTTGTGTCTTGTTTTCTTTTTCTTTTTCTAAACTATAAAGCTTAAGTCTTGCTTTTGATTCTTCACGCTCATACTTTTCAAAACGTGTTAATGGCTTTTTACTCATTGTCATTCTCCTTTCGTCAATCTGTTGAAATTATGATATCAAGAATCCCACTAAAAGTAAAGTGAGATTCTTACAATTAATTCCTAAGTCATTAAAATGGAATAATAAAATGATTTGTAATTAATTCAATGAGGTCATCTCCAAAGTTGACATCAAACTCATCACATTTGAACTCATCATCCATGAGAACACCACCGTCTGAATCTAAAGTACACTCATCAATTTTATTACCATTCAAATCTTTGACTTCAACATGATAAATGTCTTCCTCGTCATTATCTCTATAACAAAAGACATTGTACGTTATCATTGTTTTAGTGTCATAGATTCTAAATTGAACCTCCTCTAAAGTAACTGTTTCACGTTCAATGCTACCACAAGCCATTATCTTTAATCTATCGGACATTCTTCTTCTCCATTCAAATTGATTACATTACCTAATTGCTTTCCGTCTTTGTTATATACTTTTGATATACCACAAAACGTTAATGCAAAGTCCTCATTCCAAGTAGTACCGCAATCTGCACATTCGCAAGGATAGCTCATAACATCATCATTTAAGTCTGAGCTTCCATAATTGACCATACTTGAACCACATTTAGGACAAGTACATTCTTTAACTATCAATTTCTTTTTCATTTCCTTTCTCCTTTCTAAAACGGATTTTTATATACGATTTTAAAATCCGTTAGTTTAAAACCATTTTCTAAAATCCAATTATTAGCGGTTGTTCTTGCACTGTATCCTTTCGGGATTTTAAAACCGCAAACTATTTCACCTGTTTTTATATTTTTAAGCCAAAACTTCATTTTTCTTTATCCTTTCTCATCTGTTGAATCTTTTTGGTTGTATCAGTTATAAACCCGTAAGTTGAGTTCCAAAAGATTCCCTCTTTGCTAATTACAACGACACAAGCTCCAACAGACCGTAACTTTTCAGCTCCTGCTTCTGTTATTGCTACAATCTCATCATCAAGTAACTGTTCTTGTAAATACTGCATAGATGATATAGTTCTGTATTTGGTTTCATCATCAAAGATAGATTCATCATCTACCTCATTGCAATCTAAATCACAAACTTCATCAGCATAGTATTTTCTTACAGCAACTACTTTACCTGATTGTTTATCAATGATTACTTCATCATCATCATTAAGATTAGCGTCATAACTACCAATGAACACACTGTTATTTTCGGTATATACTTCATCATAACCTAATGCACCAAATACTCTTGCTACTTCATCTACATCTTTAACTTTAATGTAGTCATTTGATGCCACTGAAAATACATAATTAGCCATTGTTATTCTCCTTTGTTTTCTTGTTCTTCTATTACGTCTTTAATCAAATCATCAAAGACACAATCCATAGTATTATACAAATCACCGTAATCAGAAAAGTCTAATCTATCAATGACTTCTTGTGCGATATTATTTATCTCATCATCTGTCATCTTTATATCATACTTATTATTACGTTCTATTATACGAATTTTTACATCATCAGTAGACCAAACCCATATCTGTTTATTGAGTTCATCTGCTAAATCGTGTAAAGTGATACCATAAGTATTCATAGCATCAATAATCTCTTTTAGTTTCTCGTTTTTAGTCATCTTCAATCTCCTTTACTAAATCAACACCAAGGCTCAACGTGTGTCTTGCTCCGCAGTGTGGACATTTAAATTCAAAAGTTTTTGTAAATAAGTTTATGTACAAATCATCATTTATACGAAACACAAACTCTTGCTTACATCTTTGACACTTTACAGTAATCTCAGATGTTACAAGTGCTAAAGCTCCATAGTTTATTTCTTCTGCTTTCTTACTCACGATTAGTCCTCCTAAGATTCTTCACAATAGTCTTCGTAGTCATAACCCCAAACTTCACAAGCAAACTTTCTAGGGTTATCAATAGCTACTTCTTCAACTTCTCCATTTTCAAAGCGTAAGATACCACAGTTACTACCAATGTCTTCATCAGCGTAGGTTACTTCAATGACTTCGTTTGGTAACGCTTCAGAAAGTTTGATATACACAGGTGAAGGTATAGACCAAGCTGTTTGAAATTCTATAACATTACCATCAATGTTTGTACTAGAAGCATTCCATTTCGTTCCCCAATTCTCTAAAGCCCAGTTATACCAATTTATTGAACCATAACGTTTTAAATTGAAGTAACCAGCTATGTAGGTACGAATATGTGAAATGTTTGTATTAGAAAAATTTTTCAACTTACAAATAGCTTTTACAACTAATTCGTTTTTCATAATTTTGTCAACGAATTTTACCTGTGTTGTTTTTTCATTATAACACTTTTCAAATTCTTTGATTATAACTAATTCACATACATCTTTTTCTGAATGTAATCCTTCGTATTCTATGTTTGAATAATCACAAAAACCAGCATCAATGTCAAGGTCTTTTGGTCTAGGTACAATTTTATTGAAATCTACATTACCTTCTTCATTTACAAGTAAATTCATCAATTCACTCATATTAGAGCAAGTTACTCTGTTTATAACCCAATTTGGCATTGCCGTTCTCCTTTCGTCAATCTGTTGATTTATAAATTATAACTCACCTTACCATAGAAGTAAAGTGAGTTAATTACAATTAATTCTGTATAGGTTATACATTGCCATACATATAACTATGTTGTGCATTACCATCTAGCAGTAGCCGAACTTGTCTTCGTTCTTCTACTGTATTGACATTGTATTTATCACATATTTCACAAAATCTATTGTAGGTCAATCCCTTAATAGATTTGCAAATAGCTACTACAATGTCAATTTTATCCATTTCATGATTATCCATGTCTTCCTCCTATCTAAAATATTCTCTACTGTCAATGTAAACACTACCTTTTCCATTTGCACAATCTCTTAAAGAAGTTGCGTGAAAAGCAGAACGACTTAAACCAGATAAGAATTCGTGTGTCCCTAACATTCTTTTTGCTGTTCTTGCGCTAACCTTTTTCCCACGAGAAGTTTCAAAGGTAGTATGTTCAATCACTCTGTCTATTTGGTATATGTCTTTCGTGTCATATCCCCATTCTTTTAACAGAGAAATATCACTATTCTTTAGATTTTTAATAGTGTCTTTTTGAGTTTCATCATAAGGTTTTATTTCACCTTCCCAAATCATAAAGGTATTCGCACAAGGTACAACTGGCTTATCAAATCCTTCTAATTTGAAAACGTCAGCTTCTCCATCGTGAATTTTATAAAACTTATCGTAATCATAAGTTCCTTTATATTTATTAAAAGTGTTATCTAAATACACATCTGTTCTTGTGTAGTTTATCGCAGCTCCTTTGATGGTATCTGCAAATTGTCCAAGAACTGTGAATTTGTGTCCTCTATATTTAAACGTCTTACGCATTGTCGTTCTCCTCTAAAAAAACGCAGTCCATAACTTTATCCATAGCCTGCTCTTTTGTTTCTGTCTTGAAAGAAATGTAAACACTATTAGAAGGTTTACCAAAAGCATAAAACCACTTTTCTTTCTCTTCATCAACTGCTGTGTAATATGGAAAGGATTCAACCCAAGCTACAATCTTGTTACCAGATTTTAGTAGATATTGCTCTGCACCGTAGTCTGTAACTCTTTTAACCCATTTAAGATTAGCCATAGTTTTACTCCTGTTGAAATGTTACAAATGTTATATCATATTTTATCTTTAAGGTAAAGTCAGATTCTTACAATTAATTCTTACTCCTTTCTACTTCATCTAAATAAATATCTTCATCACAAGGGATAAGGATTAGTATGTTATCTACTTTACTAAAGGATACAATATTATCTAAAGTTCCATATCCATTTCGTTCACTATCTCTAGACATTACAACGGCCATATCGCCATATAGCTTTTTAACCTTTTGTAATTTCTTGATAACTTGTGAAATTGTCATAGTCTGTTTCATAGTGTATCTCCTTTATAGAGTTAGTAAATCTAATCTATCTTCTGCTAATACCAATAACCATGAATAATCATCGTCTGATATAATCTTTTGAGCAGTTTTATGTTTCCTGATATATTCTAGTAGTTCAGAATAACTATCAAATTGTTTTTTACCAAGTTGTTCTGTTATGTCTTTGAATATTAAATCAAATATAACAACATCCATAACATCCATAATATCACATTTAACATTATTGTTAAACTCAGGTTGAACAAGTATAGTTCTTATTGTTCCATCACAGTTATCTCTGATTATAAAACAATGCTGCCCTTCTTGTTCTTTTAACTCTTCATCCAAGTAAAGTTCTTTCCAAGTAGATGAAAAGTTTTCAACAATCTCATCATAAGGTGGCACTGTTGTTTCTTCTACCGAATAGTTTGCTGCATTAATTAAATCGTTAATGCTAACTTTTACTTCTTTCATGGTATACCTCCTGTTGAGTTTTAGTCATAAAAAAACGGCACCTTAATAACAAATGCCGTTTCTCTGGTTAATTTGGATTAGTATATATCTCCTCTTTCCCATCTCCTTTTAAAGTCCTCGTTAGCTTTCTTCTTATCAACAGGTGGTACTGGATACAAACCAGTTCTGTCTTGAAGTACGCTAATCTGTTTCAGTGTTAATCCAGTTCTCATTTTGACATAAGCTAAGTCGTGATAATAGATATTTGAACAACATCTAATGTAACGAGCTTCGTCTTTTGGTGATATTCCCCACTTATCACAAACGTTCTCTGGCTTTATAACCATTGCGTCAAGTTCTTCTGCAAGCTTTTTCTTTCTTGCTCTAGCTTCCCTTGACTTTTGGTTTTGGTATAATCTTTTAGCTTCTGCTTTAGCGTCTGCCTTTGGTGTTCCGATTCTACCATGCCGTTGATTTGGATTTGGATTCAGTTGCTTTCCCATAATCATTTTCCCTTTCATATATAACTTTTTTGTTACCCACGAAAGAAAGTTTATTATGGAAAAGTTAATAAGTGGTAAATAAATTACAGTTTTTCACAAGTTTTTTATTTTTTCTTTAATTCCAAATAGTTAAGATATTGTTGATAAGGGAAAGACAACCAACTTGAAGTTATGTTATCTCTGCCCGCTAACTCAATGATATACTCAACTCTTAAATCATCACCATCAAAAGTTATGTCTGTGCAATCTATATGTATTTCCTCCTCGTTAAGTTTGATTGCTAAAATCTCTATAATGACGTTTTTAAACTTTTGATAGTCATTAAGTGTTTGTTCAAGTTCATTTCTATTCATCATCATCCTCCTCGTCTTCATCTATATCTTCTTCAATGAGTTCAACTTCCTCATCTTCATCACGTTCAGTATCACTATGAATACTCATATTCCAATCTGTAATTTCATCACGAAGATTGTTTTCAGCGTGGTCAAGTATTCCGCCAAAGTTATCTAAAACAATATCTTCGGCTTTACTATCATCTTCAGCAATAACATCAACTGTTCCTGTGAAGATAAGTTTTACTGGCACCCTATATTTATTCATTGTCGTTCTCCTTCGAGATGTTAATCTTCATCACTGCAAGTCTTTTTACCTTGCATAAGTTCACCAAGTATTTTGCAATACCTTTCTCTTTCGCTACCTTCAGAACAGGTCATAGCTTCAAGGTATTTCTTTACAGCAACCTCTCTTTCTAATTTCTCTGTCTTATTGTAGCAAGTAATTGTTACAATGTCTTTAGTCATCGTTCAATACTCCAAAGCGTTTGATTTCTTCATCTGTCATACCGATAACGTTTTTCCAAAAATACTCACGTTCTTCTTTGGATTCGTTATCCTTGAGTTCAAAGAGATATCCAATGCACCCGTCAAGTAACTCCTGTAATCTTTTCTTTGTCATAGCTTTCTCCTGTTGAAATGTTAAAGTTAAATATATTATACATAGTCATAAATAAAAGTAAATTCAAATTCTTACAATTAATATTCCTCCTTAAAACGTTCTAGTTTCGTTATATGAAAGAAAATAGTCAACATACTTTTTGAATTCTTCTAAAGTCATATCGTATTCTCTAGCATAATCTTCTAACTCTTCTTCACTAACATAAGGTTGGTCACATATAAAATCAGGAAAGTGTCCACATTCATAACAATCTTTCCATTCTTTTATAGCTTGACGTTTTAATTTAGCATCAGTCCATTTAGCCATCGTTTACCTTCCTTTCAGTGTTTAATGGTATGTAAACATATTCCATTTGTTCTTGCGGTTTGTATTGAAATTCACTTGTATATTTCTTTTGTAAAAAAGCTTTCTTTAAAGTATCAGCTATTCTTTTTAATTTTCGCTTAATGTTTTTATGCATTACTCACCTCTTTTGATTTCATTTGACAAACTTTGTTTAAGATACTCTGTGCCAAGTTTTATAATCTCTGCAGAGTTCTGACCAGCTTCTTGTAGCTGTTGGTTCTCTACAATATACGGTGCAGCTATAATAAACGCTAACTGCTTTTGATTAGGAATAAACGTTATAATTAAAGAAAGTATACAACCAAGAATAAAAGATAATTTAATTGCTCTAAAATCTGACTCTTTATCTTCATCTTCATCTTTTTCTTTAATTAACGTATTTTCATCTTCAGCAGTTGCGATAAAACCAATCACAGCAAACAGAAATAAAAACGCTATTACAACGCCAAGCAGTGTTTTAATGTTAGGTAGCATAGCAAACAAATAGTATTTCATTGTTCATCTCCTTAAAAAACGTTCTTGTTAAACCATTTAGATATATTATATACAATCATAAATAAAAGTAAATTCAAAACCTTACAATTAATCTCCCTCCTTTATTAACCATTAGGCCAACGTTTTACTTTCTTTTTATCAGTATCATCTGTTATACATTCTACCGATACAACCTTAGAGCTTTCGTCAAGTTCCTCTTCAGTTTCAGGTAAATATCCACCGTCTTCAATTTCACGTTTAGCTTCTGCTTTTGAATTAGCCATTATGGTGTAGGTTAATTCAACTTGTTTTGTAACAACTTCTGTTACTTTATACATTTTAGTCATTGGTTATCTCCTTTCAGTATTTGTAAAATTCATCATAAATTTCTTCCCAAGATTTACCATCTCTTTTGGCCTTAGCGATAGCTTTATCTCTAGATGTGCGAAGACCACTATACACAAACCAATGTGCAAAGACTATCGCAAAAATAATTTTTAGTATTATCATTGTCTACCTCCTTTCAAAGTAGATTTTTCATTTTGTATAACACAACTAAATTTTCTAATTCAGATTTAGGAAACAAAACCTCGTTGTAATAACTATCGGATTCTGTAAATCCTAAACTTTTGAAATAACTTAATAATTTCTTTACTATTTTAAAGCGATTACTACCTTTGGCTTGTGTTACTCCAAATCTGTAAAATTTACAACCATCTGGAGATACTGTATACATCTCAAAACGAAATCTTGATGTTCTATCAAGAAATCCAAGCTGCATAGAATCTCTAAAAATCGCTTTTAAGATGTCTGTTGGTAAGACAAACTGTTCACCATTCATTTTAGCTGAAATTTCTTCATCACTCCAAATCTCATCTAGTTTTATCTTCATCACTCATCTCCTTTCACTGCTATATCATCAGGAAGTTCAATATACAACTTACCATAAGTAGTTTTTGTTACCTTTAACCCTAATGCTTCCAACTCTCCTTTCATATCTTCACATCTCTTTTCGTTTTCACTTTTCGGTAACATATATTCTGCAAAGTCAACTTGATATACACAACTCTCTGAATATATCCAAGGTGTCTTGTTATACTTTTCGCAGACAGCTTTGATTTGATTTCCAAAAAGCTGTTCTAACAACTGACCTTTTTTCTTTTCAAGGTCTAATTGTTTCTCTCGTTCAGTTAATTTGGTAATCTCCTGAATGTCATCTAAACGAATAAGTATTTGTTTTAACGCAATGTTATCTATACTCATATCAGGTAAAGCTGAATTGTAAAAAGATTCTATCAGGTTCCCCATACTTTCATATTTGGTTCCTGTAAGAAGTTGAAGTTCATTTACCAAACGGCGCATATTGTAATAGTCACCCGTATCAAGTATATAATCACCATCATTGTTCATTGTGATTTGCCAAAAAGAAGTGTTATCAAACCATTCAATAACTTTCCGTGTGCAGAACATTCTATAGATATAAGGCAATTTACACACTTTTGATATACCACGCCATCTACTTTGTCTACTTGTATACACAGCTTCAAGACCACCGTTTGTATTGTAGTAAAGATAAAAAGGCTTTTTATATCTGTATATCCTAACACCTTGTTGATTAAAAACAAGTTCAGGCTTAATCTTCATTTCATCAATTTGAGCTTTCATCTCTGTTCTCCTTTACAATGTCTTCTTTAAGTCTAATGTTTCTTACAAGCGTTAAACGACAAATACTCTTTTTAATCTCATTTTCGTCAATCTCACCAGTAAACCCTAGTTCGTCTAACTCTTTCATTAAAGTATCTTCAATGAGTTTATGAGCAAAATTATATATAGCAATGTTAATATCACCTCTAGTGTAATATCCTGTGCTCAAATATGTTTTACCATTATCAAACTCTGAAGTAACTAATCCGTGTTTATTAGCTATATTATTGATTGCATTATAAAAATAAGTATTTATAAACTTATCTTTATTTTGTTTAAGTTGTTCCTCCTTTTCTGTATCAGTAAAATCAAAAAGTTCTACGAATTTACTTGTGTCGTAAAACTCTCTGCCACCTCCATCAGTTTTAACTGTAGCGTTACGATAGTTTATAACATCACCTTGAACGAATACAAATTTACTGAGGTCATAGCCTGTTACTCTTTGTATAGTATCAAATGCAAACTCTCTTATACTGAGTTTACCTTCATACCAAGTAGAATAAATACCTTTCTCTAGATATTTATTCTTTACTTCGTTTTTGACTATTTCATTTACTCTATCTATTAAGTCTTTGCTCATAACTAATCTGTAGATATAATCACAGGTGAATACTCTAGGCTCATAATACTTCCTGTCACGTCTGCTTATAGTAGTATCTTCAATGTGCTTATCTTGATTAGTATAGATATAATGTAACTTCTTATATCTAAAGATTCTTAAACCGTTATTGTTAAACATTAATTCAGGTTTAATTTTCTCCTCGTTTAGTATTGCTTTCATCGGCTTTCTCCTTTTCAAATAAGTCGTCTCTAGCTTTGATGGAATAAATGGTATCAGTAAAAGCGGTTTTGATATCAAACATACTAACTTTAGTATCAAAGCCTAAATCATTTAGGTCTTTGACGATTGTATTGTTGATAAGTTTTTCAATCTCTTTGGTAAAAAAGTTATCACCATAACACCAGCTAACTAAAGCTGAACCCTTTTGAAATCCCTTAAATTCAAAACCATACTTTTCAGCAAGAGCTCTAAAAGTATTGCCGAATAAACCTTCTAGAAGTTTATCCTTATTAGCAGTTCTTTGCCTCTGAAGTTCAAGGTTAGTCAACCCAGTGTCATCGTGATAATCTGATTCTTTGTAATAGGCTAAAGAATGTACAACATCTGAAAACTTACCCCAGTCAGTAAACGTTATGTCATCATCACGCCATAAATGTTTCAAATCTCTAACCTTTTGTCCAGTAACTTTTTCAATGTTATATTCATCTGTGTTATCGTGTAAGTTATCCATACCTTCTTTACTTATACATATTCTGTAGATATAATCAGAACAACCTCTGCGTGAATATCTAAACAAATCATTTCTTTTAGTTGAAGTTTTTACTAAACCACCCCAAGCGAAATACCCAAAGTGTGGATACTTATATCTATAGAGCCTTATACCTTTAATGTCAAATATCAGTTCAGGCTCAATGTTCTGTATCGTTACTTTCATTAGCTTTCTCCTTCTGCTCTTTAATATATTTCACTAAAGCCAATACGCTTTCGTGAAGGTTCTTATTGAGTTCAGCTTGTTCAAGAAGTTGTTTTTTAGTTTCAAGCATATAATCTTCAAACTGTTTTTCAATTTTCTTGATTTTGTCCAACAATCTCAATTCATTTGTGCTTAACATCGTAGGTCTCCTAAGAAGTCATAATCTTGTTTAATGTAATCATACACCGTGCCAAAGTCATACTCATATATTTTACAGAGCATACTTATTTCGTCTTTTCTAGGTTTCTGTTCAAGACATACACGCATAGCTCTGAACAACTGAAACATCTTCTTGTTGTCCTTATACTTTTTACGTAACTCTTTATCAATACAAGTAGAGTAAGCGTTTTTAATTCGTATTATGTCTTTAGATTTTAGAGCATTAGCAAAGTCATCAACTAATGATTCAACATCACCAGTTTCTTTGCCTTCGCTATCTCTCATTTCTACACGGTGATACATAGGCATACAGTTCCAACGATTGAAACACACACCATGACGAAAAACTCTAGGTTGTTCATAAGTTCCGTCTTCAAAAGGTAAAGACTTTAAACTAACATCAAACGCTGTATAAACGTGTCTATTAGTTGTAACAGACCAGCCATTCCAAAGTCTTATGTATTTTCCTTCAGGTGTCATTTTAACTACATCAGTTGAATAGGACTGAAGTATTTTAGTTCCGTCACTATATGTCTTTACCCAAGCTTCCATATAGTTAACACGTTTTTTAGATACTAATTCAGCAGTCATTGTCGTTCTCCTTCATTAACAAATCATCGCCAAGTTCAATGTTTATCATAGGTATCTTGATTGTATATTTATGATACCTATTTTCACATGTAGTTGCCTTAAGACCCAAATCTGTAAACTTCTCTATTACATTTTGTATATGTTCATTTATAATCTCTTGTATATCATCACCATCTAAATAGATACGTTTTTTATCCATCCAATGGGCTACATGCATTTTGCTATCTTTTGTAATAGCTTCTATTTGCTTTCCAAAGAGTTGTTCTACTATTTTCCGTTTTGAGCTTTCCTGTTGTAGCATTTTCTCCTTTTCACTGATAGTTATTATTTCTTTCATATCACTTTTAAGAAATATAACTTTGTTAATGTTAATGTTTTGTTTTGTGTCATTTTCAAATTCAAAGCTACCATAACGCTCTGAAATATAATCAGCTTTAAACGTGGTCAACATCTCAAGTTGAGAAAGAAGTGTAACCTCATCATTTATACTGACTTTACCGTTAGACCATTTTGTTATGCAATTAGTTTTTTCAAGCTCATTAATAACACAATCGTCTAAATGTATTCTGTAAAAACAAGACACTTTAAACAATCTATCTGTAGTTTTAGTTCTTGGTACCCTAGTCTTATATGTATAAAACCAGTCGTTGTTATAAAAATACAGGTATAACGGTTGGTTATACCTGTATACTTCTATACCATTTTGATTAAACACAAGTTCGGATTTAATCTTTTGTTCGTCAATCTTTATAGTGGACATTTGATTCTCCTTTAGTCATCATCCTCATAATCAAAGCGGTCAGCCTTGATAAGTTTCGGTGGTATGAAATTCTTGTTGTTCAACACTAACCATACACATTTACAATAGTCAAAACGTGTTGTTGTGTCGTTATGCAATCTATCTTCAAAGTCACTGAATACTATAAGCGTATCAGGTCTTTCACTTCCATAATGTTTCTTTACCCATTCAAAGTTAGATGAAATGTCAGTTCCACCATAACTATTGAGCTTAAAGTCACCAATGATATTTCTACTCCTTTCAGTGTAGGTGACTAATGTATCTTCGTGGACTTGAGTTGAGAAACACCAAGCGTCTATCTTGAATTGCTTAAACTGTGAAGCAATAGATAACAAGTGATTCATAAAGCAGTTTAATTGTTTATCTGATATAGAGCCAGACGTATCAATAGCAACCGCAACCTTCAATATTTTTCTCTTGTCAGGACTTGGTAATATAAGACCTCTATATACACCAGACCTAGCAGGTTTCTTCCAAGTGAAGTCAGCTTTAGCAAAGGACTTGATATACTTTCTTAAAGCCTGTCGCCAATTAAATCTTACAGGTTTCAATACAAAGTTCTTTAATCTCTCTAAAGCAGTTGAGTTAGATGAATAGCCAGATTCACTTAAAGCAGTTTCTATTTGTGCTTTTAAGTCACTCATTTCCATTTCATTCAACTCAACTGGCATATGCTTATCAAGTTCAATTTGTCCTTTACCTTTTCCATTACCATCTCCATCTTCAGGCTTACCTTTACCGTTAGCCTTACCTTTACCATCACCTCCTTTAGATTTCTCTTTTGAATCGGAGTCAGTTTTGGAATTTTCGCCGTTACTTCCTTTGTCCAACATATCTTTCAAGGACTCTACAAGTTGTTGCATTTCGTCTATATTATCTTTAGACTGTTCAAGTAACTCTTTGTAGATTTCTTCAGCTGTCTTATTGATATACTTGTCATCATACAATACCCATTCAGGTTTCCTACCAATAGGACTTGAAGTTCCATTGTTTTTATTGTTATACAGCAGACTATTGATTTCATAGTCAGTTGCTATATTCCAAAGTTCGTTTAGACATTGACCTTTAATAGAAGTATCTTTGAAGTCTATACCAAGTGCTTTACCTCTATCCCAAGTTAAGCCAAGGATATGACTTAACTCGTGGGCAATAATAAAAGTCATTTGCTTTTTATCAATAGGGGTTTTAGCATATTGTTTGTTCTGCTCTTCAACACCAAACTCATTTATGAAGATACATTTACCATCTGTCCAAGCACAATATGGCAAACTTGTATCATTAACCACCTTGTAACCAATTCTAGCTACAAGGTGGGCATATACTGGACAATTAAACATCATATCAATTATGCTATTGTCCACCAATTCTCGTACATTAGACATTGTTTTGTTCTCCTTAGCCTAATACAGCAGTTGCTACAAGGCTTAATAAGTCTTTAGCGTCTGCATTTAAGTTGAATAAGTCAGGACGTTTGACTAACCTTGGTGAGTTGCACAAACGAGTTATATTCATAGCCTTGTTAGGATTACTACTTAAAGCTCTAGTTGCCTTGATAAAGTTCAAGACATACTTTCTAACTTTAGTATCATCAGGCTCTTTGTTAATGGCTTGCATACAGTTAAGTTGTACACACCAGAAAGCCATTTCATCCTCATTCTTAAAGTTCTCACCTTTCTCAAGAATAGATTGCCAAGATTGATATTTCTCACTATCCTTGATGAAGTTAAATAATCTTGAGGATAGAGCTAACCCTAATCTACCTGTGGCATAGTATTGTTTTTCCAACATTGAGAAGTTAGGTAAGGCTATCAATTTCTCAATGACTTCCCAAGAACGTGGTGTAGGTATAATGTCTGTAAAAACACCATCTTCATCAACACTACTACCAATTCTGTCCTCAAAGGCTTTGGTATCAAACAATAATGAGCTATCCTGTGTTTTAAGGAAAGCTAATACCATAGGATTACCATCGTGAGCCATTCTGTAATTAAACCAACTGTCAAAGTCAGGTTTAACGTTAAAGTGACTAAACCTATTACAAAGAGGTAAGCTCAATTCTGTAACAGTTGAGTTATAGCAACTAGGATTAGCCGCTGCTACGATTACATACCCATCAGGTACTTTATAATCGCCTAACGCTCTATCTTGAATCAACTGGAAAGCTGCGTTCAAGATTGAAGGTTGACCTTGATTTATTTCATCAAGTAGTATTGTGCCACCCTCATAAGTGTCATCAGGCCACATAGACGGAACAGCCCAAACTGTTTTGTCCTTGCCATCAATTCTAACTGGGATAGGAATACCAACCATATCCACAGGCTCTTTCATTGACAACCGAACATCACAAACTTTCGGGTTCCAGTTCTTATGTTTGGCAACCTGTTCTTGATTCCATTGATAAACACCTTGGGATTTACCAATACCAGGTGCACCGTGAAACATAACTGAATCTTTCAAAGCTAAAGCCATATCAAGGATTCCTTTCATCCCAGGAATCTTCTCACCATCTTTAGTTTTGTTATCAATCGTAATCTGTTGTACCAACATGGTAGTTCTCCTTAATCAGTTGAAGTTGTTGTATCGTCATCTGTTTGTTTGGTGGTCAATTCTTCTTTGAATTTAATACCTTTGATTAAATCCCCATTGATATTAACATCACCAGCAAACTTACCTGTCAAACCTAATTCACCTAAATCTTTGAGTATGTTATTTTCTACAAACTCTTTAACAAGGTCAGTTAGGACATTCTTTCCACTTCGCCAAGATATATTCATAACGATTTCTCCATCTTGACGAGCTTGCCAAAGTTTAACACCATATTTTTCTTCTATGGCTTCAATTTGGGCTTTCATAAGTGTAGTTATTAAATTGTATGTGTTGTCATTCCTTTCCCTTCTTTTTTCCATAGGTGATAATGTTACCACTTTCTCACCCTCTTCAAGTTTAAATAGCTCACAACTTTGAGTTTCATTTTTAAAGTTATAAGTGCCTATCTTATCAGGCTCACCATACACATTAACAAGTCTGGTATTGTATGGTGTAGAAAATTCACTCAAATCGTAAGGACTAGCCGCTTGGATTAACCGTTGTATTTTATCTTGGTCATACTCCCAGTTTGTATAATACTTACTCTCATTCTTTACACCAACAGCCTTTTTGATTCCTATAATGAAATCACTTGTAAAGGTCATATAGTAGTAGTATTTAAACTTCAAGCACTCTGTTTCTCGCCAACCAATAGGTGTGTGTGAACTAGTAACTCTTGTTATATGGTCAACATCATTACCTCTTTTTCCTATATACACATATTGAGTTTTCTTGACTTTGTATAGTGTCATCTGCTCATTTTGTGCAACGATTTCAGGTTTCACTTCTTTAGTCATAGCACTTACTCCTTTAAAGTTCAGTTTCTTCATAAGTTATGTCAAAGTCATAGTGCTTACCATTATCACCATAGCACTTATGCCATAAGACGTGTTCCATTATCTCTGATAGCATAAACGCTTTAGAGGTAACTTTTTCAAGACTTACGCTATCTTTAGGCTCTTGAAGTTTAAGAGTATTCAGTTCATCATCTTTATAATGTTCGTCAACTATATGTATGTCATAACAGTCGCCACCGTCTAATACAAAGCAAGTATATTCATCATCATCAACTTCAATACTTCTTTGTGCTAAGATTTTCTTACCGTATTTCTTTTCAAGTTTTATACATAAACCACCCTCAAGAAACATACACATTTCAACTGTGTCAGCAATAGGTCTTAAATCATTTAATTCTTTTTCAAGACGTTTTTTACTAGCGTCAGACATTTCGTTAAAGTGTCTTAACATTCTGCTATAAATACCTTGACTTGGTGCAAGAGTTTTTATAGTGTCTATATACAATTCATAGTTTGTCATAGTCGTTACTCCTATTAGGTGTTACTCATCTTTACCATCGTCAACTACAAGACCAATTTGTCCTGCTTGACTTCCTCGTAAAATCACAATGATTCCACAAGCAAGTCTTGTTTCTGTTATACTACTCATGACTAATCTCCTTTAACTAAATCTAAATTGTCGTCAAGTTCAAGGTTATAATATGTCATAACCTCTGTGATATAATCGTCAAACCCATACTTATGTCTGTATGAGTTAGCAATAAAGATGATTTTTTTAACATCAGGTTTCGGTTCGTTGAATCTGATATGTCTTTCAAGCTCTACCGAATAAGGGTGTTCACCATACGTCTTTTGATAGTTCTCAACAAACGCAAGTATCAAAGCACCATCAGGCACATAAGGTTCTTCAATTTGTTTAGGTTGTTCCACATAGTCCTCAACTGATTCAGGATATGCCGTCATAACACAATCTTCAAATCTTAAATCAAACGCACCATGATGAGCCAAGTTTAATTGACCTGTAACTTGCTTTTCAACAATTTCAAGAGGATTATACCCTCTCGTGTCTTTAACATCAACTACAACATCAAAGACAAATCTTGCTTTTACTTTTACCATTGTCGTTACTCCATAAAAAGAGCCTACCATATTTCAGATAGGCTCTGCGTTTGTCATTAATCTTCGTGGCTTGCTAATTTCAAAAGATAATCAGCCGCTTTTTGTGCCATACTACAAGCTGTTATTATTGATTTTGGTTTGTCTTGTAAAGTCTTTATCCAACTTTCAATATATTTTAAATTGTTTTGGCTAAACATATAAGTATGACCAAATTCTTGAGCTATAAAACCTGCACCAATATCAGCTACAAGCTCTTCAAAGGCATAGCTCTCACTTCCAAACCTACCACTTAAATCTCTGTTGAGTCTTGATTTAGCACCAGACCAATGCACCGTTTCGTGGCAAGCTGTCGGTATATATTCTTCAAGCATATCCTTGTTATATTGAGATAAGCTAGGAAGTTCAATAACATCTCTGCTCGGTATGTAGCAAGCGTGTCCGTGTCCTTCCGAATATACTGCACCTATTCTGTCAAGATAATTGTCTTTAAACAATCCAATCTTGTGCAAGATATTTTCGTCAATAGGCTCTTTGGTTTCTTCTTCAGGTTTATAATCCTGTAACTGGCACTCATTAAATACCGTATAATATCTCATAAACGGTATCATTTTTTCAATGTCATCACCATTTTCATCTTTTTCATCAGTCTTAACCTTAACCTGTTTCCAAAAGATGATGTTTGTGCCTTTTTCACCCTTTTTAACAAACCGTTTAGCTTTCTTCCATTGGTCAAAAGTTCCCCATTTGTTAGAGGTATATCCTTTTTCTTCACTAACGAAAGCAAGCAATACCATATTGAATCCTCTGTATAACTTCTTGCTTTCAAAATTAACACTTAAAGTATTAGAAGAAAAGAACGGTTTTACCCAGTGTCCTTTTCCTTTAACTTCTTCAAGCATAGCGATAAATTTATCAGCTGTGCTCTTAACAATTTGTTCTGTAACGTTTACCATTGTCATAGTCCTTTCTTACTAAATTAGAGATAAGGTTTGAGCGGTGCTTTTAAACAACACCGCTCTTATTTGTTTTAGGTTAGTTAGCTTGAGCTTTGTTAATCATAGCTCTTACTTTTGCTCTGACTTCTTCTTTCATTGAGTCAATAGCGTCAAGTAAAGCTAATCCTTCTTCAAGCCGTTTCTTAAAATTAACGGCATATTCATCATCAGCTTTGATATTGACAGTATGAACGGTGCTAACCTTTGAGCATCTTTCAATTACTTCTTTACCAACAATGCTTTCAAGCATTTTCTTATCAAGATTAACTCTTTCAGAGTCAATCACTTGGATTTCACCAATACCGTCAACTCTATAAGGCTCGTGAACATTACCTTTGCTGTCTTGACCTACAACTGTCGTTTCCAGTTCATCGGTCTTAACTTTATCTTTTACAGCTTTCAAATTATCTGCTGTGATTTTTGCCATAAGCTGTGCGTCAACTAATGCACAAACTTCTGCTCTTGTTAATTTACTTTTCATAGCTCTATCCTTTCATAGTAAATTACAGTTTAACGGAAAGCATAATAATTATACACGTTTATCATCTTTTAGGCAAGTGAGATTCTTACAATTAATGTAATACCATTTGTCTAAAAGCTGTGTTCATAGATTAAGAGTGTTGCTCTTAACCCCCACCCCCCTCTAAAAGCGTTGCTCTTAACAAGGGGTATGGTATCCCCCCTATGCTTTACCAGTTTGAGCAAAGCATAGAAGTAATTTCATATTGACTTTTACCATTAAATGAGTTCAGCCATACCTCGCTGTTCTCTCTCAGTTCTCCCTCGTATCTCTTGTCCAAAATTGGTGTATATGAGATAGGTTTAGTATATTCTTTTTTAGCTAGTTCAATCTTGCGGATTCTTTCAGCGTTTGATTTTAAAGTTTGTTTTACCATAATAGACCTCCAAAGTATTTTATATGTTAAAGTGGTTAATAAAAAGTTAATTGTTTATATTTCGGTTGATTTCAGTTAGCTTGTCTTATTGTCAATATATCCAAAAAAATCGGTAAAGCTAAACTAGACTAACTTTACCGACTAACTGGACTTATGACTTGACTTAAACCGAAAACATTAAAAGTCCGAAAAATAAATCATATAAACACTAAATACAAGTTAAGACTTAATGCTTATATGATTTATTCGGTTATAAAGATTTTGAGATGATTTAGCTTTATTCGTTTTTTTTTATCTAGTGAGTCCGTTTGTTTTTTCTTTTTGTGGTATGATTCGGGGATTCGGTTTATTCGGTATTATAAAAAAAGATTCGGCGGTTTGTATAACATTAAATAAAAAACATTAATGAAAACTTTACCGCCGAATCTACATAAAAACTTATAAGAAAAAAAGCAAGCCAAAAAACACACGCCGAATCAAATCGGAGTCCGCTTGCTTGCTTTTTTAAGGTTAGGTTGTTGTCCGCCTGTTTATGTATTAATAGTATCATAAAAAACGATAAAAAGCAAATACATTTTTACAATTAATTTAGGGTATGGGGGGTGCCCTCCCCCCCTTGCCAGCCCTTTACACGCGAGGGAAGAATCGGCACACTCTGACCGAGTAGGAGCTTTTGCCGTCCCATTTGTTCCGTCATATCCCATTCCCCCTATTTTTTTGTCTATTCTGTTCGGTATCTTTTGGTATTTTGCTCCCGAAGAAAACAACACCATGCTCTAATTAAGTCATTGATATTACGCTATTATTATGTTTTTGTCGATTTGTCCGAATATGCTCATAATTTGTCCAAACCCCCTTCATCATACCCATATGTTACCCCCATTGTACCCCTAAGCATCGTATATTCAATGCTGTGTTTCAATTATTCCCTAGCAGTATCTCCCTTATGCTGAAGCATATATATCCATCTGCTGTTATCCAATCTCCCCACAGCTTCTCTATACATCCCTAATTCATGCTCTTCTGTTCCCCCATTTTTTCGCTCTACAATGCCCATCTTCTTATTCCTGCTACAAATTATGCTCGCTTGCAAGTATTCCTCTGTACGAGCTTCTTTTCGCTTTCTTTCGTATTTTTCTATTTACTCCCTCTGATTATTTTCTGCTTTACTTTTTTCTTTTTTTCGTTTATAGTGTGGTTTGTAATATTATGCCCTAATGTATTTGAAAGGACTTATAGTAAATATGACAGAAAAAGAATTAACGCTTGAAGAGCTTGAAGCTAAGTTTAACAGAGCGATGGAACTTCATGATGCAGAAATATATTACAATGGTTCTATTATGGCATTAGAATCATTGAGAAGAACTTTTATTGAATCTAAAGATAAAAGTATTACGGTTAAAGAATTAGTAGAAGAACTTATACCTGGTTTTATTAAAGTTGTAATTGAGGAACATGAAGCTTTAGTAAAAGAAATAGAGGGTAAAAGTTATGTAAAAGATAAAGCTACTCTTAATTAAAATTATATTGGAAGAAAGGACTACGGTGAATATTATGACTAAAGAAGATTTAAATGAAGATACACCTACAGAAAAAGAAGTGAAAGAATTAAAAGAATTAACGACAATTATATTTTATGATGGATATACCAGAGGATTAGAAGATTTTGCTAAAGCGTTAAATATGGCAGCAGCAAGAATTGGAAAGAATAATTTACCCGTAGACTTAATTGTTAATGAACTTATACCAGCTCATGTTAAATGTGTATGTAAGAAACGTGATGAAATATTAAAAGAAGTTGATAATGAAGGACAATGTTTAACAGTAAATAACGTTATTCTTAATTAATTTTGTATTTGGAGAAAGGGTTTGCGCTATGAGTGATAAATATAACATAGAACTTCATGATACAGAAAAGTATTATGAAGGTTATATTGATGCATTGGAGTACATAAGAAAAGGGTTTATTTATGACCAAAATGGGATTGGAATAAAAAATTTGAGCGTCAATAAATTAGTTAAAAGGACTATGCCTAGAGAAATTGAATGGGCAAAAAAAGAACGTGATAAAGCTATTGAAGAAATCAAGAAGAAATATGCTACATATATAATGTGTAATTAAGTTACGGAAAGGATTTAACTACAATGGAAGAAAAGAAGAAAGTTACTAAAGAAGATATACTTGAATTAGTTGGTGATTTACAAAAGAATGTCATGAAGAATGATATTGTTAATTACCATAATGGTTCTATTCATGCATTAGAATCTTTAAGACATATGTTCATAGAAGGTGATTATGGAAAATATATTGCACGTGAAGAATTAATCAATGAGATTATTCCTAATTGTATCCAAATAGTCATAGAAGAACGTGATAATTTGTTAGCACGTGTTAATGAAGACGAAAATGTTGAAGATATCGCTAAACCTGAAAAACCAATATTGTACAATTGATTTTATATGTGAAAGTAGGTATACTATGGATAAAGATGAGATAGTTTTTACTTTAGATTGGTACGGAATATTCTTAACAAGGGCCAATGGGATTCTTATGAAGTATCTTCCGTGGTTTGCCGATTCATATAGAGTCATCAGCTTGAATCTGTCATCAAGAAGTGATACACAGGTCATCTGTATATGTGAAAAGATAAACTTTGATACAGATAGAATGGATACAATATGTGTGGCTATACCATATAAGTATCTTCTTAGTGATAAAATATCTTATGTACGTAAGAAAGATTTAACAGTTTTGTAAGTCTTCGATGTTTATCGTGTACATCTCTTCTACATAATCATTGCAAGGGGGTATACAGAAATCTACCTTGACAGTAATTTGACCACCACCAGCGTTAGCAATACTACCAATGAACATTGGACAGTTTCTATAGTAACTACTTTTCACTTTTTCTCTTATTACTTTTTCTATGGATTCGTAAATCTTAGTTCTTAACGTAAAATAAGTGTAAACGTCTTCTTTATTCATGAATTTTCTTTCCCTCTATAGTGAATTCTTGGTTATTATTTAATGTTATCAATACTTCATACGTTTTGTCAATCAAATCTTTTGGTATCCGTTTGTCATTCTTTTTACTCTTATAGGCTCCCAATTGTAAAGACAACAGAAAAATTCTATCGTCAGTTATGTTTAGGTGCATAGGCACTAAAGTCTCATTTGTTATTCGTGGTAAACTTTCGTGAAATGAAAATGTTGTTAAGCATTGAAACATTTTTGTATATACGAATAGACATATATTCATGCTGTCGTCATGTATAGAAATGTGAAAATGTTCATTGGCAAAAATTATTTCTAGAGTATATCCATCTTTTGTGGATATACATTCAAAACCAGCTTCGTTTCCGTGTTCACGAATAGTATCAAATTTAAATGGATTGTTCATTGAACCTAACTACCGATTCTTCATTTGAGATAACCTCAAATTCTTGATTATTAGACATCATTATTAATAACTCATAAGCTTTATTAATCATGCGATTTGGAATACGTTTGTTAGTTATGTTACTTTTATAAGCTCCTAACTTAATACTCTCTGTTAATATTTCGTCATTTGTGATGTTTGGACAAGACGACTTGAAGTTATTGTATGTATACAAATTGTTTTTGAACTCATAAGAAAAAATTGTGAAATGATTTTCTCTTATAAAAAGACATTTGTTTATACTTTCATTTTTACTGTTTAGTTTATTATTAAGCGATAGCTTGTAATCACCATCTATATCGTAAAAGAATAAAGACGAGTAGTTATTTGTGTCATATATCCTACACGATTTGTCAAATGTAATTGTCTTTACCATTGAAATAAACCCAGGCATTGTTGTTTAAACTTACTTTAAATGGTTGTTCGTTATAAATACAGTTTAATAATTCATAAGACTGATTTATAATTTTTTCTGGAATAGCTTTACCATCTGTTTTTCTCTTATAAGCTCCAAGATACACAGATAATATAAAAATGTCATCGTTGTTTATGTTTTTATCTATAACCTTATTTGTTTTATTTAACTCTGGACTTGTCATTAAATGATTATGTCGTAAACTATAATAAAATAAAGTTGAATTCGATGAGTTTATATCTATCATACTTATAGTAAGATTTGTTTCATCATGTTGAGCGTTAAAACATATAGCGTATCCTTCTTCAACTGTTGTAAAATAGAACGATACGCTATACTGTCTAACACTTGTTCTACTAATATCATCAAATTCAAAACTTTTATAATCAATCATTGAATTTTATCAACTCTTTATAAGGTGCTGATATCTTAGATAACTCTTCACGCATCTGGGTTAAATCCTGAAAGTCGTTTCTGTCATCCATTGTGTATCTAACGTAATAAGCGATGACTAATTGTCTGGCTGTCAATTTACCATGACCTTGTTTTTTGGCCAATAAAAGAATCTTTTTAATTTTATCTTGAGTAGTTAACTCTTTGTTTAACTTGATTAGATTATCCAACATGTAATCATCTTTTTTCAAACAAGCTATAGAAAAATCTCGTTCTTTCTCACTTGCTTCAAATTGACCATTCAACGCTGCTCTTTGCTCTTCGTCACGTAAGTATTTTTTAACTCTATTTATGATTACCTTAGTGAAATTCTTATTCCATTGCTCACTGTCAGTGTTTCTTAACATATTAAGATTTGAAAAAGAAGAAGTTACATAATCTTTGACACGTTCTTTTGGGATGTACCAATATTTTTTATTATGAGCACTTGTTCTTTCCATGACTTGTGGAAACTGTACTTTCACGCTGTCTTTCATACGTACAGCAGTTCTTTTGGATACAGCGAATCTTTTCATGATGTCCTCTATGGTAACACCTTTTTCAGAATCCTGCATCCATAGAACTAAATCGAGTAAAACTCTAGTCTTTTTATAGAAGATATCATTCAATTGTGTATCTGCTTTCATCGAATGGAACTTTCTTTAAAATGTTTTCTCTGTATTCTGGATGAGTTTTCTTATACTGTTCCTCATCTTTTACCATTTTATTTAACTTTGCTTGAATTTGATTTACAGTTTTTCTATCTTTTCCTCTTTGGTTATACATTCTATCGTAAGCAACAACAACTTCTTCTAAAGTAAGTGAATGTATACCCCTATCTTTAGCGATATCAAACAAGTGATAAATTCTGTCACCAAATACATCTTTTCTGATTATTTCAAGTCCAAGTTTACGTTTTACATCTTGGGTTAAATCACTTGAATCAAAGATTGACTCGTCATAATTTTTCATTTTAATATCCTTTCAAAAATTAGTATTCTAACAATGTAAATGTACCAACAGCACCTTTTACTCTTACGATACATTTGTTTTTAGCACTTTTTATTTTATTTGTTTCTAAGTAATATATCTTGTTTGCAATTTGATGTTTCGTCTTTTGGCCATCTCTACCAAAAGAAGTATAAACTTTGTAATAAGCTGCTGTAACTTGGTCTATTGTTAAGGATTTCATGTTGAACATCTCAGCAAGGTCAAACAAATTAAAAATCTTGCTTGTAAAATCATCTTCTACTTCTCTTTTCAATCCAGCTCTGATTTTTATATCAACATCAGAAATGTTTGTCATATCGAATAGATTGTCAGGTGCATCAAAATGTTTATCAAGTTTAATTTCTACTTTCTTGTTTTCTTCAACTAATGTATTGAACATTTCTTTTTTAGACTGTACTTTTTTATTAACAATCTCTTTTACTTCACTCTTTGAGATGACATTAGTTTTAGATTTATCATTTATGACCTTGTTTTCATCCTTGCGTGGTTCAATGGATTTAACTTTCTTTGGTTCTGGAATAATATCTCTAGCAAGTGCATCTGGAAAAACAGCAATTTCGTCTCTTTTCCTTCTGAAAAAAGGAAATGAATCAAAACATCCTTCTATCCTGTTTAGCAAACCACTTTCATCTTTCGTTTTCGACATAGTTTTTGGCATTATTGATTTCCTTTCATATAAAAATTAGAATTTCTGACAAAAACTATAACATTAAAAATGAAAAAGTAAAGTTATTTTTTTAATCATCGTTTATGAAAAAGTAAATTTTATTAACGTCCCATATATTTTTATCTTTTATTTCAGCTAGATACTTTTCATAACTTTGTTTATTTTCACACCACATATAAGCTTCTTCTTTACCACAGTCGTACAATACACCATAGGTACCTTTTTGTGGTAAACCCTCGACTTTTCTTAATTCAACTGGTTTTAACTCTTCTTCTGATTTAATCAAGTCTGGTTTTATAAATACAAACAATGGTAACGTTATAACAAATATTGTCAGAATGGCCATGACTAATACAAGAAATGGAACTGATAAACAAGTTATAATTGTATTGTATAATCGTTTCTTCATCTTTAGATTCCTTCTCTTTTCAAGTTAGTAAATCTTTCTGTGAGATAATCAACAACTTCTTGCCATTTCTCACCATGAATACCGCCATTACAATAACCTTGGTCTGCTGACCACATGTGATACCAGTCTTGTGGTATTCTTTCATCAGTAATTGCAATAAACGGATATTTTTCATCTACTTGGAACATAGTAATTTCAACTTTATTGTCTAAAAGAAATCTACTTATTGCTTCTCTAAAATTTTCACAATTAAAGTTACATACCATAAATCCTAGTCCCATTCCTTCTTCAGCCATAGATTCGTTTAAATTTGGAATTTGGTACTCTTTTTTTACACTCATTGAAAAATAGTTACCATATGACAAAGGATAATCTTTACTTAGAATTCCAACTAAAGAATATGTAGCAACGTTTGCAGAAACTTTTATTTCACGTATTTTAATCATTTTCTTTAGATTCCTTCCATTCTACAGGTGTATTACAACGAGAACAATCTAAATGGGAATTCCCATTTTCATCAAACCATTGATATAACATATCAACTTCTTTTTTACATTTTGGACAATAAAAATATGTAGAGTTACATCCCTTATATCCTACGAGTATTTCATCTTCAAGTTCTATCAATTTTACATCTGTTGCTTTATACATACCCAATTCCTTTCAACTATGTCGTTATTAAACTTATCTACTTTTCCAATATCTCAAAGAACAATCTACCATCTGTTAATTGACTGTGAACAAACCAAGATGTATTAAACCAGCAACTTCCTTTACTATTAAAATCACATCTTTTATCCAAAGCAATTAGACCAATACCATTTTTAAACAACTTGTGTCTCTTGGTTCCCTCAAGTGCAGTCATAGGAAGTAATAAGGCAAATGGTTTTTTCAATTCATAACACCTTTTTATAATATCGTCCTTCAAGCTGTAGGGCGGGTTCGTAACAATCATGTCATATCCTTCTGGTTCGCATTTGAAGAAATCTTTACCTTCGTCTTTATGACTGTAAATAATGTCGTAACCAAAAGAAAGTAGTTCTTGAACAATGTTACTTTCTAATGTATCACAAGGACACCATACAGTTTTGACGTTATTTGGAATGTAATTTAAAAGTGGTTTGATAGCATAAGCTGGTGTATAGAGCTCATCGAACGCTCCTCTTTTAATGTAATCAAGCATTGCCTTTTTCATTTATCCTATCCTCCGCTATATTAAAATAAGTTTCATTAAGTTCAATACCAATAAAATCTCTATTTAATTTTTTACAAGCAACACCAGTAGTTCCGCTCCCCATTGTGAAATCAAGCACTATGTCTCCTTCATCGGTATAGGTCTTTACCAAATATTCCATTAGTTCCAATGGTTTCTGTGTTGGATGTAAATTACTTGTTAGAATATCTCTTTTAAATTGAATAACTTGTAGTGGATAACGTAAACCGTTATCTTTATATTGGTTCGGTTGCTTATTTCCAGAATCCACTAATAAACCTAATTTACCATTTTTAATTTTATTGGTTCTCAATGGTCCATCATGTTTAATCATCTGTGGATTATAGGTTGGTTGTTTGTCATAGAACACACAAATGTTTTCAATGACTTTTGCTGGTCTTTTCTTTAACTGAAATATATTTGTAGCTCTTTCTTTCTGCCAATACCAGTCATATTTATAGGCAGTCAAATTACTTTCTCTTAGAGCAGATGAAAACGGTTCGTTGCCAAAAAGACATACAACAGCGTCATCTTTTTTAATTCTGTTTATGCAATCCCACATTGGTACAAACGGTATAGCTTTATCCCATGAACATCTTGTAATTTCGTAAGGTATATCTGTGATAACGGCATCGACTTTAATCCCATCTCCAATGAGAGTATTCATCACTTCTATACAATCACCATTGTAAAGCTGAATATTACTCATTTTCTATCCTTTCTTTTGCGATATCAAAATAAGTTTTATTAGCTTCGATACCTATAAAATTACGATTTAATCTTTTAGCAGCAACCCCTGTACTACCAGAACCCATACAAAAATCTAACACTGTATCACCTTCGTTTGTAATCATTTCGATACATCTTTCCATAAGAGCAACTGGTTTTTGAGTTGGGTGATTAACTTTTTCTTTACTGTTATGAGGTAACGCAGGTATATCAGACCATACATCAGACAACGTAATTCCATCTTTTAAGTAACCTGTTGTATATTCTGGTCTTTTACTATCAACTTTAATCTTAATGTTGTTAAATGTATAATTCTTTTTATCTTTAGTGTAATAACAAATCGGTTCATAACCAGATGCCAATGCTTTACCTCTTGTGTTGTTAAAAGCTCTTTTTCTTGACCAGATTATAATTCGTTTTTCGTAAAACGTTTTATCTAGCTCATAACAGATTTGACGATTATATTGTCGTCCTGTAAAAATTAACAAAGAACCATCTTCTTTAAGTAAATTATAACAATAGTTAAAACAACTGTTACACCAACCAAGGTAATCAGATAAATCTCTCCATTGATTATCCCAGTCATTTTTAACAACTTGAAAATAAGGTATGTCTGTGATAACAGCGTCAACTTTTACATGGGTATTCATGTCTTTTAAAATTTGATAACAGTCGACATTATAAAGTTTTATATCACTCACTTTTCAATTTCCATACAATTGTAATCGATTCTAAGATTAGATTAGTAAATGATAATTGAAAACTAAAGTCAATTTTATCGTTATACCCAAATTTCTACGTTAAATTTAAGCAATCTTTAAATGGCCAATGTTCATCTTTCCAACTAACTATGAACGGGTAGTTGAGCAACATACCGATTCGCAATATAGGAAACTCTTCCATCAATTTGTCAAATATGAGTTTATTCTTTTTATGACAAAAACATAAATAATTCCACCAATCATCAGGTAACCACATTGTAGCATTTGGCATATTCAATCTAAGGTCATCTTCGTATAAACAATGGTCTCTATCAAAATAAAGTCCATATTTATCATAATCAACATCACCATTAGCGGATTTGTAAGGTAACTCCACACGAAGTTCTGGTCTAATATTTGAATATTCCTTTAAAGTTACTTTATGACCTTTTACACCAAGATTGTCTAAAAAACGTTCTATTTTCTCAACAAGCAGATGACAAGCCATTCTACGAGCATCTATGACATGATGTTCTTTCCAATCCCACTCTTCTTGTTTACCTGCATATTTTAGTGCATATTTGTATATTTCTTTAGCAACTTCTTCGTTGTATGGCATGGATTGTCCTACTTTTTCATTTCTTTTGCAACAGGGTCAGGTGTTGTGTTTGAATAAGTTATAATAGGTTGTCTAATTTCTCTCCATGGGTCTACTGGATTAACAGGGTCTCTTGGTGACACAGGAACAATTACTGGTGGAACAGGCATATTGTTTTTGGTGGTAACTTCTGCTTCTGTAACGTTTAAAATATCTAAAATCTTATCAATAAGTTCATTTGTTGGTAAACTTGTAACTTTTTTGTTTATCGGAATTACAACTTCATAACCATTGTTTGTTATCTTCAAGTCATAATTTGTTCCAGATACTTTGTTGTTATCATCTACAACAGGTGTACAAATGATTTCAACTGTAGTAATAGGTTTGTAATTTTTGTCTTTTTTAGTCATTGCTTATCTCCATGATTTATTTTTCATCATATTCTTCAACTTCTAAATCTTCGTCATCATAAAGAAGATAACTGTCAATCTGATTTAAAAGAACATCTCTATCGTTTTCACTTATATTACCAAGCTCAAACGCATTTTCTATATTAAATTTCATATATTCTCTACGTTCTTCAATTGTTTTACCTTTATCGTCATATAAAATCTCATCACTATCATCTGTTTTTATCATATGCTTACGGATATTACCTTTTCTATCAAAGTAGTAATAAGCAACTGTTTTTCCATAATCGTAATAATGACAAATACCTATCGTTGTGACTAAACTTTTTATGTGTGGTCCAACTAATTTAAAAAACTCATCAAGTGTTTCTGGTCTTCTTGGTAATGAAAGAATAGATACACCTATGTCTGGTAAAAGGTCATCTTCGTCAATCTTATTACCATCTTCATCTTCAAACCAACCGCGTTTTTCAAATAATTCGTTAGTATCAAGGTCATAAACATCCCATGTACTTAGTTGACAATGTTGAAAATCTACATTGTGATAAGCATCATTACGTTCAAGGTCATAAATAGCAGGATATTTTTCACCTAATTCTCTAATATCGTCATCTTTAATTTTATTTGGATAATATTTTGTGTAATAATCAGTGAAACATGCAAGAATTAATTTCTTCATGTCTTTAGGCATTTCTGGTTTAATCTTGAAAGTTATTTGTACTAACGATGGGTCACTCATTTTCAATCCTTTCTTCAATGAATTTGTCACATTGTAGTTTCATTTTAAATTGGCATAAATTTGAATCTGCTACATATACTATTTCATTATATCGTGTAACAATCATCAAAGTCTTTTCATTACCAGTTTTAATATGATTCGTTGGAATAGCATAATATATACAATATCCTTTTCTTTCTGTCAACAATTTAAAAGTTATAGTATCGATACTCATTTTAATCACTATTTATAATCAATGTCTAACACACATGTTCTGTTAAATCCACCTGTTGTAAAATCACCATAGTCTATACAGTAAATTTTGCCGTGTTCATCTTTTTTAAAATTTTCTGGCTTTATATCGTTTATAACAAGATACGCTGTCTTTTCCCACCATCTTTTTTCAATGTCTTCAATGAATTCACCTAAATCTTTTTGTAAAACCTCTTTCGGTAAATGTTTAACAACATTGACTAATCCAAGAAAACTAAAATAACATGGACATAAAATAGGTGTTTGGTAAGTGTACTCCCAAGTATGACCCCATTGACACATTTTTTTACGTTGAACATAATATTTATAACGTTTTCTTTCTAGTACATTCATTATTATGCCACAAAGAAATCCCAAGAAAGGGTTACCGTTAAGTTTATCATATTTTGGAAACTTAAATCCGTAATTTCCTATATGGAAATAACATCTGTAAGCACCTTTTTTCATTTGTTTGACCCTCCCTTTTGCTAACTAGTTGTTATTTAGACACCATTTTAAAAAGTGTTCAACCCTCTTGTCTATTATGATATCTTTTTCTTTCAGCTCTTTGGATATAAGCATGTCCACAGCCTTTCTTGTTCTGCTTAAAGCGACATATAATTGACCAGGAGCAAATATACCTCTATCTATATCCAATATAACTTTGTCTAATGTTTTAGATTGTGATTTATGTATTGTTGTAGCATACCCAAGTTGCAATGGATATTGTTTAAATGTACCAACAGTTTCTTCAGTTATTTTCTTCGTTGCTTTATCGTAATTGTATTTAACAAGTTCCCAAGAGTCTTTAAGAACAAAGACTTCTTCACCACTTGTTGTGAGTTCAACTAGTATATAATAATCATTACATTCTGTTACTATTCCTGTATTACCATTTATCCATCTTTTATCTTTATCATTTCTAGTAAATATGACGAGTGCACCTTCTTTTAGTTTCAGTTGTTCTGGTGCAGGTGTGTCTTTTTGATTTTTAAAAGTTCCTTCTATTTCGGCTTCATAAATATGTTCTTCACCAGTTAATTTATTTAACCTTAATTCATTTATCTTATCTGCTTTCTCTCTATATGGAGTAATCACTGTTGCATTTTCAAACCCTTTGCCGTGTGGTATATTATTAAAAAAATCTAAAGTAGATTTTAAATTTTCGCCATTTCTTATATTTCTTAAATTTTCAAGTAACTTAGAATCATCTTGACGATGTACTATTTTCAATTCACGAGTTTCGAAACCACCTTCTTTGTAAGCTTTAGAATCAAAGAAATACGGAGATTTAGAACCATAAAAATCGTAGAAAATTTCTTTTACATCAGAGGTCACAATTGGTGGTAATTGAAGTAAATCACCAACAAGAACGACTTGTATCCCACCAAATGGCTTTTTCGATTTTTTAACTTCTTTTAGTACTACATCTATGCAGTCTAATAAATCTGGTCTAACCATTGATATTTCGTCAATAATTAGAATTTGTATATGTTTTAAAACAATATCGTTACTCTTTTCTCTTTTGTTGAGTATAGTGTTTGGGTCCAAAAAATTTTTTGGTTTAAATCTAAACAACGAATGTAAAGTACAACCTCCTACGTTCATTGCGGCAATTGCTGTCGGACAAGCTACAACAACGTTTTTCTCACTATCGTGTCTAACCCAGTTTATTAGGGTTGATTTACCAGTTCCAGCTTGACCTTGTATAAATAAATTTTTCTTTTGCTTTGTTATAGCATTAAAAATTTCAATTTGTTCTTCTGATTTAATTTCGTTTGACACTTGACTTATCCTTTCATAACTATTATTAATAAAACAAACATTTCAAAAAGTAAAGATATTTTTTTAATTCTAATAGACATAAAAATAAAACCGAGGTTAGATTTATGCTTAAAAATAACAACATACCAATAAACAGAACATGGAAATTATTAAAAGAAGAAAGAAAGATAGCCCATAAACTTTTGGTTAAGCAAAGTAAGAAAATTGACATAAATCCAATAGTCAACATGACATTATCTCAGTATTATAGTGTGATAAAAGAAGGTATGTTAGCATTATGTGAAGAAAATGGTGACTTTATAGATATTTACGATACTGGAAGACCTTTGTTCAACATCTACACAAGTCCAGAAGATTATGTGTTAAGAAGAATTATGGATGGTCGTTCTTTATTTCATTCTGACTATGGTGACCCGTATGGTGTTTTAAATGACATAGACCATAATGACCCTATTGCTTTTAAGGATTGGGTTTGTAATGCACATTGGGGTGGGCATCCGTTTGAAACTAGATTTGGTGACTTTGTGCCTTATTGTATTTACAACGATGGCTACAATTTTAGTTCAAGAAGAAAAAAAGGCATGATTGAAAGGTTGGCCACAGATATTGAATACTCAGACAATTGGTTATTATTGTTTTCAACAGCACATAGAAACGATGAGTATGCGATGAGATGCTTTATTCGTTTGAAAAAATTAGGTTACCCTGTAATATGGGCTGTTGACAACGAAAGAGATAGAAAAATGTTGACCAAGCAATATATGGTAGAAAAAGAAAAACAACCAGATTGGTGGGACATTACAGTAAGTGAAATTATATAAACGAAGGAAGAAGTGGGCCATTCATAACAACAAAGAAACAAAGGAAAAGATTTGAACAACCCACTTCTATGGACTACAATCTAACTTTTGGAGTAACAACCATCGCTCTAAGTAAGGTTCTCATTATAGCTGCTAAAAGTATAGCTACTGGTAAGAGGAAGAACCTTATGATATTTTTAAATATCCAGTAGATGACATAAAGTATGTCAAAGCATAATTTAGTTACAAACATGAATGTAAGGAATATTGTCCAAAAAACAGTACCTATCAGGCTGTTTTTATATAACAAATAATGAAGACGTGTAAACCAATGCCATCCAAATTGTTTAGGACGACTTGGTTTTAAGAAGAATAGGATTTGATTTATTGTCACAAAAGGTATTGCTAAAACGTGTACAAACAATGCACCTAACATAGCCAATATGTTTCTACGCCATATTCCACCGAAAGCATTTTCAAACCTATAATCACACCAATGGTTTAGTATAGTAAAAATCGATTCTTTATGTGGATTTTTATAATACATGTCTGTCTCAAAAGAGCAGTTATCACGTGTATTATTATTTACAGGACGACCACTTTGAAGCCTAATTATATCAGACATGCATTGGTTGATTTGCATTTGTGTCATGGTGTTAGCTATAGTGTTCAGTTTACCGACAATTTCTTCTGTTTCTAATTTTCTAATTTCGTTACAAATGAGAGTATTTAATTTCTCTATGTTATCAATAGATTTATCATAGCTACTTTGTGTTCCATAAGAAGAAACATTTGCTCCCTCATAAACAGTTAACTCATTTCTTCTTTCTTCAGCTTCTGCTTGACTAATCATTGCGTCATATTCTTTTCTTTTCTTAGAATTGGAGAGAACATTGTACGCTTCTAAAATCTCTTTGAATATCTCTGTGTTATTTGGATTTATATCTGGATGATACTGTTTTGCTAAAATTCGATACTGTTTCTTTATCTCCCTATCAGAAGCATTTCTAGAAACGTTTAACGTATCATAATAAGTTGTTATTGTCATAACTTTACCCTTTCCTTTGTTGTAGCTTCATTATACCACAAAATCAGGAGAAAGTAAAGTTGAATTTTACAATTAATTCATAAAGTGTCTCAATAGTTTTTTGTAGAATTTTAAGTTTGAATTACGCCATTTTTCACACTGCTTACGTCTTTTTTGGTTATATTTACGAATTTCTTTATTTTCTTTATCTTTTTCTACATATTCTGGCTTTGGTTCAAGTCTATAGGCTTCTATATTTAACAAATCACTTCTAACTTTGTTGTATTTAATTTTGTTATATTCTTTGATTTTCCACTTTGCCTTCCATTCTTTAGTGTCTTCCTCAACGATGTCTTTTAATGCCGATAAAACATTTAACAGATTACGACACACTTTGTCTTTTGTAGATTTTATAATTTCATCATACATTTTAGTTCTGATGCCGTTTCTATCACATTGATTTATATATAAACTTTTGAAAAATGGTAACTCAAACCGTGAGATTTTTTCAACAAGATGGCCATTCATAATGACTAACTCTACAATCGGTATAACTTCTAAAGCGAACTCTTTATCAATTGTTACATCAAAATATTTAGAAAGTTGCTTCATTTCTTCTTCAATCGAGTTCACGTCCTTTGGCTTGTTTGAGCAATTTCTTGTTTCTTTTTTCTTTGATAAGTTCTTTTTCATAATCAACCCTCACTTTCTTTGAAATTTTGTCAGCTCTCTTGTTAAAATGAGATAAAACTGTTCCGTCTTGACAATGACCCTTAATATGGAACAACGTATAGCTACTGTATTCCATAAAATTTTGTATTTTCTTAACCAAAGCTTCTTCACCTGGTCTATATCTATTTTCTCTTATAGCACCTATTGCATAGGTAGAATCTGTAAAGATGAATACTCTTTCATTTTCTTGGAGTAACTCTTGTGTGTCATCTATAGCATATATTATCGCTAACAATTCTGCTGTATTGTTATCTATTTGGTCTATAACTATTCCATTTTTTTGAATTTCACCGTGTCGTTTATTCGTTGCTACATACCCTAATCCAGATATTCCACCTCGTGTACTGGCATCCGTATATATTCTCATAAACAACCTCCAAAAAAAGTAAATACAACTAGCTCAACTGATAGAACTTTTAGATTTAATTCATAATTTACACAAAAAGATTTTAAAAAAGGTGTTCTTATAAATAGAGGTTAAGTCTTCTACCTGCAGTTACAAAATACACGGGATTTAATGAAACAAAAGAAGAAGTGATACAGTACTCAAAATCCACCTGCTTAAAAGACTACTGAGGTAATTCATATGAGTTACCTCTTTTATTTTGATGCTGTGTCTTTTACAGTTTGTGGTACTGTATCCTTTATAGATTCTTGTGTCCAAGGCTCTCTTGATTCGAAATGGTTTTTATACAAATTATGTTCCATGTAGATAATTGTTCCTGTTTTACCACTACGAGCTTTACCTACGTAGAATCTTGATAACCCTAATGCTTTTTCGTTTGGATTTTGGTTAAAGCTGATAAAGTTATGACATAAGTGAATTTTTGCAGCAGACTCCGCAACACTTGCAATGCTTACAACTTCATTACCAGTTATATTCCAAGCACTTCTACCGACTTGTGAACCAGTAACAACAGGACATTCAAAAGTTATGGCAAGATTTTTACAATCGGAAGCAACATTGGCACCTGTCTCATAGATATTTGCGTTCTTAATTTTATCAACAGGCAACATTTTATCCATATAGTCTAAGATGATGATATCTGGCTTCCAATCTGTTATACCCTTATTCTTTTTAACATTGATTACTTTTTTAATAAAGTTATGTACTGTGTCTGCTGTTATGGCGTTTGGTTTATAAAACTTTACAATAACATTATCACTATTTTGATTTCTAAACTTTCTAAGAGATTCATTGAAACCTACTCTGTTTTCTTCTTTCATCAATTCACCTAAAGAATAACCAGTTACAGAAGTTAAAATGTTTTGCATTGTCTCTTCTTCTGTTAACTCAAGGCTTATGTAAATAACTCTTTTGTTTTGTTCTAAACATTTTTTAGTTAAGAAAGATAAAAACTTAGATTTACCACCGCCAGATGTAGCAGCAAAAAGTGTTAACGAATTTTTAACCAAACCACCACCTAATGCATCATCTAGCAATGGTATACCTGTTTTAATCATTTTTGTTGGGTCATAACTGTCTTTAATGGCATCTAAAATTCTATTTCCATCTACTTCTTCACTTAAGTCGATACCTAAATTGGTTTCAGAACCTATTGACAATACTCTTTTAAAAGCTTCTATGGCTTCAGTGTAATTTCCTTGTCTAAAGCAACTGCCACCTCTCTCTAAAGCATTTTTCCATTCTATTTCACGAACGAAATTTACTGCTTGTTCTTTGAAATACTCCATGTCAGTAGATTCTTCAAGGTAACATATTTTTTCTATCTTATCAAGAATCGCATAATAGTCTTTTGAAGGTAGATTATACTTATTTACATAATCTTTAGCTTCATTCTCTAAAACTTCTTTAGTTGGAGTTTCTTTATATTTTTCGTAATAACGATGTATCCATGTACATATGGCTCTTAAAGTCTTGTTTTGAAAGTATTCTGCTTTTAGAATTTCGAGTCCGTCAAGTTTAGCCCATTCTGGTTCAAAAATCAAAAGACTTAAAATTTTTTCTTGTACCTGTAATTTAAATTCATTTTCGAAGCCGTATGAACCTTCTTCAGACATCCCACTCATATCTCCCACATTCATTCTGTTATATAGAATATGTAAATTTACAAAATTGTAAAATCAATTATCAAATTTTTCTTACAATTTTTTTAACTCGTTGTTTTTGTGACCAATTTCTTTTATCATTTCCATGAATTTGTATACATCGTCTATATTTTTAATACCAGAATCTTCTAATAATTCTTTTCTTTTCTCATATTGCTTTTGGAATATATGATGTCCACCTACGTCTTTAAAATCTATTATAAATGAAATGTTGTTAACAGCTTTTTTTCTGGAAGCACGACCAGACACTTGTAATATTTTAATCGGTGATTTTCCAGCACTGAATAAAATCGCTGCTTGGAATATTTCTATATCAACACCTTCGTCAAACACTTGTGATGCTAAAATAACATTATAACCGTTTAATAAAGCTTTTTTTACATCCTCTACATTACCTTTTCTTTCTTCTAATTTAAGTGTACCTCTAGTATTTTTCTTATATTCATATATCGTTTCGTTACCACAAATAAATAATGCTTTTACACCTTCTTCTGTTAATTGTTTTAGTAATTTTTGACCAGGTTTAATATTATTAAAGGATACTAATGTTTTAATGTTATATTCATTTAAAAATTTTATCATCGCAAATCCAGCTGTGTTTCGATTCTTATTATTAAGAATGTTCGAACGGTATTGCATAAAGTAGTTGTCAGCAAGCCACGCTGGTATCTTACTTGGAATATTTTTATACCTTATAAAATAGCTATAAGGTTGAGCTATATTTTTGTCTGCTATCGTGTCTTTCATGTCATACTTAAAAGCAGGCTCACCTAATAAAGCTATGAGTGTATAATCTAATGGGTCTGAATAAGGCGATTTATATTCACGGAAAGGGGTTGCTGTATACCCTACTACATGCTCTAACACATTTGGGTCCATGTAAAATAAGGGTTCAAAATTAGTAATAGACTGGAAATGCGAACACTCGTCTATACACCATAACTGAACCGTCTTTAAAAAATCTATATAATCTTGGTCTTGTCTATTCAATCTAACGTCTGAACTACTTGTATTTATTATAATTATTCTTTTTGTATAATCTGGGTCTGCTGATTTGTTCCAACTTATGTCTGTTTCACCAAAAGAAATGAGTCTATCGTAAATTTGTTGAAGAATAAAATTATTTCCATTTGTTATGAGCACCCTTTTATTTTCTAATAATTCAACTAAAAGACACATAATCGAAGTTTTGCCACTTCCAGTTGAACTTTGTATTAAACTATTGAATCTAAACAAAGAACTGTAAACAGCGTCAATCTGATAGTTTCTAACTTCATATTTCTCGTTTATTTTTGCTATCTCATTTGCTTTTTTATAAATATCTTCTTTAGTTATTTTATCAAACTCTCTAGGTTTATCAATAACCTCTACCATTAAAAACAATGATAGATACCGTGTTAAACCAGATGGGAATCTTATTGTTGTATATCTTTCTAAATCAATTTCAATTTCACTTACAACTTGATAATACGTACCAACAGTTACTTTGCCAGTTTGGTAATCTTTATCTTCACGAGTCAAAAGTTTTTTTGCCATATCAATGACAGATTCCGATTCGTTTATGATATAATTCCAAAACGTGTTAGTATTTATTATCGGCATACTAAATCTTTCTTAAAAAATTTTTTATTTTTCCTTCATTTAGTAGTTCTAATAACTAAACTAAAAAAAGGAGTTATATATGTTCAAGGGTCTTTTCTCTAAAAAGAAAACAAAATCTGTCGAAGTAGATTCGGAATTTGTCATCAATTTTCAAGATTTAACCTCTCAAGACATTATTGTTAAAACAAAACAAAGTGGAAATAAAGTCATTTTTTCACTTTCTAACAAGAAAACTAAATTTGAGATGTTATTGGACGAAGAACAAGCAGTAATTTTGTCTATAATTTTACAAGATTTTGCTAAAAACAAGAATTTGAATAATATTTACAAAACTTTAAACGAAGAAGGGTAATGACATGGAAAAAGAAAACATTAATAATAAAGCGTATGAACTTTCTGAAAAGATTGTAGCTGATGTCAACACATTCAACTCAGATTTTGTTACGGACACTGGTAAAATCGTTCCGTCTCAAGATATGGTTATGGCACTAAATACGATTATAGAAGAAGGCTTTGTACTTCATAAATATGTTGTAGAAAATAAAATTTATGAAGGTAAGCCAGAGATAACTGTTGATGTTATTGAACTTGGAAAACAAATGCAGAATTTAGAAATGTCCGAAGAAAATTCTAAAAGACTCGACTTACAAAGTGCAATGAATACATGGGAAGCTTGTGAAGTCATTATTGCCAAACTGGCCTGTGATTTGTTAGATTTTAGGGATGGGTTGAACTAATGGTATACAAAAGAGAATCTAATCTAAGAAAAAATAACTTCGGTACTGTAAAGACTCGTGTAAAAGCAGCAAAGAAGAAAGAAACTGGTGGTATAGCAAGAGACCAAACTTTAACTGAAGCTGAATTACAAAAAGAGATTGTTAAAAGACTTCGTTGCTACCAAGATTTATTCATAATTTACAATGACCCTGTGTCACCAGCGTTAAAATTCATATCTGATAATCAAAAAAGGATGGGGTTTATTCAATATAGTAAGTCAAGGGGCTGGGAAAAGGGTAGTACAGACTTATTGATAATTTGGCATGGTAAACCAACTTTTCTTGAGCTTAAGCATGATAATAAAACAAAAGGTAAATTACGTCCAGAACAAGTTAGTTACAAAGAACGTGTTTTGAAAGCTGGATATGAATGGCAATCTTGGAGAACGATTGACGAATGTGTAAATTGGATAAATCTCCAATTAGAGCTATACAAAATGGATAAATAAGACAATGGTAAAGTATGCTGATTTAATTCGTGGTATGGAAAGAGTTACACCTGGAACAACGAGTAACCCTAATTTAAGTACACCACAATTTAGAGTATCACAGCCAGATAAACCAGTATATTATGCAGGAACTAAAATAATTCGTTTTATTGCTCGTGTGCACTCTGATAGAATTGATAATAAAAAAGGTCCGAATTCAACCTATAGAAGACCGACTTGGTACAATGTTGAAATAGATTTCAAAGATGTTACACCAGACACTGGCCTAAGTCCAGCTGAAATCCAACAAAAATATCTTCCAAGACCATCTTTGAGTAAAAATGATATAATGGTTAGATGTAATTGTATCACTTATAGGTTTCGTATGGACTTTGCAAACAGAAGAAACAGAGCTGCAGTAGGTTCTAGACCACCAGCATACCACAAGTTGACAAACAGACCTTATATAAACAATGATACACCAGCTATATGTAAACACGCTGTGGCGTATGTAAAATGGTTGTTGAAAAATGGTTTCATAACAGAATAGGTGACAAATGTTACTAGGTATAATAAGATACGCTGTTCCAAACGCTTTCATGAACACAAATAAGTCAAGAAATGTTGTTCAATTATACGAAGAACCATATTTTTCAGATAGGTTTAACATTTTTAAGAACATAACGTTAAAGAGTTTTGAAAATCAGACTAACAAAGATTTTATATTGTTGGTATATCACACTAATTTAATTCCTGCTGACAAAAAGAGATTATTTGATGAATTAGAAGAAAAATACGGCTTTATGAGGAATGTGTATATCAATGATACTAATTTAATAATCCCAGAAGATTTAAAAACAAACCCTTTATTTACATTTAGAATTGACAATGACGATGGAATTGCTTCAGATTTTATAAATAAGCTCAAATCTGTTGAAAATCTTGATATGTCAGACGTTGCAATTACAATCCAACACATGCACAGAATCTGTAGAATAGGTGAAAACGAATATAAGATTATTTCTTTAGATTATGTTTCAAACTCAATTGGGTTAGCGTATTTATCAAACGAAAGTAAGACAGTTATAGAATTAGGAGACCATTCTAGGGTAGCAAAAACCTTTAATACAATCCGTTTAGACGGAAACGGTGGGCTACAAACAATAAATAATTATAACGTTGCTAATAAATTTAAACGCAATGCGGATAGAAATAGGTCAGAAGAATATATTTTTAATCAAGAGGAAGCAAAACAATTTTTAATTAAAGAAAATTATGGTGAGTTAGACATAACCTGTCTTCCTATCATGAAATGAGGTAAACATGAATCCCTTAGTTTCAGTTATTGTTCCAGTCTATAACAGTGAAAAATATTTAAAACAATGTTTAGACAGTATTGTAAACCAAACTCTAAAGAATATTGAGATTATTTGTGTAGATGATGGCTCAACAGATAATTCTTTGGCCATTTTATATGATTATGCACAAAGAGATAGTAGGTTTTCAGTATTAAAGCAAAACAATTTACACGCTGGGGTAGCTAGAAATACTGGATTGCTAAACGCAAAAAGCGATTATGTAATATTTTTAGATTCTGATGATTTTTTTGGGCTAACCATGCTAGAAGAGATGTATAACAAGATAGTGGAAGATGATTCAGATGTTGCCGTTTGTGGATTTTATAAATACATAAATGAAAGTAAGATAATAAAAAATAGACCTATCAATAAATGTTTTGCAGAAAAATCACCTTTTAGTCCGTTAGATTTAGGTGTTGATGCATTTAATTTTACGAATCCAGCACCGTGGACAAAATTGTTTAGAAAAAGTGTGTTTTTAAACAACAACATAAGATTTGAAGATTATATTAGTTGTAATGATTTAACTTGTATAATTCTTGCCTTAGCTTGTTGTACTAAAATAAGTATTGTTGATAAAATGTTTGTCTACTATCGTGCGAATCAAAAAACAAATATTACGGCTAACAGAAATAAACATGTAGAATACGTTTTCTATTCTTTAGATAAGGCTCAAAAAGAGTTTAAGAGATTAGGTATATACGCTCAATTTGAAAAAGCTTTCTTACAACGAGCTAAGAATTCAATGAGGTACGAACTTTCTTTATGTTCTGAGGATGATAAAAACAAATATCTTATGATTGGAAAAGAAATATTAAATGACGAGCTTTATGAGATATTGCATTTTCTTATATGTCACCCGAAAGTGTCTATAATAATTCCTGTCTATAACAACAAAAAGTATCTTAGACAATGTTTAAATTCTGTAAGAAACCAGACATTAAGAGAGATAGAAGTTATATGTGTAAACGATTGCTCTACTGATGGTTCACTTAAGTTATTAAAGCAGTATGAAAATTTAGATAACAGAATCCATGTTATAAATTTAGAGAAAAATAGTGGTGTAAGTTACGCAAGAAACATTGCACTAGAAAAAATATCTGGGGACTATGTTTGTTTCTTAGACAGTGATGATTTTTTAGAATTAGATTTTTGTAAACTATTGGTATCTGACATAGAGAATAAAAAATCTGATTTGTCTTGCGGTGGTCATTGCAAATATAACAAATTCAATCAAAAAATTTCAACTTGGCTACCAAAAAAGATAGTTTCTGCTAATCTTATGAACGATATAAATTTACTTACAAAACATAGAAATGTGACACAAAAGTTGTTCAAGACAAACATTATCAAAGAAAACAAACTTAAATTTGATACAACTTTACATTACATGGAAGACGCTTTGTTTTTAATTCAATATCTAACTCATTGTAAAACCATTTCTGGTGTAGATAAATCTTTATATGTAGTTAGGATAAACGAACATAGTTTGTGCAGAAGTACAGAGTTCGTAGAAAGACGTAAACAAGAAAGTGAAAAAGCTAAGGCATATATTAACGACATTATATCTAAATATGAGCAAAATCGTCATTTATAAAGTTCTATTATCTATATAGTGTTTAAAGGACGTAATATGCCAAATATAAACTTAAATATACCCTCTAATTCAAGGTTCCATAGTAGCTTAAATGAGATAGATTTAGCTATGAAGCAGATATTGTTATCTGTTATGCGTATAGCTGACCCAAGAGATTTTACAAGAGAGCAATACAGCACAACAGATAAAGAGGAAGATTACCTTTGGAATGATTCGAGAGTTTTTCAAGTAGATGAATTAGAAACAACAGAAATATTTAATACTTATCTTTTACGTAAGAAAATAAACAACTCTAAAGGTGTAGATGTAACATATCCTTTACTCGGTTTTGTACAAAAAGATATTGACACAGTATTCTGGGGAACTGGTAATCGTTATCACCAGTGGTATTTTGATATCCCAGTTAATAACACGAACGTAGAAAAAGGTGATAATGTCATAATAGCTGAACATGGCAAATATTTTGGTATAAAAGGTAAAATTGGTGATTCAAAGATAATTAACAACACAGTAAGTTATTCTGTTTTAGTTAACGAAAAACCACTTACAGAAGAAAATAAATTTACACATAAACAAGAGATTAAATATTTTTCTACTGATGATTTACGCTTTATTGACCCAGATAAAATGCCACAGAGATATAAAGCAAAAGCTATAACTGGTACATACATGGCCGTTGTTTTATGTGACACTAAAGATGAAGCTCAATATTTAAGAGATAAATTCATATTAAGATGTGCTGATGCAAAGATTTGGTGGAAGTATAAATCACCAACAATTGATAATAATGAAAATCAAGTTTTCACGGTATTCGGTATTCCTAACCTAGACCGTTATCCAAGTTCAGATGATAAACTTCAAAACACTGGTTATATTTATGGTATAGCTTTTGAAATAAACTATTGGGGATGTTTAACAGACGAACCATTGCCTGCTGGCTACATTGAAGCTATCAGAATGAATATGCATGTTGAAAACGTTGATGGTATAAACAGAATTGTAGTTAATTAGAGAAAGTCATGGCTCAAGTAGAATATAGCACAATTGTAAGAGATGTAACTTTTAATAGTAAAAGCACTTTAACAAGTGTTGATATAAATAGCAGACCAATACAATATGGTCTGTTTACGACTGGTTTTAGAGATTGCACAAAGTTAAAAATTGTAAAAAATTTCCCAAGCTCAATAAAAAACATGGGTTATACTTTTTTAAATTGTATATCGTTGGAAACTATCCCTGCTATCCCTTCTGATTGTGAAAGCATGTACGGTACATTTGTAAATTGTTCAAAATTTAACTCTAAAGTCATAATACCAAACAGTGTTACAAATGTAGATGATTGTTTTAGAGGATGTGTAAGTCTAACTAAGCAACCTGGTTTAAGTAATAATATAACAAGTCTATTTAGAACTTTTGAAAATACTGCTCTAACAAGTTTCTCAAATATACCAGACGGTGTTACTAATATGGAATGGTGCTTCAAAGAGTGTACAAAATTGGCTTCTGTATCAAATTTACCATCATCTTTAGTTAATCTGAAAGAATGTTTTAAAAATTGTACAAGTTTAACAACTATCCCAGCTATACCAGATTCTGTTACAGATTTATACAATTGTTTTTATAACTGTCCAAAATTAGCTGGTGACATTACAATTAGAAGTCCAAATGTTACACAAGTAGGTAGTTGCTTTTATTTATCTGAATCAAGTACGATAGATAGAAATGTATTCATTAATTTAGATAGTACAACATATCAAAGTTTTATTTCATCTGGATATTCTACTACGAAAAGAAAGCATGGTGTATTACTTTTACCTTTAGATTACGAATACGTAACGTTTACAATTTTAGGTTTAGGTATAATTGATGTATCTAATGCCGTTGTCAAAGTAACATACGATGGAGTTGAACATACTTGTTTGAACACATTAAGTACCCATGATAATGGAGTATGCCCAAGTGGTGCATGTATGAATAATAAATTCTATTTACCTATTCCAGCGAATAAATCCTTTACATACAGTGTTAGCTTAACTGATTATAACACAGAAACAGGAAGTGGCACAACTGGTAGTGGTAATAGGAGTCAAGATATTCAAATAGCTTTGACACACGCTACAAAAACTTTTACTGTAAATGTAACTCCATCTGGGTCACATGTCGAGTTATATGTAGGTAGCACAAAAGTAGCTGAAGGTGATGACACAGCTTCTTACAGTTATAGCACTGGTCATATATTAGCAATGAAAATCATTTGTACAAACGCAAACTATCCTACAATACAACAATCAGTCAACTGGGATAGCAGTAATGATTATGTGAAGAATATAGATATGGTACCTGTTTCTGGTGAAGTGCTGTATGAAAGTAACACTGGTGGTCAAGTTAGTACATTACAATTAGGTGCAAATCGTCTATATGAGATAATCTGCATAGGCGGTGGTGGTGGAAGTGGTAATAATGCTGGTACTGGTGGTGCTGGTGCTTTTTGGAAAGGAAATATAAACACAAGTAAAAGTGTTACACTTACAATGACTACTGGTTCAGGTGGACAAGCTGGTGAATCAAGAGTAGATGGTAAACCTGGTACTGCTTCTACAATTGATACTAATAGTGAAACTTCTGAGATAAAAATAACAGCAGAAGGTGGAATGGGTGGTTACACAGCGTATAACAGTCCATCAATATGGACTGGTGATAAAAAAGACCCTAGGTACCCTAATGGTTATTCAATTGGCCCAAAAGTATCTATACTTCAACATAAAAATACACTTACTGGCTTTAGTAAAACTGAACGAAGACAAGTTAGTTGGGTAAGTGGTACTACATATGGAATGGGTGCTAATGTTAGTTTTCAGAATGGAAAACCAGGTTATATAAAAATTACATACTTAGGTGAATTAACACCAACATCAGGCGGTGCAACAGAAGTATTCAGAAGAACAACTGCTGGTAATGGTACTGTACAATTAGAAGCTGGAACATATACACTAATTTGTGTAGGTGGCGGTGGTGGAGCTCTTTGCTACTATGACACTGGCAGTGTAGAAGAATCAACTACATCTAAATCATATAAAGCAACTGGTGGTTCTGGGTCTTACTTAAACGTTACAGTACAACTAGAAGCTGGAACATATAACTGGTCAGTTGGTGCACTAGGAACAACAAATTATTATCCAAACACAGCTACTGATGGTGGAAATACGACATTTGGTGATTTTATCGCCTACGGTGGTCAAGCTGCTATTTTTCTTGCATCTCCTTACAATTTCGGAAACACAGGTGTAAGTGGAACATTTGCTGAAGGTTATGGTGGTAATGTTCCAATGCTTGCCAACTCTTGTATCGGAACAACACAACTCTTTCAAGGAAACGATGGACAAGTAGATGAAGAACTCACAACGAATCACACTTTAGCTGGTGGTGCTAGTCCATACTTTTCATATGGTAAAGGTTCTGGATTTGCAAACAATGGATTTTTTGCTGGTCCAAATCCAAACCCAGGTACAAATGGATGTTTGATAATAATTAAATTAGATTAACTATTAGGAATAATGTAATGGCAACAGGAAATACAAGTGCAAGAAGTAGAAAAGTAATTTTAGCAGACGTTGAGTTTACTGAAAATGGTTTGTATATTCCAAGTGAAGAAGTGACTGGCTTCGGTAGAGTTACTGTTGCTGTACCACCTGACGCTAGAAGAAAACCTATTTATATAACACCTACTGCTACTAATATTGTAAGTCAACCTACTTGGGATGAATATACTGGTCCTTATGTTGACGAATACGTAAAAACAATCGGGTACAAAAAAGAAAATAGAACCGTTTATGATTTTAATAATAATTACTTAGGCACTTGTTCAATTGAAGGTGTTATAACTGATGATTCTGGTAATGTTATCGGTAAAGTTTCAAATTATCGTGTAATACGTGACGAAGATAATATAATCATAGGTTACGCAGATGACAAAAACTTTGCGTTTAATCTAGAAGATAACCAGATAGGTAAAGTATTAGGTGACAATTCAGTAATCAATGACGAAGGGGATGTCATAGGAGAAGCATCTTTTACTGAATATCTTGCTTACAATAATAACGAGAACGAGTTTGTTGGCGTAAGAGACATAAAAGTAAGAAAGATTGGTGCATGGATAGATTCTAACATTTCTGCAGATAACATTCGTCAAGGGCATAGTATTTTAGGTGTTGCAGGTAATGTGGTAGAGCTACTTGGAGAAGAAAGAACTGTAAATTCAAGTACTTCTACACAAACTATTACTCCTTCTAGTGGAAAAAACGCTATTACAAAAGTTACTGTAAATCCTTACACACTAGGAACAAGAACGGTTGACCCAGAGTTCGAAAGAAAAACATATTATACACCTAGTGGATACAATGGAATGTCTTCCTTTACAGTAAATCCAATTGATGTTCAAACTATCGTAGAAGAAGAACCGCAGTTAAAAGCAGAAAACATTAAGAAAAACGTTAGATTGTTTGATGGTCAAATTGTAGGTACATATGATAATTATGTAGCTCCAGTCGTTCAACCTGTATCAATTTCACCAACAACCTCTCAACAGATTGTAAATGCACCAAGTGGTGTTGATGGTTTCAATAGGGTTACTGTTGATGCTGTTACTTCCACCATTGACCCAAACATTCAAGCAAGTAACATCAAAAAAGATGTAACAATATTGGGCGTTACAGGTACATATCGTACTGAAAATTTACAAGATAAAACTGTAGACCCACAACAATTTCTCCAAGTTGTAAGCTACGATTCAACACAATACGATGGATTAAATTCTGTTACAGTAAACGCAGTTACGAACACTATTGATGCTAACATACAAGCTGGTAACATTAAGAAAAATGTACAAATTTTAGGTGTAACAGGTGATTATGACCCACAACCAAATATTCAAGCACCTGTTACGGTTACTCCTAGTACATTACAACAATCTGTAACTCCAGACCAAGGTTATGATGGTTTAGGTAGAGTTGATATAAATGCTGTTACATCTTCAATAGACCCAAACATCTTGGCTGAGAATATTAAGAAAAACATTGAAATTTTAGGGGTTACTGGTAGTTATGACCCTCAACCTAATTATCAAGCTTCTAAAACAGTCCAACCAGTTAGTTCTGGTGATGTTGAAGTTACAGCAGACCCAACTTATGACGCATTGCTAAAGGTTATAGTTAAAGCAGTTACAGCTTCTATTGACCCTAACATCATGCCTAAAAACATAAGAAAGAATGTGAGTATTTTAGGTGTTTTAGGTACAATGGAGGAAGGTGGAGAACAGAAGTGGTTTGACTTTTCTGGAATTCAAAACTTTGTTGAATTGAATCAAGACGCTTTTAGTGAAGGTGGAACAGAATCTATATCAATCGTTATCGATAAAAATAATTATGAACTTAAAAAACTTATAGATGACACATTTCCAGCTATTAGTAACATAAATGCAGTTATGTTCAGTGAAGTTTATGGATATAACGATGAAGAAATGACTAACCCAATAACAAAACAATGCTACATTGATTTTGTTGATGGTTATATGTATCAAGATTATAGTACAACAACATATATACCAAATCAAATTCGCTATTTTTATTCATTTGATAACAATTATGGTGTAAATGGTTTAACAATTGGATTGGCCAATGACGATGGGTCAGCAAGGACAATGAAACTTTATGTAATTGCTGACAGCACTAAAAATAATAAACCTATTCCTGTTCTTGTAAATGGTAATATGACTGTTAGTGATTTACCAGAAGATTATGATGACTTTAGATATGTAAAAGACATTGAGGTTCCAGCACATGATGTATATATACCAAAATTTATAGAAAAAGATAACGTTCAATGGGTATTACGTGATGAAGATGGTATAAGAACAAAAGTAATTGAGTCAGTTGAAATTGAACCAAACAATGTTGAGGTAAGTGCTTACGATAGAGACTACGGCACACAGGATGTAGAAACAGATAGTTTGATAGGATATAGATTGAGACATTTCAACAATTTAGTTCTCAACGAAGATACATTAGTCGCTAGTCAAATAGATACAAGTAAAAATGGTACAATTCTTATTTTAAATGATTTTGTTAAACAAGACCAAAGTTATTACTACTTTGCATTTAAGCCAAGTGCATACAATGGAAGTAATACATACCATACAGTTGCTAAATGTGAAGGTTTATTCCAAGTAGGTTTTTACAGAAATAGTAGTGATTCTTATTACAGACCAGCTTGGGTTTCATCTTGGTCATCTGCTAGTGCTGGAACTTGGAGCAACAACAGTACGTCTAGTTACAGAATGTACAATGGAACGACATATTATTACAGAATTTATGTAAACGGTACAACTACGATTATAGATTGGTCTAACAATGGAACAACCTGGGTAACAATGGGAACTGTTACGAGTGAGTATATTGACCCATTGAACACAAATCAAGTTGAAATATATGCCAAAAGTGGACCAAATACAAAACTTTGTACGGATGGTATTTATGTAGCAGATAATTCAAATAATATTTTATACTCTGTATTAGATGATAAAATAGCAAAGAAAACAAGTCATAACATAGTTCCGTTAGACGATAATAATCTTTTTGTGCAACGTGCAGATGATAGAGTAAGTCCTCGCTACATTGGAACAGAAGATATAAGATTTGTAAGTTATAATAAAACAACTAAACTTTTAACTACTGGACAAGGTGGTTACATAGAATTACAAGATGAATGGAAGCCAGGAAATAAACCTTGGCAAGTCAATGTACACTTGAAATATTATTCTCGTACAGAATATACGACACACATTGTAAGTTGGAATGGTGGTACAAATGCAAGAAATGTATTCTGGTTTTACAACAATCAACTACAAGGACGAATATTTAAATCAGCAAGTTCAACTATTTTTGATGGAAGACTTAGTAGCTACAATTTTGTAAATGGCCAAGATTATTATATACAAATGGGTTGGAATACCACTACATATTATGTTCAAGTTGCTACAGACCCAAATTTTGCAAATTTACTTATAGATTATCAACACCATAGTTCAGATGCGACATATTGTTCAGATACAAAATTAGAAATATGCAACCATGGCAAAAGAGATTATGGCTCACCAGATTATCTTTATTTAGATGAATACACAAATGTCATGATAGATGATGAAGTTATATGGAAGCCAGCTAACGAAGAATTATGTGGGAATCTTGTTAATTACGATGACACTGATGGATTAGCAGATACTTTAGATGCTTATTTAGTTAGTAAACAAGGAAACAAAGTTATTTCAAATACCAAAGTGATTGGTGATATTAAAATAGATAATGATTTTGTTGCCAGCAGATTTACGCATGGTAGTTTCATGAAAGTGGATACTTTTTATCCAGCTTCTGGTGACACTTGGGAAATTTGTATTAAAACCACAACAAGTGTAAATGTAACTAGAAATCAATATTTCTTTGGCAATTACATTGATAATTATAGCACACCACAGTTGTGTATAGATGGTTCAAAGTTACACTTATACTTAAGTTCAAATGGGTCCTCTTGGAATATTGCTAATAACGCAGCTTCAACGTTAACAGTAGAACCAAATACAGAATATGTTATAAAGTTATATTTTAATGGTACAGCTTATAAAGTTGATGTTAATGATACAAATTATATAACAGTAACATCTAGTACATCTATATATTCTGTAGGTAAACCTTGGGCAATAGGTGTAGATTGGGTTAACGGAGCTTATCCTGGTTACATAGATTTAAATGACAGCTATATCAAAGTTAACAATAATTTTGTATGGAAGCCAGAATATAAAATTATAGACACTTACGATTGGATATTTACAAAAGATTCAACTTGGTCTTATCAAGGGTTAACAAATTTAGGTAAAAAAGGCACAGTTGTGATAGGTGACCATACTTATTTTGATTGGGATTACAACCAATGTAAGTGGATTGGAAGTAAAAAAGTTATCTTAAATGTAAACGACCCTGATGGTATATTATATACAGAAGTAATAGAAGGTTAATATTGGAGAAATTAAATGGTATCTAAAACAGTACAAGCCAACGTTGGAGATAGCGTAAACTATAAAGTTATAAAAGACGGATACAAAACAGTTACTTCTAGTATTCCTATTACAAGTAGTATGCCTAATGTAACAACATTTGATTTAGAGACATCATCTGTTATACACAATCCACAACTAAACTATTCTATTGATACCAGTAAAAATTGTGCTCCGATTATAACTTTCAACGATAATGTTGTAACACCAGATGACACAGAAATAACAACGAATAAATATGTATTAGCACCTTATGGTAAAGATTATTTAGTCATAGATAATCAACAAAACGATAATTTTATAAGGTCTGGTAATGTTAGAATAGACGAAAATGGTTTTACGAATATGTCAAGTTCTGCTTGTATAATTTTAGAGGATAGACTTGAGAATTTCAACACGTTTGAAATTAAAATGAAGATAAAAACTGATTCTGATATTACTACAAACCAGATATATTTTTGTGACAAAGAACATCTTAGTACATGTTCAGTTGCGTTAAATATTTATCAATCTAAGTTTAGAATATATTTAAGTTCAAACGGGTCTTCTTGGGATATAACAAATGGGCTTAATGGTACTTATACAGCATTGGCTAACACTTGGTATTACGTCAAATTAGTATACAATGGTACAAATTATGTTTTTAGTTATTCTTTAGATGATGAAACTTATGTACCAGATATAACTGTAAATAACAATAATAAAGTCGTAGGTTTTATTCCATGTTTAGGTTCATGGTATACTTCTGGTGGTTATTTTAAGGGGAATATAGACTTAAACCAAGTATACATTAAAAAAGATAATGATATATTCTGGAGACCTACTTGGAATAAACTTTACAACAATTATAACGTTCATGGTACTTTACTTATAAAGAATGGCATAACTCAAGAAGCTTGTACTAGTAGTAATTATCTAGAAACGATTCCAAGAGATTTTTCAGCATCTATTTCTTCTTCTGACACATGGGAATGGGTATTTAAACTTGAAGAATATATCCCTAATTCTGAAACCATACAAGTTATATATACAGCTGCTAGGTCATACGAAACTAAGATTTGTATCAAAAACCATTACGTTGAATTTTCATTAGGTAACAACGGTAGTAGTTATCCAGTACTTTTGTCTGGTCAAACTCAATTACAACAAGGTAATAGTTACTGGATAAAAGTAGAATTTACTGGTTCAAGATACAGTGTTTATTTAAGTACAGATGGTATCAATTATACATTAGATTCTTACGCTGATAGTACTACACCTATGACATACAATTCTTCTGACAATTGGACCATTGGTTACAATAGGGTGAATAATTATTATTACCTAATGACCAGTAAGTTAAATCTAAACGAATGTTATATAAAAATAAACGGAAAAACATGGTGGAATGGTATGGCCACTGATTACATTAATCCAAAAATAGCTTTAAACGGGGCAATATCAATTAATACTGATTACTATACGAAAGGTTTTTCAAGTGTAAATTATTGTTCATCTAACATAGATTTGACTGGATATGATACATTCGAAATATACATGAGAATACACACTTTGGGTACAGCCCCAGACAATGGTGTTTTCTTTAGTAACAATAACACTACTAACGCATCACCTTTTAGATTAGAATCTGATTGGGGACTACGCTCTTGGTGTAATGCCACTGGTTCTATAGGTAATACAAAACTAAGTGGCAATCAAGATTATTGGATAAAAGGATATTCAAATGGTACGACTTGGTATTTGTATAGTAAATTATACGAAAACGAATCTTTAGATGAGATAATCGATGTACAAGATTGGACATTGTCTACATCTACAACAGCTAGTTATATGATTACAAGTGGAATAAATAACTTTATTTTCGGAAGAAACACCGATACTTGGGCTGGGCAATGTTTCAATGGTGGTTTTTACTTAAACGACCTGTTGATTAGGAAAAATGACACAGTTTTACTACAAGGTGTTAAACAAATTGGTGAATATCTGCCAGGTATTTTAAACCCAGAATATATTGACACTGGCGACCAGGTTACATTAAATCTATATGATGTTGAAACAAATGACAGATATCTTGTCATAAATGATACAAGAAATGTTAATGTAGAAGGTAAGAAATTTGTTGAATACGATGGACAAATAACAATACCATCACATATGTTATCAATTTATGATGAAACCACAAAAATATGGGAAAAATATAAAAATGTAACGTTAGTTGTAAATAACAACGATACAACAATATACACAGAAGGTAATAGTTAATTTAGGAAGTAAACACAATGACACAAAAGACTATAAAAGCTATTTATCAAAAACCTGTTACTTACAAACTTATACGTGATGGGTATAAGACAGTAACAGATAGTTTTACACCAGATGATAATACACCATCTATAATGAATTTAGCTACACCTTCTGAAGTGTATAGTTCAAATTTACAATATACAGTGGACACAAGTTTAGATGGTGAACCAATTTTAAATTTTGATTCGTTTATTTCTCCTGACAACGAAACAGTAGAAAGTGCTCAATATTGTTACGCTCCCAAAGGAAGAGACTATAATTACACAATATGGAATCCAGAAGCAACTATTTATGATAATTTTAACGCTACTGGTAATCCATCTATATCTGATGACGGTATATTCACAAATTTAAATCATTCAAATTGTTTGATTACAAAAACAAATTTTGCTCCAGGTAATTATAGTTGGGAGGTTCAAACAAAAGTTAAAATCGGAAATGATGTTACAAGTGAACTTGCTATCTTTGATAATCCTGTTGACCAAAGAAGTTTTAGAATAGGTCTTGCTGGTACAGTTAGAGATAGATGGCAACTGTTAGTTTCAAACGGTAGTAGTTGGATAACGACTTCACAGCATTATGGAAGCTATGCTGTAATTGCAAACACTGTTTATTGGATTAAAGCTGGCTTCGATGGAATAAATACTTATTACCTTGATTATTCTTTAGATGGTGAACATTACACAAGAGATGTTCAATACACTTCAACAGTAAAAATACAACAAGATTTACCAGTTTACATGAAAGGCACAGCTGCGACTTATGTGGACTTATCATGTACTTGTATAAAAATAGATAATGTGAATTGGTGGACTCCATATAGAATTGATGGTAGGTGGGAAGATGCTCAAATACCTGGAATGTTAGATGAATCTGTTACAACAGATAACTGGAATCAAAGTCAAAATTATAAACTTTATCAATTAAAACAACAAGATAACTCAAGTAATTTACAATTAACATCAAATAGTATTACAAATGAAGGTCAAAAATATAACCAGTATATAGACCAGATAACTATTCCAGCTAGAGATTACAAATGGTATTATCATAATGTATCCACAAAATTATACGATAATTATGACATAATTGGTTCACCAAATGTTAATCCAAATACAGGTGTTATATCTGGGTTCAGTACAACTGATTATATAACTATAACTAAAGGTTTTTCAACAGCTTTACCATATAAAATTATAGTAAAATTTACAATAAGTTCGTCATTTCCACAATATTGTCGTATAATCGCTGGTGCTGGTGGAGATTATTCGATTATTCCTTTTTATTTTAATTATGCTAATCTTGGAGCTTATGGAAGCTCTAATGGTTCTTCTTGGAATATGTTCTCTCATCACCACATAGCTGACCTTTCTACTAACACGACATATACAATGATGTTTGAATTTACTGGTTCAGCATATATATGGTATCAAAAAGTTAACGGAACATGGATTGAATTAACAAGAATAACGTCAAATGAAGTAACTGTATCTCCAAGTGGTTTTGATATCGGTAGATGTGATGGTAGTAGTTCTTGGTCTGGTTCAATTGATTTGTCAGAATACACAATTGAAGTTAACGGAAATATATTTTGGTCACCAATATCCAATGAAGACAAATGGATAGCAAATAAATCAATTTACGATTATTCTGTTACTGGTTTATATGCAGATACATTAGATTTTACAAAATCATACATCGGTGTAAATAATTCAGAATACCATAAATATTTAAACCCAGATGTTTGTTTAATGCCTATTAATGGTGGAGAAACAATAGAGGGTAAAAATCAGTATTTGATTCCAAAAGTTGTAAAAACGTTAAACGGAAATAGTTTTGGTGACATAGTTTTTGATGATGATACAGGTATCGTAAGTGGTTTTTCTAGCACAACAGGTATAACTTTACCAGAAGCATTTCCGTCAACAGTATCTAATTTTGATATGATATTTAAAGGAAGTATTAGTAATTTCGATGATGATAATGTTTTACTTGGTTACGCTAACACAGATGAGGGTTATATCGGTGTAACTAGTAGAGATACACATTCTTTTTCATATTGGTTTGGTTCTTGGACACAAGGACAAACTACAATTAACTTCAATACATATTATTGGTTTAGAGTTATTTACAATGGTTCAAGTACCAAAGGATATATACTTTTAGACAATGGGTACAATTTAGACAATTTACCATCTTTATCCCAATGGTCAGAAGAATGGACTCTTGATAATAATAAATTTAATGGAAGATTACTTAATTTAGGTTATAATTTTGCAACAACAAGTGAGCATTGGACAGGTAACATTGATTTAGATAATTCTGTAATTAGAATAAACGGTTCAAATTGGTGGACAGGTATCAAGTACAATTCAGATGTAATTAAAGTTGGTAATGCAAACTTTAATGGTGCTACGTCAAATTTTAGGTCAATTTCTGGTTGTTTATACAACTACAGAGATGATGGTCAGCAACATAATTTTGACGTTTATTACGATTCTAATTATACTCAACCTATCTTAGTAGGGTCTGGAGAAATTTATTCACAAGGAACGAAAGTAGATACTATTACTATACCTGAACATAAACTCTGGACTTATGAAAACGGTGGTGTATGGACAGAACGTGGGTATGAACCAGAATCTAGTGGTGAATCTCAATTTGTTGAAGAATCTTATACACCAACACCTACTCCAGCTGTAGTTATTCCAGAAATAACTTTGGGTTATAACGTAATTGTCAATTTAACTGGAACAACAAGTTGTTTTGAAGAATTTACAATTGATGGTGACACATATACGTTAAGCGATTTTGTAAATAACACATTAAGAATAACGTTAGCTGCAAATCAAACTTATGCATGGAGTGCAACAGCACAACCTACTTATACAGTTTCTCCTTCTAATGGTAGTTTTTTATTGGATGATGATGTCACAATCAATATTCAATGCCAACCACAACAATATTTCATTACCCCAGGTGATGAGCCAACAGAATAACAAATAGTGGCTTAAAACTTAAAAAAAGGGGCTTTTGTACGAAAAAATTAAGTTCAAATAGATATATTAAAAAGTTTATACAATTGGAGAATTTTTAAATGTCAACTTTACAATATAACGGAAATGAATATAACATTTTATACATTGACGGTAACATAGGTGCTAGTGCTGGAGATGGTTCTACGCCAGCTGGAGCTTTAGCCACAATACCAAGTCCTTTAGTAGATAAAACTTGTTATATCATAAGACGACATGGAACAGATGAAACAGTTAATGTAGACATGCCACAGTCTTGGTATGAAGATTTGAAATACATAATGTTCCTTGGATTCCCTAAAGCTGATGACCCAATGTATAATCTTATGGAACCAAGTGCTAAAGCTGCTTGGAGTTCTGATACTGGTACTTATGCTAGAATAAGATGTAACATGGCAAGTTATACGACAAATAACACAAGTGTTACAGCGATGAATGATACAAACAATAAAACAGTCTTCAAGACAAGTTCTATTCGTAATTTTTATTCTGCTAACTGTTATTTTTATAGAGATGGTGAAGGTGGAAACGTAGGAGGTGACGGAAGAGGAACTGATTATATTTTTGGCTTTGACTATAGTTCAAGATTTGCTGACATTACTTTTAACAATTGTAAATTTGGTTATGCCCAATATAACCTTGAAAATGATGATTATATTAACAACAACTCTGATATTGCTACAGATACCAGTAAATATCCTCAACACAAATGTTGTGCTTATGTTGGTATAAACAATTGTAATACAATATGTTTTAACAACTGTGTTATAAACCATGTATATCTAAACGCTAATACTTATTATAGAAGTAATTGGAGCTCTGGTGCTGGAAAGGTCATATACATAAGTAACGCAAACAAAACAATTTTTTCAAATATACAGTATAACATATTGTACAGAAACAATTATGATAACACAAACGCTGATTATCAATATTACGCAACACGTATATATGTAACTGGTGACAGAAGTAGAGTGAATTTTACAAACATTAAGTTGAACAAAATTTATACTAGTACAAACTCAGTTGTTAGCACAGGAGCTATATATGTTTTTGGGTACGATGTGAAATTCGATGATGTAAAAGTTAATCAAAAAATCATGGGTGGTGGAACTTTAAGTTCTTGGACAAGTATAATGGCTAACGACAAATATTTTCACATCGATGGAAGAAACTCTTTAGAAGCAACAAACTTTTATTGTAATCTTTCTCAAAGTAATTTGAAAATGGCACCAGTCCTTGGACTTTGGACTCAAATGGCTAACACTGGTAATCCAAATAATAAAGTTCAAAACATTTACATACATTTAGACGATGCTGGTTCATTGACCCAAACCTATGCTGCATTTCATTTTGAAATATATAGAGGAAAATGGAATACAAGTGGTATAGAAAATGTTGATGGTAACAGTAGTTGGGATACTGGTTATGAAGGTAATCAACAAACTAATGCTAAAGCTTTCATAGCCACAAATGTCGCTGTTTATACTAAAAATAGTACAGATTATGGTATTTATTTAGTAAGAACTGGAGCAAAGGTAAATAGATTAGAGGGAAGAGCATATCTTGGTTCTGCTACAATGGATGTAAAGAAACATTATGTACATATTTCTACTAGTAGAGGTCTTAATGTTTATGGTGATAGTTATTATAAATGTGATGATTTTGAAGCCAATTTAAACTATCCTAATTATAATGGTACGGTCCTCGTAACATGGCAACCACAAAGTAAAACATCTATATACATAAATAAGTCAAATTGTCTTTTGACAGATGAAAACTTTATAACACCAATTTATAATGCCAGTTCAAATAACTCTTTTGTTTGTCCGAACTATATTAAAACTGGTCAATTTTTCCAAAGAAATGAGGTATGTTTTGCTAAATCTTGGAATACTGTAAGAACTGGTTCAAACTCTCAAGGTTCTTTAAGGTTTAACAACAATTCAGCTGATATTAATAATAATTCTTATCCTTTGATTGTAGGACAAGACCCTTATTCTGGTATTCAAATTGTACCTGCTTCTACTGGTAAAAAGATATTAACAGCTTATATTGCCACAAAGAACATGGATGCTACTGAATTTGGATACACAGGAAGAATTGGTATACACGTAAACTGTCCAGAAAAATATACAGATTATTTTGACGTAGAAAAACAGAATATAAAAATTCATGAATTTACATCAGAAGCTAACGGTTGGCAATCTGATAACTCAACTTGGTCTGGTGACACTAACTTAAATACCTTCAAATGTGAAATACCAATCGAAGTATTTACATTAGAAGAACCAATTGACGTTAAAATTTGGTTTAACTGGTATTCTGTTTCTGGTTACGTATATGTTGACCCAGATTTTAAAGTTGTTGATGTAACATAATTACATTACAAATCATTTTAATAAAATTATAAGTTCTAATTGATATACAACCACTAACAGTTGTATATAGTTTGTAAATTCTTATCCTAAAAAGGATAATTAAGTTATAGATTATAAGTAATTGGTTTTAAACATATTTATTCCTTCTGAGGATATGAGTTTATGATAAACGATTTGAAAATAATAATATTTATGATGGTAATGGCCGTTGTGTCTTCACTTGTCCGCATGAAAAATTATACTACTTACAAACTAAAGAACTTTTTTACCGACAGTATACTTGGTTTTGTCATGGGCTATTCTTGCTATCTATTGTTAAGTCAGTGGATTACGGATGGCGCAACTAGAGCGGGTTTTACAGGAATGGTTGTTCTTTGGAGTAGACCTATTTACGATTGGGTTGAACAATTTATTACAAAAGAATTAACTAAAGTTATTACTAAAAAAATAGTTGATAAAAAATCAGACGAATAAGTTTGTAGAAGGAGAGGGTAGATGACAAAGAAAATAACAGCAATATTTATTTTAATCATTGTTGTTACCTGTATTTTATTCTTTTTCCTATGGAGATATACGGCAAATTCTTTAAAAAATACTAAAATACAATTAGAAAACGCTCAAGCTACAATAATCAGTTTAAACGCAGATAATGAAAAATTAATCGAATTTATTACTAAAAAAGACAATACTATAAAAGAATTAGAAAAGAAATACACAGAAGCCTTAGATAACATACCAACTGACCAATGTGGTGACGCTAAACCGTCTAAAGAATTGTTAACTTATTTTAAAAAGGCTTACAATCAATGAGTAAAAACGTTTATATACTTATATTCTGGATTATAATTATACTTTTAGCACTTAATGGTTGCACGCATGCGAAACCAACAGTTATTCAAACAAATAAGTTTATACAAACAGATTATGATTACGGTTGTTTAAAAGGTGATAAAACATTCTCTGAGATAATAATTTGCTATCAGACACAAGATAAGGCAGAAAAAGCCCAAAATTCTATCACCAATGCGCTAATTAACAAAGAAACGAAATAGTATTCATTTTTTAAGATTCAACCACTGTATGACAAAAATACAGTGGTTTTTTTATGTATAAAAGAATACCTCCTCTTTTTATCGAGGAGGTATTGGTAGGATTTATAAAATGTCAAGTCAATACTTATTGTTGGCTAGAAGTTGTAACACTAACTGTTGTACCAGTAGCCATTACGTAAGTATTAAGATGAATAACTTCTGCAGTATAGCTTGGCCAAATGTAAATATCAATTACCATTTGGTTACTATTGATTATTGTAGGAGTGTTATTCGTTTCATCACATACAACCTTATATTGTTGAATACCTTCGGCAGCAAGAATTTGTTGCAAGAATGTACCGAACTGCATTTCAACTTGAAGTCTCTCGTAAGCTGTATTATTTTCAAACAAGTGAAATCTTGCAGCGTCACGAAGAACTGTTTCAATGTAAATAATTGTACGAGCTACATTGATACGGTCTAAAGCAGATGGCTTTCTTTGTAAAGTCCTTTGACCCCAGTTAATATAACCAGTACCATTTTCTCTAATAATACAGTTAATTTGATTATCTGCATAGAGGATACCACCAGTTGTGATATCATAATATTCTGTCAATCCAGTAGGAGATACAACAGATGATGTTAATATACCACGGTTTAAACCAGCAGGAGCAACCCATGGGTCAGAAGCACCCATAATTTTAGCTACATAAGCTGATGGACACATGATAAAGTTTGCACGACCTTGAACAGCATCAAATGTTCTTACCCATGGAGAGAATAAAGCTGCACGATAAGAATTAGATGTTTGCATTGTAGGTCTGAAATCATCTTTCAAATCTTCAAAATCTGTCATTGTCATCGGAACATCTAACAAGCAGAAGCAGTCACGGCGATGCTCAGCGATAGCAATCATTTTATCTTGATAACTTGTATTACCAGCTGTAACATAACCACTGTTCATAAGCAATGAAACAGTAATTTGTGAGCGGTCCATGAAAGCATCCCAAGCAGCAACTAAATCTTTATATTTAGCTTCTTCTGATTCCCAAGTACCACTTTGACCACCAACCAAAGGTAACATACTAACATTCTCTGGAATAGCAACTTCATCAGGGAAAGCATCGTCATACATTTTATCATTAACGAAAACTTGAATGAAGTTTGAAGTACCATTGATTACATCTTCAACGTACATTGAGTTACCATAGTTATCAATAGATGGATACAATGTACAATATTCAAAGAATTCTAGCAAGTTGTTTGAATTACTTTCGTATACAGATACACTAAATGTTGTTTCATTGTCATCTGGATAACGACCAATTCTTTGCTTATTAACAGATTCTGTGAAATCATATTCACCATCTATGTAATATGTAATGACTGTATATCCAGTATTTTCTTCAACATCAACTGAATAAGCTTTGAAGATACCGTTTAAAGCATGGTTAGAACAATTTTTAATAACGATAGGGTCAGATGCTTTAATTTCAAGTGCAGCACTTTCTGCAACTACCATTTTAACAACTGATTGAGCTAAACCACTTGTACTTTCTTCGTTAGTATTGACAGGTTTAACTTCTATACTATTTAATAATGGATATGCTCTATAAGTATTAATTGTACTATCTGCCACAGATACATAAAATTGACGATAGTTCGGGTCTGTAGCAGCTACAACAAATGCATTGTCATAATCATCATCTAAGAATAATCCTGTCGGAGAGCCAACATCACGTAATACTTCAGCACCGTGTATAATGTTATAGGAATATCCTTTTTCTAATCTTTCAGCTTCAGAACCTTTAACTCTTACACTATTTGATGCCCATTTAGCATCTGTGTCTGATGGATTAGAAGGGTCTCCAATAGGAACAACACGAACGAAGTAGTTTTCATTGATTGTTTCTGAAGCTACTGCTAATGAATAACCAGCGTAACCATATTTTGAAGACAATCTACCGAATTTTTGTGTATAGTCTTGAGCAGAAGTAACCAACGTAGGTTTTAAGATAGGACCGAATTCAGCTTCACCAACGAATGCGCAAGCAGTAGTAGCGTTGGTAGATACAATTTCGGAACGGTCTATTACATTTGCGTAGACTCCTGGAAATTTATAATTTGTTGCCATTTTAAAATCCTTTAATTTTCTTTTTATCTATGAAATTAGAACTTTAAAAACTAACGAATAAAACAGTCACATCACTTATCCAATAGTAAATTGTTCTAATAAATTATAGAACTTATTAGATTAAAAAGTATTTTTAGGATTAAACTTGTTAGTAATTACAAATTAGGCTTCATATTTAGATTTGTCTGGAAACATTCTATACAAAAATGCGTTTAGCTTAGGATATCTTATATCATCATCTACAACATTGTCAAACACAGATATAAAACTCTCATGTAAAAACATATTCAATAAATCATAATTTAATCTAAGTTTTGTATCAGAAAATTGTTTTGGAGCAGGTAAATCTATATCTGGATAAAGATTCTTGTAAATACTTCTTTTGTGAAAACACTTCGTTGTATTTACAATTTCTGTTATCTCTGGTATCTCAAGCATCTCTAAGAATTTTTTCTTATTTATAACCATTGGCCCGTGAAATTCATAATTGTAACGATTTTTACAATTTAATTTGTCTAACAATTCTTTAGCGTACAGAAATCCATATTGCCATTTTGAAGGTTGTGCTTTGTTTACATATTTAGAAGCTTCTTGGTCTATTGTATTTAAACAAAGGTTAAATGACTTTCTCCAATCAACTATGTTCTTAATCATGAAAAAATCATCGTTCATTAGAACAAAGTCTTCTGATATATCTGGACAATTGCAAGCAGCAATTATATTAGTCATGGAGTTGTTCCATTTATTTCCATTTTGAATAGTAGGTATATATTCTACATTCTTCACCCAATTAGGCTTATATCCAACTATCCAGATATTTCTATAGTTACAAAATCTTTCAACAGAACGTAAAGAAAATTTTAAATCAGGATTTAAATCACTTTGTTTTACTATATAAACCAAATCATATTTACAATCTGGTTCATAAGTTTCTTTCATAACCTTTTTGTTATTTAAATAATTCACAGCTAACCTAGGTAAAGCTATTTGGTTATACCTTTTCATTTTTGATGGGCTTACCCCAGTCAGTTGAGTATTATTTCCCTCCATGACAAAATCCTTAATCTTTCTCTAGACCAGTGTAATTACTATGTTTATGTTTATGTATAAATTCACTCAACTCTTGTTTCATTTTAGATGAAGACAATTTTTCATTTAAGACATCTTCAAGTGTTCTCAAGTCATCTTCATAATCAAACTTTCTTTCAGCAGCTGGATTGTTTTGGGATTTATTTATGGCATCTTCTATTGCCTTAACTTCTTCTGGCAACAATTTAAAATATTTAGCAAGTTTTTCAATTGCAGAATCTACTTCATCTGATTGTATCTCTAATCCAGAAGAATTTATCCAACTGAATTCTTCTTCGATATCATCAAACTTTATGATTTTAGACTCTAAATCTGTTTCTGTATCTAAATCATCTACTACTTTGTAACCATGATTTTCTAATACTTTAGCTACTATTTGGGCAACGTCAGCGTAGTCATAACTTCTATCTTTTGATACAGCTTCTGTTAAAACTTCTTGAGGTAATTCTTCTTTAACTTCCTCAACACTTTCTTTGACAACTTGCTTTTTTATAAATCTCATTTCATTACATCCTCATGTTGATATATAAACAATAGAACTTCTTATTTTCATAAAAAAATCCCCAAAGTTGTTAAAACTAATGGGGATTAAAACAAAGATGTATATATTTTGTTATTTCATGGCAGGAAAATCTTTTTTCATACCATCTACTTTGTAGGTATTACCATCTTTTTTCAATGTAACATTGATAACTTCGAGTTTTTCTGGTAACTTCTTTTCATCTATTTGACTAACAACCCAAACTTTTTCGTCTTTTTCGTTTTGATTTTGGTCAACATGGATACCTTCTGAACCCTCACCAATTTCTTTCTTCAATGCGTTTAAAACAGCTGAAGCGTTTAGACGTGAATCAGGTACGAAATCTTGAGGACCAGCGTAATCATCACCATTTGATTCTTTTAACATACCCTCGAAAGCTTTTTTTAGACTACCTTCTACAGATTCATGTGCTATAGTCATTAGTCTTTTTTCGTCTTCATCTTCCTCTTCATCGTCATCATTAAGTTCAAGTTCATCATCTTTAACAGAAATATCAACAATGTCAGAAGCTAAGTCATTCATTGTATCATCAATTTTACTTGCTACAGCACAAACAGCGTCACATTTTTCACCATCACAACAAGCATCTGCTTTACCACTAAATTCTGTATCATTAGCCATCGAACCAGTATTTTCGAGGTTAGAGTGGTCTGTAATCTCTTCTTGAGCAAATTCACCAGGAGCTGTATGAGACATCCCCATTTCATCAAAACTTGTACTGTTAGAAGCAATCATGTCTTTTGAGTTTTCATGGCCCTCTTTCAACTGTTTCACAAAAACTTCCGTTAAACGTTCTTTTAATGTTGTCATTTATCAAATATCCTTATCTTTGTTTTAAACATTGTTGATATTTCTATCATTTTTATTAGAACTTGTGATTTGTGTTAAAAACCACTACTTCTTATTATTAGGAACAACAAACCCAGCACATAGAGTTACTATTTTTCCATCTTTCGATTTGGCGTACAATGCACTTTTAGGTTTACCCATACGTATCCAATGTTTACATAAATTAATATGAAAATGGGAGTATGGATTGTGGGATTCCGCAAAATATCTGCAAGAACAGGTTTTCATTTTTGCGTCAATATAATGACTTTCGATGATGTTTCCAGCAATTTTTTCGGTCACAATGTAACCGATTAAATCACCATCTACTATGTTCTCAGTAACCAAATACATTCAATACTCTTTCTAAATATTTTTCTAGAAATATATACAAATTTTTCTACAAATAAAGTTAAAAATGTTGTTTTTCCTATAAAATTAGAACTATAAAAAAGGGGCTGTTTTTACACAACCCCTAATTTCTTTCATTTAGAAGATATTAGTTGAAAAATCTCTTTGTGAAACGACCTTCAGCTTTAGCTTCTTCAATGAAGTTATTGCAATCAACAGATTCTTTGAAAGCAGCAACATACTTACCATATTTTGTATCGTAAGCACGTACACAACCTTCCATTAAAGAATTATTGAAAGAAGAAACAACTTCACCAATGTGGCTTTCAGTCAATTTCATTTTCTCAAGACTTTCTGCTAATTTCATATAATCAGCACCAGATTTGTTTGATTCTTCGTAAGTTTTCAAAGCAGATTCCAAAGATTCACCAAAAGTAGCATCTTCTTCTGCAGAATCTTCAAAAGGTTCGCCTTCGCTATAATCTAAATCAGAATCCATCAATCCAGCAGGTTCACTATTGAAATTGTCCATAGCTTCTACATTTTCAAATGAATTTTCAGGATATAAGTAACCTTCGTTAGATTCTGTATTATAAGAACCCATAACTTCACCAGCTTCAGTCAAAGCAATTTCACGAACACCAGGTTGGATAGAACCTTTAAGTTCAGAAACACGATTTGCAAAATTAGCATAGTTGTCGAAACTTTCTTTCATAACACCAGGAACTTTGATAGCGAACATGTTTAAAGAACCATCTGCTTCTTCGTCAACTAAGATTGATTCACAAGTGTAACATTTTTCTGGGTTCATACGATTCTTACTGAATTTAGCAAACTTATCTTCTACAGATTCATTTTCAGCTTTAACCATCGGAACTTCAACTGAATCAGCTTCTTCACCATCTTCAGCAGGTTCAGCATCAGCCAAGTCATCAACAACTTGGTCCATATCTTCACCATCTCCAAGAGCGTCTAATGCAGAACGGTCTACGAATTCAACATCACTCAATTCGTCAGCGTTTACAACGACATCAGCAATCTTCTTTGCCAAATCAGCATCAGAAATAATAACAACAGCAGCGTTACCTTTTAAAGCCATATCGCCTTCATCTGTTGCACCAATTTCCATAGAATCACCAGCTTCGAACTCTGCATCACCTTCTTCTGTTTCCAGAATAAGTTTACGAGTAACAATCCAGTTTTTACCTTCTTTTGCAGCTTCGGTCAATTTTTCTCTAGCCAAGCGTGCTTTTAAACGATTTGTGTATTTCATTTAAATCATCCTTTATTTATTAAAATTATTTTTGTTTATATATAAAAACTAGATTGTGTTAAAAATTAAAACTTGAATATAACATATAGAACTGTTTATTTTTACAGTTTATCTTACAATGCCATAGAACTACCAGAATTTATTTGATGCAGTTGCGCTTCTATATCTGCAGCAACAACAGCTCCAGCAGTAACAACAACTGTTCCTAAACCAGTATAGCCACTATCAAATGTATAAGTTCCATCTACGGTAGCATTTTTATCCTGATTGTTGATAGTTACTCCTTCATAACTACCAGTTACTCCCAAAATAGTTACATCTTTTACAATGTTTTCTGCAGTAATATTAGAATCGATACTAGAAGTAACTGCTGAAACTCTAACTTCTGTAATACCGTTGTGTTGACCACTTGGCGATATAGTTTGAGATGATGTACTAGGTATTACATCTATTGTTTCACTATTTAATTCGACTACGTTACCTGCTACACCAAGAATTGTTACACCAGATTTAATATTTTCTGGTAATACATTATCAACAGCGTTTATTGTGACTGTACCAAGTCCTGTATACCCTTGGTCAGCTGTAATCTGTTGCTGAGACGTTGAAGCATCAACAGTTTTATCTTGGTTGTTTATTTGACTACCGCCAGAGACATTTACTGTAACAGTTCCTAAACCTGTGTACCCCTCACTTGCTTCATATATACCATTTTCTGTAACTGTAATGTCTTCGTTTTCAATTTTGATATAAGAAGACACTGTACTACTATTTGATTGACCAAGCATTGTTTATTATTCCTAAAACTCTATATATACTTTAGAACTTGATTATTGTAGGGTTATAACTGGTATTACAATTTCGTTTTCTGGTATTTGACTGGCATATATACACACGTATCCATCAAAACTTTCACAAACAGGAGAGAAAATAGCACTTAAAGAATCTTCTTCGTTAAATACCACCTCTGGTACCATTGTGTTTTCTATTCTTTCATCGTAAATATGACATTCATACGGATAATCTTCAGAAGCTGTGCCTAAAATCCAATCTGTAGTATTCACAGGTATATCGAATAATCTAACTTTGTATAGCTCAACTTCTTCCCATTTCTTATTTTCACGTGCATATTGTTTGTTATCAGCAGGAGCATCTCTAGCGTCTAAGATTTGTATAACCTTATCTTCTATGTTTATAACTTGATTGATATCTACCATTATCTGGTGACCATTTTCATCTACTGCATAAAAAGTATTTGGTGTACTTTTTTTATCAAGTTTTTTATCATATAAAGCTTTTAAGTATTCACTTGTTTTTAACCCAGGTTTCTTTTGCATCATGTTATCACCAGCTGGGTATATTCCTGGAAAACTATAGTCTTTTGTTGCCATTTGTAATCCCTCTATTCATAAGTTATAACAGGAATTGTTATCGCAGATTCTGGTAATGCTTTTGACCACATTGAAACGTATCCATCTCCAGATTCTACAAAAGTTGAATAATTTGCTGAAATAGAATCTGTTATACTAAGCATAACATAAGGGACATGGTTTGCGGTTATACCAGCAACAGGGATATCAACACGATATAAATATCCCTCATAAGTGTCGTCTGAAACGAAACTAGATACTTGAACTACTGTATTTAAAACTTTATGTAGCATAGTAGAAGTAGTTGAGATAACATTGTTTGTTATCTCAATATTTGTTCCAGCAGTAAGAACATCTTGTTTTGTACTTTGTAAAACAGTTTCAGCTTCTAATGCTCTTGCTTCTTCGTCTGAGATACGTCCTTGTAAAACTTCATCACCAGCTTCACGAGCTGCTGTTTCGTTCGATATGTTTTGACTAAGTGTTTCGTCTGCAGAAGTTCTTATTAAAATTTCTTCACATAAAGTTTCATCTAATAAGTTATCAAATCTTTCTCTTTCACTAGCTTCTTGGTCGATGTTAGATTGTAAAACTTTATCAGCTTGTCTTCTAGCTTCAGCTTCTTCCTCTATACCATTTTTTATATCATGTAAATTTGATTCTGTGAATACTGGATATTCTTTATGTGATTCACCATTTCCTAAACCATCACGTATTTCTGTATAGGTATGTTCTCCATCACCTATGACATAAAACAATTTATTTCCATCTTTATTAGGATAGATTGCGTAAGCTTGTGTATCTAAAGGAATAATTTGGGCATAAAATTCGCCACCTGATTCATAGTCAGATATGTTTCTTATAAATCTATGAATTACTCTGTTATCTTGGTTTATTGCCATTGGTTTCTTATCCATAAAACTTTAAAGTTTACTATTATGATAATAGAACTAATGAAACCATTTGTGATAAAATAATAAAGAATTAAACCCATGAAAAGAACGGAGCAACTAAGTGAAGGAGGGAAAACTCAATTGCTCCGTGTCGAAACGAAATTATCGACAAATTTTAGAACTTGTCAAAATTGTTTTTTTCATACACCTCAAACTTTATAGATAGCGTATCACCAGAATCGGTCTGTTCTTCAATTCTTTTTAAGAAATATCTATTCCAATCTTCTACATATTGAGAAATGCTTAAATATACTAATTGTTTCTTTTTGTCTTTTTCTACTGTTTGTTCTAATTGTGGAGACGAAACAGTTGTTAAATAGATTCTATTAACAAAATTATACTTCAGCGCATATTCGTATATAGATTTACCACCACAAATGAAAATTTCATCATAATTCTCACTAAATAACAAAGCAGATTCAAAACTATTACAGGTAATCCAACCACGATTGTCTGCAATAATTTCTTCTTTTTGAGTATTATCAAGAACAATGTTTAATCTATTCTTTAACGGATATTTTGGAAGTCCATAAAATGTTGTTGAACCAAAAACACAAGGATGATTATCAGTTTTAATTCTAAAGTAATTCAAGTCTTCCTTTGATTTCCACAAAAGTTTGTCTTTATACCCAATAACTCCTTTAGGGCCAACAGCCACAATTAGTGAAACAGTTTTACTCATCTACAATTCTCCTTCTTGTCTTCCGTCTTTCAATGTACCTCTTTTGTGTATAATGTAATCTATATAAGTCTTTTTCTTTTCTGGTTTTTTAGGTTTACTGACTTCTTTTTGTACTTTAAGTTTTTTCAACTGTGTATTTAATTTAGATACACTTATGTTATATTTAATTTTATTTGTATTTGATAAAGATTTAATAAACGATACAGTTTTTGGGCTTACTAATCCAGCTTTATACAAGAAGATTTTACCAAGCATGACAACTTTTGATTTAAAATTAGATGGGTCTTGTTTTCTATAAAAATCTTCAATCTCATCATAATGTTCTAAACCGTCTACATAATGTGTACACAACTCTAAAGCTCTTTTGAAAATAGTTTGTATATTAGATAAATTAAGAATGTAATTCTCATCTTTTTCATCTGGAACTACATCTGCCAATGTTTTATCACCATCAGAGTTTGGGTCCACCTTATTGTCCAATGAAATTTTGAATATAGAAGCGTTTACATCTTGCGTAGCTAAAAATGCTTTATGTTTTCTGTCACCAGAAACAGACCTACGTGTGATATATAAAAATTCTTTAAACAAAATCTTGTTGTAGACAACACTAGATTTTTTCTTCAATTGTTCTGGATAAAACCAACGAGTACGATAAAAATTACAAATTTTACAATACTTTAACCAAAATTCTGAACTCCAGTCTTTGTTATCACCATCACCGTTAGACATTAAAAATCCATTGTAAGTAATGTAACCTTTTATGTAACTAGCTAAACATTTAACACATTTTTCAAAACGTTTTACATTTTCATTCATAAACGGTTGATTTTCAATTAAATATTGTATCTGTTCTTGTATTGTCGGTAAAGTTTTTATTTTTTCAATATACTCATTTAACTCATTTGGCTCTAAACAAGTGTAAATTAATAAGTCTTCATCGTTTTTACAACCAGCTAAAAACAAATCTATGTTCTCATAACCAGAATCTATGAATTTCTTTAGATTTTGTTTACGATTCGTCTTTTTCATAATTCTTTTCTTTTCTATCTTTGCGACCATATATAACTCTCCCCCAATGTTAAAATGACCCTAAATTTTTACTTGTCTGGCCACATATGAAATACAAGTCATTCATAAAAGTAGACCAAGATGAAACAAGATTATAAAGTTTTTCTAATCCAACTACTGCACTGTCCTCTTCCATGTAGCATGAAACCATATTTTCTGTTACTTTTTCACCGATTAGCTTTATCTTTTTAATAGAAGCTTTAACTTGGTCATTCTTTCTTTTATCTAAAACACTCTTAATTTTCTTTTCGTACAGCTGTATTTGTGACCTAAAATAAGCTAAATCAACCTGCACACTGTGTCTTTTGTCATTAGATAAATTAACAAACTTTTGAATGTTTTTGATGAAATTGATAAAAGCCGTGATATCCTGCTCACTTTTGAATATTTGAACAAGTTGAACAGAAAGTTTATCAAAATCTAGACTTTCTACCTTATCAATGGCTATTTGTTCTTCAATTGTTTGTTCCATTCGTCTCTCCTTCTTCAGAATCTTTTAGGCAATTTAAATTTTGAATATATTCACGTGCATTATCAATGGCTATTTTTAAATTTTTATATTCTTCATCTTTCTTTTCAGCAATTTTTAATAATGACTCTAAACAAATTCCTCTCTTCTCTGCAATACGTCTATTCACTCTTTCTAAACCATCTTCACTACTATGGTCATGATGTTTATCACATAGGGATACAAGATTGTTCATTTCATATAACAAATCTTTTCTTTTACTTCTCAAATGTATATGATGAACTTGTGTTGCAGGTTTTCCACATACAACACATTTGTAATTATCACGCTTTAACACTTGAGCACGAATTTCTTCCCACTTTGCTTTAGCTTTTTCGTTTTGCTTTTTTAACTCAGTTTTCATCAAAGAAGAAGACGTTTTCAAACCCTTAGAAAAAGCTTTCAAAGGAATCTTTTTTAGCTTAGAGCTACCTTTTTTTAATGGTGTCTTCTTCATAACTCTCCCTCTTGGTTTACAATAACAAATGTAATGTTGTCACATAAAATTGTAAAGTTAAAATTAAAAAAACCCTCAACTTTTACATCAAGGGTTTTTGTTCAACAACTAGTTATGCTTAAAATGGCACATCATCAGCTATAACTTCATTAACTGTGCTTACACCTGTTATGATGGAACCTCTTGCATCTCTGTATTCATCACAAATTTTATTTACCACTTCAGATATCTTTAAGAAATCTTCATCAGATGGCATTTTCCATAAATCAAACATCGTTAAGTCTTCGTTTTCTTTTCTCAAAGAACTTAAAACATCTGGTGATGGTTCAAAAACTTTAAAGCCTAAACTACGTTCCCATTTACCATTGTCAGATTGGCGAGTAAATGAAAAAAGATTACTTCTATCCCAAGCTAAAAAGTTTGGATTATCTTCATTTTTATACTGACGTATCATCCACTTAGTCAAAAAGTCATTATTTTGTTGCAAGATAGAAATATGAGCTTTATCCCATTCATTTGTATCTGAGCTAATTACAACAACTTTCAAATTTGAAGTAATTTTAGGGTCAAATACAGGGATAGGACCATATTTACCTTGTGTACACAAATCTTCTTCCTTAAAGCCCTCTGCTAACAATTTTCTTTTTGCTTCACAAATTGGACAAGTGATACCTTCACTCTTCAGATGCTGCGTTTCTTCTGGACATACAAAACGAATGGAGTTACCATTAGAATCTGTTAACCAGTGTGTACCAACAATATGACAGAAAATCTTATTTTCTTTACTATTAGCTCCAACAGCTTTAAATGTCAACTCTCTTTTGAATCCGTTATTATTTCTAACAAATTCAACAGATTTAGTCGATTCGTTACTTGTTTGCATTTCATTGTTACCTTTTAAAATTTCATTTACCCAATCTTCATTAATTTCTTTTGCCATATCAGTCTTCCTTTATAAAATATATTAAGTTTATACAGTTTTTATCCTGTCGTAAAAATTAGTGAATATGTTGAACATAATAATTTTAAACCAAACATTAAAGTAAAATTTTAATGTTTTGCACGGTTAATTAAATTTATACCTTTTTCAATCAACCTTTGTTTTCTTTCACTGTCATTGTCAGACTTATTCACAAATTGTTGAATTATATCGATTTCGTCTTCACTTGTGACTTCACTGTCATTATTGTCTTTATGGTTCGCTGTTATTCTTGAAACATCAATGTGTAAATCACTGTCTTTCATCTGTTCAACCTTTTCTTTTATTTCGTCTGTGTATAAAATATCCATACTTAAATCGACCTTTACATAGTTATCATTATCTATTTGTAAAATCTCGTTAACATTATCATCTGTAAAAGTTAACCAATCTGGACAATTAAAACTTTCTCTTTTTATTCTACCTGTTTCCTCGTCATATAACACGATATTGTTTCTTGAAACACCTTTGTCTTTAAACGATAAGCGTTGTGTAGAACCACAAACAATAATATTTTCGCCTATCTGTGTAAATCCATGATAATGAGCTTCAAACACTTTTTTAAATTTATCTAATAAGTCTATTTTTACACCTTTGTTTGTAAAGATGCCACCGATACATAAATCAGCTATATCAACATGTGAAAAAATTATTTTGTTCTTTTTGTCTGGAATGTTTTCCAAAAAATTAGATAGATATTCATCGTCATAAGAAAAAGGTAAATAAACATAATCTCCATCTATCACTGGTTCTTCATATAACTTGACATTATCAAAATATTTAAATGGAGCCAATTTGTTTATTCCAAAAACAGTTGCGTCATGAATTATGTCATGGTTCCCAACTATCATTTCTAAAGGTATATTGTAACATTTACACTCTTTAGCTAATTCTGAAACAAATTTAATCACAGCACATTGTGTCTCACCAGATATATTATCTCCAACAGGGCCATACATGTCCCCACCGAATACACATTTGGTAATTTTATTTTCTTTCAATACTCTTTTCAACGAATCCAGACAAGATAAGTGCTCATTTTCTCTCGTTGTAAACCCATTTCCTGTAATAGAAGAAAATCTATGACCACTTCCAAAATGTATATCACCAAAAAATAAAATCATCTTATATTTCCTCTATTTGTGTACAACCTAAAGACTTTTTACAAATAATTTTATGTGGTATTACTTCTGACACCATGGCGTTGTTTGTAATCCAATAAGCTGTTTCAACTCTTTCTGACAAATCTTCTATAATACCAATTAGTTGCTGGCACCCAAGAGAATCTAATTGAGCTTCAATTTCATCTAAACAAAGGATATTAAAACTAATCTGTGATGTAGATTGCAATAAGTCATATAATGCAAATTGGATAGCTAGGTCCAAGCGTTTCTTTTCACCACCAGACAGTTTAGACACGCTTTTTTTAATCCCTAGGCTGTTTATATCAATTTCGATAGAAGCACCGCTTAAACGTAAACATACCTCTGTATTCTTGAAAAAACTATGTATATAACGTTGCATATACGCATTTAAATTTTCAATATCTCTATTCAAAAGATATGGCCTTAACTCACCTTTGCTTCCAAGTAATTTGTAATAATAATCGGACAACTCACGTTTACTCGTTAAATCATTTATTGCTGACCTAAGTGCTTTTCCATTCTCTACTATTTGGGCTATTTCTTGCTCATGGTTTGACTTATTTTCTTTTAACTTCTGTATTTTAGACTTTAAATTTTCAATCTGTTGTTCAAGTTTAATCTTTAAGCCATTGACTTCACCTATTTTTGCTTCTAATCCACTGACTTCTTGTCCAAGTTTATAGACCTTTTCTTTAGATTCTTTCTGTTTTTCTTGTTTTTGTTTATATTCTTCATTTATCCCTCTCGAATTTTGTTCATGACTTTCGTTTAATTCTTTTAACATAGATTCGTAGTCTTCTTTTGATGATTTAATCAAATCATCAAACTGTTTTACGGCATCGTTCAACTCTGTTTCTTTCTTTAAGATTCTTTCATTGTTTGATTTAATTTCGTCATCTAATTTAGAAACACTTGATTTTAATTCTTCAAGTTTTGATTTTTTATCAGCTACTTCTTCATCTGTTCTTATTAAAGGACGACCACAAGTAGGGCAATTCGGACTATCGAACCACTTTTGTAATTCATTCGCCTGCCTATTCAAATCTTTTTGTTCAAACGATAAGGTTTGATTCTTTGATTTAACACTTGTTATTTCTTCTTTAATCTCATTTAATTTCTTTTGATGGGTTGAATTTATTTCATCGTTAATCAACTTAAAACTATTATCTAATTCTGATTTTAATTTGTTATATTCAGCATTAATGTCATTCAACCTTTCTGTATAACTTGATAAGTCTTCCAATTGAACTTTTTGGGCTTCTTCTAGTTCAACTTTCTTTTTTTGTAATTGTTCTGAATAACCCTTTGTTTCATCAGTATAATTTTTTAATTTTTCTTCGCCGTTTAAAGAAATTTCATCTTGTAACGCACTGTTTATTTCTTCTTCAGTAGTCTTAATCAATGCTTCATAAGTTTTATAACTCCCAGTCATCTCATTGATTAACTGTGTTTTTTCATTGATTTCTTTATCACACTCTTTGATGTCTTTGTTAGCTTCATCTCTTACTTTATCCCAGATAGAATAATCACGGATACTTTCAAGAGTTTGTACACGTTGTTGAGGAGACAAATCCGAAAACGCTGACTGTATGTCATGCGTCATCATAATCGTACTATGTAATAAGTTAAATGGAATTTTTATAAGTTGATTCAGTCTTTCTTGTGTATCAGCTATTTTATGACACGATACATCTTGACCATCTATTTTAAGTATGAGATTGTTTCCAAACTGTGAATGTTTTCTGGTACGAGTTAATTCAATCTGAGTTTCGTTAGATTCGATATAAAGGGTAACGTAACAATCTTTTCCAGCAGTTTCATTAACAACTTCGTCTGCCAGAACCTCATTTGTTAGAGTCGAACCTGTTAAACACCAATAAATAGCTGAAATTATAGAACTTTTACCACACCCGTTTGTAGAAGAAGGTTCATCCAAATTTATACCTTCAATAGTATAAAGGCCTGGCTTAATTTCTAACTCAACCTTGTCTTTTATACTTCTAAAACTTTGTATCTCAACTCTTTTTACATTGAATTTAGTCATAAAAATCTCCCTGTTTATTTATGGTTACTTTATTACCAATTCAAAGTAAAGACAATTTATAAAGTGTTTTTATCCACTTCATCATAAAGTTCATAAGCGTTGGGAACAATTTGGTCAAAACTTAACACTCTTTTTTCTGGGCTTTTGATAAATCTTTTGTATTCTTCTATCGTATCAAGTTCAATCTCTGTATAAAACATTTTGTTGAACAATTCTATGGCTTCCTGAGCTTGTTCTTCTTTGCTAAAGACTATCCACATATCACTTTTATTTTTGTATTTGTTACGCTTATAATTGGCATCTACTACGCTGATACACCAACCCCAAAATTCTGGTAATTTTTCAACAATTTCATCTGTGGATAACCCAGAAAACTTTTCATTCTTCCAATTTACACGAATCTTACATATCCCTGTCGGCTTTGTTAATAAATCACGTGTTTCTTTAATCAATGGCAAACAATTCTTGTAATAAAGTGTAGTTCCTACCTTATGGTATTTCTCAGAAATCTTAATCTTACTTTTTTTCAATAATTCTTTTACAGCTTGTAATTTCTTGTTATATTTTTCATCTTTGATTTTACTTTCTGGATTTAAAGCTAAATACATCAAATTCATGTATATTCTCCCCTTTTGTTAAAATACTATTTATTTAGAAATATTTAAATTTGAGTATTTTAGAAATTAAATTTCCATTTATCTTACATGAACGGAAAATTGTGAATGTAATCGTCATATATGTTAGAAACATCTAATGTTCTTCTAACTTCTTCATCATCAAACCTTGTAAAGAACTTATCTGTATAAGAATACAATTTATCTCTGTACTTTATAGCTTCTTTTGCCAAATCTTTATAACTCTTGATTGTTGACGAACTAAAACTTATAAGCTCAAGAAAAGAATCAAATCCCTTACTTGCAGCATATTTCTCTAATTCTATTATTATTTTCTTTTTAGATTGTTTTCTAAATAAAACTAAACTGTCTTCTAACTTCTGCTCTATTGTTTTCTTTGGAGCTTGTGATTTAAAATAACACTTACCATCATCAGCTTCTACAATTTGTTCATAAGTTGCGATAATCGTTCGATTGTACCAATCTTTGTTGTTTGGATTAGATACATAAGCTTTAGCAATTTCTAAATCAGAAACCCATCTAATACCTTTATCTGGTGTATCAACACAAAATTTAGTAGCATGTTTCAAATCACCGATTATTTTCATAAATCTCCTCCTTTTGTTATAACATCAATTAGAACTATAACTTTAGAACGAAGATTAGATAAAATTTTAAAATTGAATATATTTTATTTTTGTCAAAAATTCTGTCGAATTAAAGAAAAGTAACAAAAGAAATTAATGCTCTATAGGTCCTTATAAGCTTTAAAAGAAAGAAAATATAAAATATACTCGTATAATGGACAAGCCATTATACTTCGTATATAAGAAAGAAAAACCGATTCGTGATTAGTTGTCAACGATTTTTTTGAAGTTATCCACAGACTTAAATATCGATTTCAGAGAGGTCTTTATACTCAATTTCACCAGAATCTAAATTCTTAACTTTAACTCTAATATTATCATCTTTGTCTGTCAAGACATCTACTATCTGAAATTGTTCTTGTGGCATAGACATATCCATAGAATCATCTTCAGAACTTCCATCTTCTGGTCCATAACCACCAGTATCAATATTTAAATCTCCAAAATCTCCTAAAGAATCTTCTCCTTGGCTATCTCCCTGCCCTAAATCTACAGTATCATCTTGTTGCATATCATTAGATGATAAACTTTTATTTGTGGGGGCATCCACACTATCTGTTGAATTATCAGAACCAAATCCAGCGTTAGCTTGAATAGAAGCATCAAAATTAGAAGCTACATCTGTATCATCTTCTTTTAATTCTTTTAACTTATCTATAAAAGCTCCTTTCTCTAGAGATTCTCTTTTTTTATTTTTATATAAATATTGTACAGCGGTGCCTAAACTAGCTGAAGTTGTATCCCCCATGTTACCACAACAGAAATCTTCTTCTATTGCAGATTCTTCTTTATTCCTATATTCATCTTCAGATTGACCAATAGCGTCTAACCCTAAAACCTTTGTCCATATACCTAAACCGTTATATTTAGCTCTAGGGTCATTATCTGCATAAACAATATTATCATAATTAATAAGGTCATTTACATTGTTATCAAATTTCTTTTGATAGTCTTTATAACTGGGGTCAAACGTACCAACTTTAGAATCATGTTCTTTATGAATATCAACAATAGATTGTTTATTAGCAGCAAGTTGTTGTTTTAACGAATTATATTTCTCATATTCGTTTTCTAAATTATTAGAAACATTGATTAAATCTTCTTTCTCTTGCTTATGTTGATTAATAACATCTTGTAATTCTTGTTTTCTTTTATCTAACTTATTGTATTTATTATCTAATCTTGTTCTTTTTATATTAGATATATCTGACTTGTTTCTTTCTGCATCAATTTGCTCCATTTCAGCATCAATCTTTTCTATATCCTTTTCTAAATAAAGAATTTTTATACCAAAATCGTCAGCTTTATCTTTTAAATTATTTTTTATGTCTTCTTTTGAGGAGCCTTGCTTGAATAACCAAGATTTGTTATCAAGTTCTTTTTCTAATTCTTTGTTTTTATCAGCTAAATCTTTTATTTCTTCCCATCCAGCTGTTTTGTTTATATCAGCTTCTTTCAAATCGATACTTTCATGTAACTGAATATTCTTTGGAAGCGGATATCTGTGTTCTTTTAACCAGTTGTGTAATTCAGCAACAGATTTAAATATCTCAATTTTATCGTCATGAGAGAGACATAAGTTTAAATTTTGTTTAAAAATTTTAGCGTTTTTACTGGCGAGAGTAGCAGTATTACCTTCTTCATTAACAACCCATGTGTTATAATCATTGTGATTGTTAATTTCTCTTATTTCATCTAAAATGTCTTGAACTTCTTTGTTTAGCTTTAAAGAATCGTTGATTTTATCAAGAACCTCTTTGGTCAATTTATTCTTTTTAGCTTCATCTTTTTCAGACATGGCAGAAGTTTCTTCATCGTTAAATACATCTGAAGTAACTTTACTTGGGTCAAATTCATTTTCGTTTGTATTTATAGAATGAAAAGTGTTACCTTCTTGTAAAACTGTACGATTATTGTTATTCATGGTCGATTCCTTAGCATTAAATCTAAATAATCCGTTGAGTTTATCAAATATTTTATAGTCACCGTTGTGGGTTAACCAGTTACTTTCATGTTCATCAGCACTTTCTACTATTTCTGGATTACGTCCTTTGTATGTTCTTATCATATCAGCCAAATTGTCTTCTGTATCTGTATATTTACCCTTAAGGTCTCTGTTATTTTGTAATTGTCTAAGTAAATTTCTCATTGTATTATAAATTTGTTGTTTAGAATAATTGTTTTTGACCGTCCCATTGGCTAACATCTTAAGGTCAATAAGTGTTTTAGCTGGTGTTTTTGAGAAATTGTTAACAATTTCGTTGATTACACTTTTATCGTAATCTTTAACTGGTTCAAATTTAATTTCTTTTCTATCGAATTCTTTTTTACCTTCCATCTCATGAGTAACATACATTTTATAAGCGTCTTTAAGGTCTTTTCCTTCGTTACTATGGTCTTTTAACCAAGGTACAAAGTAATTATCACGCCAAATAATAAATTGTTGTACGTTGTTTGGTAAACTGTTTATATCAGCTTTTTTAGATATTTTTGAAGATTTAAACATTGATTGAGTTGGGTCCAGATGAAGACCATATTTTTTGTTTATTCTTTCAATTACATCTTCATGACCTGGTTTAATCATACCATTTTCATCTAGGTAACTTGCTAATTTATTGGTATTTGGGTCAATATAATACCACATTGTATCTGTATATGTATTTGTATCACCAGGTATTAATGGTGTATTTCTTTCTGTTATTCCATTGTTTACGAAAGCTCTCTTCAATTGACTAGTACCTTGCCAAGTGTAACCAGCTTGATTAGACAGCCTTGATGATGAAACTTTATCAATGTTACTCAAGATTCTTTCTTTTTCTTCTTCACGGATTTTTTCACATTCTTCGGGACTTTTGTTTCTACACCATCTCTCACAATTCTCATCATAATTGTATATGGCATCCCACAGTTCATGTAAGGTACCATTTTTTTGCCAATCGTTCGAATCTTTACTAATGGCTCTTTTTATAGCTTTATCGCTTTCGTTAAAGATTTCAAATAAGTGTGGCGCAATAAAATAGTCGTTTTTCATGTTTAATCCTTCAAGTGTAATCTTATATTTAGAACTTTTTTAGATAAATGGAAATTTAATTTAAAAATTATAAAAAATTCACATGTTCTTATAAACAGTTGTTAAAAAGAAGGAGACCTAATTTTATGTGGAGTGGAAATAGTGATATTCTTAACCACCAGTCGTCTAAAAATTACATGTACAATGATAAAGTCTTTATTTTAGATGAAATTACTGACGAAAATTGTGCATATCTGATTGGTGATTTGAGCAACTTTATCTTTGATGAACAAAATAAAGGTAAACAATTAAATTTTTTCATAAACAGCCCTGGTGGTGAAACTTATGTTATGATGTCCATTATTGGACTCATGAACATCGCTAAACTTTATAACATTGAACTCATAACATTTGTTTTAGGAACAGCTGCTTCTGCTGCTTCCATGATAGCTGTACAAGGTGATAAACGTTTTATGAGCAATATTTCACGTCATCTTGTACATTTTGGTTCAATTTGGGACGTTACGACTAAAAATAGCGAGATTGAAAAGATTTATGAACAAAACAAAGAGTATGCTGATAATTTAGATAAGCTTTATTTAACAGCTTGTAGAGGAAAACTGACTAAGACAGTGCTAGATAGATTGAAAAGAGATGAACGTGGCTATCTAAACGCTGAAGATTGTTTAAAATATGGTTTTTGTGATAGCATTATTGAAGATGAATTAACTCAAAAGAGATATTATGATATCCAGAGAGATAGTTTTGATAGAAATTTTATGCAGGGCATTGTTTCTAAACCAAAAAAGAAAAAAGTCGTCAAAAAAACTTCAAAATCCGTAAAAACTCCATCGAAGAAAGGAAAAACAAATGGTAAATAAGGACGAAATATTAGAGTATTATCATCAGTTATGTCTTTTGAGTAAAAAATCATTAACTCGTGAACAATATAGAAGTATGAATCCTAGATTTTCATCTGGTTTGATTGAAAAGTTGTGGGGAAATTGGAAAAATTTTGCTTTAGCGAGCTATTCTTACAGTAGAAATTTGGTAAGAGAAGAAATTCATATACCGAACAGTGTTTCACAGAGTAAAATTGTCATTGTATCAAGTGTGTTTTCTGGTGAATCTTATGATGAATCTGCATTTGAACTGTTAAAGGGTATGGCAAAGCACTTAAACGCTGATTTACGTCTACTTTATATCAATACGAGTAAAAAGAAAAAGTTTACAGAGCAACAGTTGAACGAATTAGAACCATATTTAGTGCAAGATTTATCGTTTACACAAGACAAATATTGTGTTTGTAAAAGTATTGACCTAAAATCAAGTTGTAAAAAGCCTTTAACAAATGTTGAAAAGATTTCACATGATTATAATCTTATTGTAATTTCTTCTGCCAAACAACAATGTAAGATTTTACCTTATGATACTGCAAATGAAACATTTAAGGTTGCTTATTCTACTGGTACAATTTCAAAGTTTGATTATAAAAACACCATAAATGGTTACATAGATAGAGAATATAACAAATGTGGTGCTGTTGTCTTGGAATATGATGAAACGAAATCTAGATATTTACCAAGAAATGTAGAAGTAGTAAACAATGAGATATATGATAAAGACAATATTTTCTATTTTGATAACAATGGTGATGTAAGGGTTAAAAAAACTAATATAGACGCTTTAGTTCTTGGAGATTTACATTTACCAGAAGCTGAATGGACATCTGTTGCAGAATCTATAACTCAAATTCGTGCTTATAAACCAAAGTATGTTTTAATTGGAGATTGGTGTTCTTTCAACTCTATAAATCATCATGAAGCTAATAAATATTTAGATAAAGTTAGGAATTGTCAAGAACCTTTAGCAAAAGAATTAAATGAATGTATTACACAATTGAATCACTTCGTAAATATGACTGAAAATTGTGAATTTTTAATTATTCATTCTAACCATGATGAGTTTTTAGACAAGTGGTTAAACAGTGGTGAAATGTTTAAAGAAAAAGATAACGCTGTTATTGGCTGTGACTTGTTTTCTTGTTTATCTAAGAATGAAAACCCTTATTTTTATTATGAGTTAGATAGTAGAGTTAGATTTTTAAAGAAAGGTGAGAATTTTACTTTACATGGTATTGTTCTTTCTAATCATGGTCACGTTGGTTTATGTGGTACTAGAGGAAATTCAAATACTTATGTAAGAACTTACCAGAAATCTGTTACTGGACATACTCATTCTCCAAAGATAGAAGATTCGAATTATACTGTCGGAACTTGCAGTAGAATTAACTTGTCATACACAGACCATTTGAGCAATTGGGCTTTTGCTAATGCTTTTGTTCATGAAAATGGTACTGTTCAGTTAATATTTTAGATTATTGACTTTACAAATATGTTTTTGACAACTATTTTCTTATCAGAGATTGAAATTTTAGGTGAGGGCGACTATATATGAAAATAATCAAAGGTAAATTTTGTATGCCGTGTCGTATGTTATCTCAATGGCTTAGTGATAATCATATTGACATTCCAGAAGAATTTTCAGATGACAATCCAGACGTTGAAAAATATGGAATTAAACAGACACCAGCTTTAATTACAGATGATGGGGTTGTTATTCAAGGTTTAGAAGACATTAAAGAATATTTAGAAGAGGAAGAGTAACATGAAAAAGTTTTATGCGGTTGGTAAAAATGTTTTTGTAAAAGAAATTGAACAAGAGAATATTGTCGGGGGGTTTGTAATTCCAGATTCAGTAAATATAGATTTTACAATTGGAGAGATTGTTTCTATTGATACTGGATATTATGAAAACGGTATGTATATTACAAACCAGTTTACAGTAGGTAATGTAATCGCTTTTCCTAAAGTAGCTGGTACAAAAGTTACATTGAATGGCGAAAAGTTGATTCGTGTTATGGCAAATGATATCGTAGCTGTTGAAAGAGAAGGAGAATAATATATGTCAACAAGTGCATATTTTGATAAAGAAGCTCAAGATGCTTTAGTAACAGGCTTAAATTTAGTTAGTAAGGCTGTTGGAAGTACATTAGGTCCTGCTGGTAGTACTGTTGTTTTTCAAGAAAAAGATAAACCAGTGGTTATCACAAAGGATGGTGTAACAGTAGCTAAACAGATTAACCCTAAAGATGAGAAAGTCAGATTAGGTGCTGAACTTGCTATCAACATTAGTAAGAAGCAACTTGATTCTGTTGGTGATGGTACAACTACTGCTTGTGTTTTAGGTAATGCTATTGTAAATACAGGTGTTCGTCAGATTGAATTAAGTGATTCTAAAGTAAATCGTACTGCTGTTCGTCATGGTATTGAAAAAGCAAGAGATTATGTTATTAATAAACTTGTTTCTTTAGGTAAAGGTATCGAAACAGATGAAGATTTAGTTAACATTGCAACTGTTTCAGCGAATGGTGACGAATCACTTGGTAGAATTGTTGCAGAAGCTTATAATAGAGTTGGTAAAGACGGCATTGTTCAAGTTGAAGAAACAAAAGACCGTACGACTTATTTACAATTCAAAGAGGGTATGACTTTTGCCAAAGGTTGGACTTCACAATTCTTTGTAAACAATCATGAAGACCAAACAGTTGAATATGATAATCCAAAGATTTTGTTATGTGAATCTAAGATTTCTAACTTTGCAACTCTTGTAGATGTTATTCAAGGTATCAGTAAAACTGGTGCTCCTGTTGTTGTTATTGCTGAAAGTTTTGATTCTAGCGTAACACAAGGTCTTGCTATGAATATCATTCGTAGTGGTGGTCAACTTAAGGTTGCTTGTGTAGAAGCTCCTGGCTATGGTGACCGTAGATTAGATTTATTACGTGATATGGCTGTTTATTTAGGTGGTTGTGTAGCAGATGACCCTCTTGGTAAAAAATTAGAAACTATTTCACCTATTGACTTTGGTTCTTGTGAAAAAATTATCATTAAAAAAGATGAAACAATTATCCGTGGTGGCATGGGTAATCCAGAACAAATTAAAGAACGTATCAATAGTATTCAAGGTGTTATAAGCAATCTTAAAGAAAATAATACATTTGAAAAAGAACAACTTGGTAAACGTATTGCTGCTTTGACTACTGGTGTTGCCGTAATTAAAGTAGGTGGTAGCTCTGAAGAAGAAATTAAAGAACTTAAAGACAGATTAGACGATGCTCAATGGGCTGTTAAGTCTGCTCTTCAAAGTGGCTATTTACCTGGCGGTGGAACAACTCTGCTTCACATTTCTGAAACAGTACAAGAAAATGTTAAAACAGACAACGCTGATGAAAAATTGGGTGTTGAAATTGTAGCTAGGGCGTTAAAGGCTCCTTTCCGTACAATTCTTGAAAATGCTGGAATTGACCCAGAATCTACAATGAAGAAAGTTTTGGAACAGAAAGATATTAATGTTGGCTATGATGCACGTAACCTTGAAGTTAAAAACATGGTTGAAGCTGGCATTATTGACCCTGTTAAGGTTGTTACAGGTAGTATTTACGCTGCTACTTCAATTGCTTCTGTTGTTTTAACTTCAGATGTTATCATCACAACAGATAAAGAAGAGAACACTGGGTTATCTTTAAATATGATGCCTGGTGGGATGATGTAAAGTTATCACCGCAAGCCCGAAGGTCAATAGTGTAAAAGCTATTGACCTTTTTTCGTAATACAATTAGTGGTTTAATAACATTTTTGTCGTCAATTAGTAAAATTTAAGTTCTAATTGTTATGTTAAAAATTGGATAATTCATATGGCAAAAAGTTCTTCTAAATCAAGATTGAAAGAAGTTGATTTTTCTTCGTATAACTTGAGAGACGCATATATTACAGATAATGTTAGCTATATTGCTGCGTTACGTGATGAAGCTTTATTTTCTAATTGGGGAATTAAAGTTCTTGTTCGTGTGCCTGCTCATGAGGAAGATATAAATGAGAATAATGTAGATGAATATTCGAACTTTGTTGATATTGAATGGATTGATACAGTAGAAACAGTGGTTCCGAAGTTTAATGATTACCGTATAAATGTTTCTGATGAAGGAATGACAGCAGATGGTACTACTGGGGTTTATCCATTAGAGATTTTGATACCAACAAAGTTACATCTACCAAGAAATTCAAGAATTGTTTTAAGTGAACATGACGCTTATGAAAATAAAATTGCTCGTGAATGGGTTGTTTTAAGTACTCAAATGAAGCAATTGAGTGGAAGTAAATCTTATTCTCAAATTGCTGATTGTACGCCTGCAAGAAGAACAACTTACGATAGTGCAAATACATCATATTTATCAGAGTTCTGGTTTGATTATGCCATTGACGTTCCTGTTAAAGTAGATGAAATCAAGGCACAAGGTATCATTTGGTTCTTAAGAGAAGGTATACCACGTAGTAAACTTGTCATCGGTAAAAGATATGGAGAAACCTACGAACAGGTTAATGATATAAGTGAATACGTAGAATACGTTAGAGTTCCAGTTTATTATGATAATAGAATCAAGAATTTGGTTAATTCTGGTAGTGGATTTGTCGTTGGTGATGTCCATGAATTGTACGATAAAGATGGGAAGAAGTTATATGTCATAATAGATGATGAGGAAAACATTAGAGTACCATTGTCAGTTAAAATTACAAGTGTGGGACAAAATGGTGAAATAACTGGATACGAATACAACGTTGAAAGAGGATATACTTTATTTGGAAAAGATGGTGTTTTACAAGTTACCATTAGAAACGCTGTTTTAGATATAAATTGTGTGGATGTGAATAATCAAACATATCAAGAAACAATTACATCGTTGAAAGTTTCTTCTCCACGATATATTTACCCACAAAATAAAATTGCAAAATTTTCTGGAAAACGTATCGCAATTTCAGTTCTTATATAATATAGAGGAAGAAAAATGGCTATTTATGGTTTACAAACAAATTACATGAATAAGATACTTAAAACTTACTTTGGGTCTGAAAAGCCTGAATTAGTTAACAAATATGCTTATGTCGGTTTAGGTTTAACTCAAGATGGAGCATTGATAAATACAGAATGTTTCAGTGAAGTTTTTGATGGGAAACCTGTTGGTAATTATAGAAGAGCTAGAGCTGTATTTGGAGAAGCTGTTGATGGCCAAATTTCTAATCTTAATGAAATTGTATTCAATACAGCTGGTGAGGATTGGACAGAAGCTTCTAAAACTGTTTGTATGGTTGGAATTTTTGATACATTAGATTATCAAGATGAAGAAGGAAACATGGTTGAACCTTTAATTGTTTTGAAACTTCCAGATTCAATAACTATTAAAGAGGGTGAAACAATCTTTTTGACAGCAGGCTCTCTGAATTTAACATTGACGGATGAATAAAATGACAGATTTAGTAAATTTTGAATTATCACCATCTTTTTTAAATCGTATATTAAATAACGAATTTGGTACACCAGATTTATCTTATGATGATTATAGTGTTTATGCTGGACTTGGTATAGAGTTCGATGAAGATAGTTTTAGTTTTACGAAAGAACCAGTTTCTAAAGGTTTTACAATCTTAAGTACACCAGTATTATTTTCTGAACCAATAAATGGAATATTGAGAAACTCTAGTCCTTTAGAGTGGCCAAAAGCTACTGTAGATTGGACATCAGGAACGGATACAATAAAATATGTCGGTTTATATTATCGTAAAGAAAATATTAATTTTGCTGTTAATCATAAATACGATTACGAGCTTGTTGCTGTTTTACCTTTATTACCAGAGGAAACGGTGAAAAAAGGTGAAAAAGTAACGTTGAATACAAATGCGATAGAAATAAAATTATCAAACCGCTAATCTAGGAGAATTGACATGGAAGATAAAAGTAAAGAAAGATTTTTAATGACAGAATCCACTAAAAAAATCATGGATGAAGTTATTACAGAGGATATTGAAAATTTAGATGACTATGAGCTTGTTAGAAGAATAAATGAGACTAAGAAGCTTGTGGCAAAATTAACAGAATCTGGTCAGATAGAAGTGAAAATGGTTTTGTTTGACTAATTTTACAAAGGAATACTAATCTATGAAAGAAAAGAACTCTATAACTTTTCCATTTTTGTGTATCTCATATTACGCTTCTTCTAAAAATGAAATAGATAACAGACATTCATTCGACTATTGGATGAGAAGTAAGCTTGTGCGTATTGTTTCTGACAAAAGTTTCGCACGTGGGGACGTTTTAAAAGTAAATTCTGTTGAAAATACTTCATCTGGGATAGTCATAAACGTAGAAGTACAAGAGGAATGGAATTCAGAACTCCCTGTTCTTTGTTTTGTTTCAAGTCGTTTAGTTTATAACAGATGGTCGAAATTTCAATTTAAACCAACAGCAGGTATTCAGATTATAGAGCCAATTGAACAAGTTTTGTCTGGAAACTATTCGATTGGTTTAATTTTGCTATGTTATAAATCTGGTAAAATATCTTGCCAAGATACCGTTGGTCACAATGATTTTGACGTAATTGTGAACTTGAAATGGGAATAGGGATACAATTTTAAAGTTCTATATAAAATACTCTTTGGATTGTATATAAAGGTGAAAAAATGGTTAAAAGTGTAATTAAAACATTGTTAGAAAGCTCTGCTTATGATGAAGATACAAGAACATTGTTTATCTCTAACCCAGGAATTTCGTTTACTGGTTTAAAGGCTCTGGCTAAAAAACATAATTTTACAATTGGGACTACCCAATCTGGTGAATATGTTGCTGTTCCTACTTCTTTTAAGTATAACAATGAAGATGTATCTCTTTATGATAACTTTTTAGACACTTATACACATTATGATACGAATTATGGTACTCTTTTAACTGTATATAAAACTGTAGATTTGATGACAGAAAATCTTGCAGAAGTTGATTTAATTTTAAACACTTATGTAGCAGAAGTTCTTGGTCAAGGTTTCATTGACAATCCATTGAATATTACAATTTCTAATAAAAAGGCTCAAGATTTAATTCAACGTGTATTCTATAAGAATAGAATTTATGATAGATTACCTAATATCACATATAATCTTGCCAAATATGGTAATTATGGGTTTGCATTGTGTTATCCTTATTTAGAAAAATGGATGACAGATGAAGAAACACAAGATTTTCACAGAATAGATGTTTTAGAAGATTTGACTATTGCTTTTGTTAACCCGCAATATTTTAGAGTTAACACTGACGAATATTACAATCCAATTAACTATGTTACTTCAATGCCTAACACATTTGTTTCTGATACAAAGAGTTCTGTGTTAAACAATAAAGTATGGCAACCATGGCAATTTTCTCATTTCTTGCTACCGTCTGATATAACAGAACCTTATGGAAAATCGATGCTTTGGTCTATGCGTTCTGCTTTCGACCAGTTATCAACCTTGGAATCATTGCTCGGTATTTCTCGTGCCAGTATGATTCAACGTATCGTATTTTACGTTCCACTTCCTGCTGGATTAAATGTTGTAGATTCTTACGGTTTTATGAATGAGTGGAGGTCAAATTATCTAAATACAATCTTTACAGATACACAAGGTGTTAAAGCTGGTCGTAAAATTCCAGGTGCTTTATCAATTCTAACATTACCAGAATCTGCTGATGGAAAGAAAGTGTCTTTTGAAACAATCCAGAATACAAACCAGGGTTTACTTGAAACAGATGATGTTGATTACTTCTTAGATAAGATTTTGAGAGCTTCTGGGCTTCCTAAAGGTTATTTGGTTGGTGATGAAACGATTACAACTGCTCAGGCTCTTTCTGCTCAAGACTTGAAGTTAAAAAGAACACTTATTCCTCTTAAAAAAGGTTTATTAAATGGTATTTTGAGCTTAACAGAAAACGTTTTAACACATGCTGGTTACGATGTAGACAAACTTGATATTGAAGTCAGCTTAAATGAACCAGTTCAAATTTCTGCTGATACCATTGAAAAATACAGTAATCTCATTGACATTGTAGGTAAATTCAGAGAGTTTAATCAACAAATGACAGACATCAATGCGTTTCAAGCTTTGATTAAAATGGGTATGCCGATTGAACTTGCTTCTCTTGTATGCTCTACTAATAGTATAAATACTTTATCTGATAAAACTGATTTAGCTAAATTCTTGAAAGGCCAAAAGTTAAAGAGTACATCTAATATCACTAACCCAGATGCAGATACAGACATGGGAGAAAGTGTTGTTGGTTATAAAGTTTCTTCAAAAACATTCTTGAAAGAAAATGATTACTTAAGTAAGTCGTTAAAGAAGGCTTATAGTATTATAACAGGAGGAGATGACAAGGTTGAACTAAAAGAATCAGTCTATCGTTCTAAGAAAGCTGGTGTTTTAGATGAATCAAAATAATAAATTAATTACTGGTGTTTATTTAGTTGAAAGAAAGTGGGGCCTTATTTGGTTAAAAAATAAGCTAAAGAATGTCAATGAAACTGTGAAAGACGATAAGTTCTATGTAATGTTACTTCAATGCTTTGGAGCAGATTATACTGCAAAGATATTAGAAGCGTTGAGTGAAGAAAAAAAGCTGTTAATAGATTTTGATAAAGAAAAGGTTAAAGTAGTTGACACGAAAGATGTTCCATTTGTTAAGAGTCTTGCGTTTTATTTTAATCCACAGAATATACAAGCAGAACTTGATAGCGGTGAACAGATAGATATATATGGTTATAATAAGGAGGAGGACTTATGAGTAAAATAAACCCATTTACAGATGGAAGAAAGATACCAGAAATTTCTATAAACGTTAAAGTTAAAGTAGATACAGAATCTAACGAAGATAATGAGAATTGGAACAAAGTTTTTGGTTATTTAATGAGAAAACCAAGAACTAAGGTTGAATTTATAAATGTTGCAGATATACGTAAGTTATCTTTGGACAATATTACAGTTGAAAGTATAAAATCTCACATTCAACAAGAGGATTATGAGAAACTTAAGACTATTGAATCCATTTTTAACGAAAAATTAACTCAAGACGTTAAAGCGTTTGTTTTATCAATTTTGAAGGTTAAACCAACAACCATTGAATCACTTGTAAACTCGTTATAGTTTGTTAAAATTTACACTTTTAAGATAAATGGAAAACTTACGATTAAATTAGTAAGTTCTAAACAAATATCAATGTATTAGGGTAAATTAAAATGGCAACAAAATTATTCCCAAATTTAGAAAGAGTTACAATAAAAGAACACGCTAAATCAAATAATTACGAAGATTACATAGGTGTTGTACTAGATAAAAAGAACAACACTTTTAAGGTTGTTGAGGGTAGATTTACAGACAAAAAAGACATGTACGAAAAGATGAAGGCACGTGGTCTCATCTTACGTAAAGCTTATGAAAGAAAAGTTTGGGAATGGATTGAAGCTAATGCCGATGGTGTTATTATCGCTTATCTTATGCTAAGTACTGCTTTTAGTAAATGGCGTTCAAACAATGTGTTGCATAAATATTATCAAAAACTTCTTACAGATATTCCAGAATTAAATCGTGAAAGAGACAAAGGTAACCCGAATACTCGTGGTGGTGATTTTATTACAACTGATGATGAAAAATCACCAGAAAGAAAAACTGAATCTGTTGAATTAGAAGAAGAAAAGAAAGATTATAATGATGATGAAAAACATCTTGTACAATTTTATGGTATCACTAATCCAAAGAAAGATGAAACAATTTTAACTAGTGGTAATGTCACTCTTCCAAACAATATAACAAAAAAAGGAACACACGGTGATTTCTTTAGTTTAAAAAATATATACAACATTAAACTATTGGATTTAATTGATTCTTATTTAACTGGTAAGAATAAAAAAGGCATAAAAAAAGATAAAGTAAAATTAGCAATAACGTTAGAAAATGGTAATGAAGTATTTCGTATTTATGATATAAAAAATATAAACAACGATAAACAAAAATGTATTAATGCCAAAACTATTCATGTTACAGATAGAAGAGGTAATGATTTTGGTACACGTTATGATATGGCTGTAAAAGAGTTTGGTTTAAACAAATTTGATTTCAAGCTCATTGGTATCACAGAAGAAAAAGAACTCTTAAATTTATCTAACGAAGAACCAGTCGATGAAGAATCAGCTGGAAAGAAAATGAAAGTTTTATACAACAATAAAGGTGAATTAAAAGACCCTGTTGTTGCAGAAATGATAAATGAGTATCTTAACACAGATAATATAAAAAATAGAACAGGTATAGATACACAAAATAGATATTTTTTAATTGAAGTTTATATTGATGGTGAATTGAAAAAGTCTTATACAAAGGCTAGTGTTATAAGTGATTTAAAAGAAATAACAGATGGTGTAGTCAAATATTCAATTGACCCTGATAAAAGTATCAGTTTACAGATAGACCCTTATATCGGAAGGTATAGAAAAGCAATTGAACAGGGTAACACAAAATTAGAAGATAGTGAAGCCTTAAAATTGTTAACTTTACAAAAATTATATTCTTTAAACAACGCATCACTTAACACATCAAAAATTAGTGGTTGGCAAGCAAAAGCTGCAAACCAATTAGGTGGGGATTCTGGTGAAAATAGAAGAAAGATAACCGAAAACATAGAGTTAAATCACTTTTTGTCTGATTTAACAAGTGACAAAGGTGATACAATCGGTATTGTTAAACAAGATGGTGATGTTGTTGATGTCAATGGACAACATATTGGTAAAGTAGAAGGAAATTCAACAAAGGCTTATGATGATAAAGGTAAATTCATTGGATATGTTGATAAAGATGGGCATGTCATTGAAACTTTATTACAACAAATGAATCTCTATATAGAGAATAACATCGCTAATCATGAGTTAAACAACACTTTTTATACAGGTATACCTTCAAATCAATTTGTTCCTTTTGAGATTGGTGAGATTAAGGAAGTAGCTAGAAAACTCCAGATAGGTAAACCGTTAGCAGAAAATGAAAATGAAAGAAAAGAATTACTCAAAAATGTAATTTGGTATGTTTTAGCATCTTCTAAACAAGAAAAAGAAAGTAATAAAGGCTGGTCTAAAAAAGCTTATCAGAACAATTTGTTAGATTCTATAGACAATGCTGCGGAACTTATTGAAAAAATGAATTCACCTAAATCTGGTGGTCCAAATCCTAAAACTGGTGGTGGCAATAGATATTATGAAGAACAAATTGGAAGTTTATCACAAGTTAGAGAAAATCTTTCTAAATTAATAAGTAAAGCAGAACGTAGTGGTTTACAAATACCACCGTTTTATAAAGATTTGACACAAGTAAATCCAGCTAAATATCATGAACCTACTCCAGATGAAGTGAAAAGTGCAGAAGATTTTGCTTCTAGTAGAGCTAATGAAATCTCAGCAGAAGCTGAAAAATATAAACAAGATAAAGAAGATTTTCTAACCAGAAAACCTGATGAGATACCAGAGGTAGAGATACCTTTTGATAACATTAGTGATAAGATAAAAGATTTTGTTTACGAAAAATTTAATAGGGAAGCTGAAAAAGAAATAAAGAGTCAAAACGAATATGTGGTTTATAACGAAGTTAAATACAGATATAATGTTTACAAAGATAAAAATGAAGATGAAGAAGAACAAAGTTTTGAAGATTTCTACAAAGCTAATGTAGATAATGTTAGAAATGAGGTAACAAAAGAATTAAATTTAGATAATTCTGAACAATTAGATAAAAGAAAAGAAAAGATATTAGAGCGTGACAAAGAAGAAATACAAAATGAAATAAAACAAATATCTTACGATGTTGTCAATTCAGCTAAAGATTTTGCTAAAAAGGACGCTTTCGATGAAAACCCTAATGCATCAGAAGAAGATATTAAAAATAAGTTAAAAGATATTAGTTGTTACGAAAGAGCTTTAGAAACTATTTTATCTGATAAACAAGCTGCACAAAAAGAATCTGTTAAAATAACACAATATGATAACGATGGTGCAACTTTAATGCACAGATACAGTCCATATCAAGGTGCTGGATTTAACTATAGTGCAGGACCGATTAAGATGACTGGACAAATTGTAGAGGATATGACTAAAACTGAATTGAATCCAAAATTCTTTGAAAATGATGTTTTAATTCCAGAAGTTAGAGACGCTTTGTATAAAATTGCAATAGTCTTCAAAGATTATTTGGATTTACCGTTTGAAGTTAAAGATATTTATTTTACTGGAAGTAATGCAAACTACAACTATACAGACGAAAGCGATATAGACTTACACCTTGTTTATGATTTTGAACAAGCTGGTGTAAATGCCGAATTACTTTCTAAATATTTGGTTGCTGCCAAGAAAGACTTTAATAACAAATATGACATTAAAGTAAAAGGTCAGCCTGTTGAGTTAGGTTGTGAAAACATAAGTGAACCTTTGATATCAACTGGTGTATACTCACTTGGTGCAAATACATGGGTAATCAAACCCACTAACTCTGGAATAGAGATACCAGATGTTGACATGAACGCTTTCAATGATTTATCAATGAAAATTGATGATACAATAAAAGCTCAAAACTATTCTGCTATCGAGAATTTATGGAAGAAAATAAGAGAACTTCGTAAGGATAGTTTGTCAAATGAAGGTGAGTTTGGTATGGGTAATATGTTGTTTAAGAAATTACGTAATGCAGATTATTTAGAGAAGTTACGTAACAGTATGTATGACGTACAAAGTAAAGATTTGTCTTTAGAATCTTCTAAAGCTTTAGGTGAAGCAGAATTAAACGACAAAAAAGACTATTCAGAATATTTAAAAGACTTAAAAGATGAGTTGGAAACAGAAGAAACACAAGATTTGTTAACAGATAAATCGTTGCTAAAATATTTAGATGGATATAAAGATAGAAGTGATAGACAAATTACTCCAATCAAAGATGGTGTGCTTGAAGAAGAAGTAGGAGGTAGAGCTTTATCTAAAGCGATAAGATATGCAGAAAACGATATCCCACCAGACATTAGTGACTATGAATATTTTGATTTAGACGGAAACATTTGTGCAATCGATTGTGTTATAAAAAGAAATAAAGACACAGGAGAAGATGATGTAAAAATATACAAGTCTCCAGTCAAAAGAGAAAAGACAGCTAATGGTTCTTTTGCATTTATGAGACAAGCAGACAGTAAAGAAGAAATATCTATTGAAGAGATGAATGAAATCTTAGAAAACAATAGACATCGTTTGGAAGATACAACTCATCTATACGATAATTTAGACGAAGTTTTAGAAAAACTCTATGCCGAAAGAAATAATAGAAAAACTGATTTTGATAAATGGGTAGAAGAAAACAACGATTATCTTCATTTAGACGAGATATATCCTAACGAAGAAGATAAGTTTGAACGTAACATGGCTTTACATCAGTTATACAATCTCAATAGACATGGTGTTTCTACTCTTGTTTTGCGTAATGAGGTTATACCAGAACAATATGGTGTACAAATGCCAAAACCAGAAATGAAGGTTGAAGAAGATACTGATAGGGAAAAACTTAAGGCTGCATACAATCAGTTTAAATTAGATAATACTAAAAAGAAAGTAAGTTACTTACATGTTAGCAATTCTGATGAGTTAAATAAAATTAATAAGGTGCTTAGAGCACTTGAAATAAGTCCAGATTACTTGACTAGATATATTTATGAGCATGTAAAAGAATACGATAAGACACAGAGAAAGAATATTGACCATGAGAACATTTGGAAAATAGTTGGTGTAGAAGACGTATCAGAGTATCTTACCCCAGAATACCTTAAAAGAGATGGTACGTTTGATGAAGATAAGTTACCAATTAATCCGAATTCTGTTAAGATAACGATGAGAGATGTATCAAGAACTGGTAATGCGGATATGAATAAGGCTAAAGAATTCACTGTGTCGAATGTAAAAAACATAATAAAGGCGTTCCCAGAAGAAAACGATATAGATTCTGATGACGATAAGATATCTGCAGATGTTCTTAATTATTCTTCTAGTAATCTTGATAGAGTTAGAAGTAATCCACAATCTAACTTCTATTGGCAATTGTTAACAGATGACCAAGTTAAACAAGTTTTAAGTTATGCACAATCTGATAGCTTTAAATCTAAAATAAAAGAAGAATTAGCAGCCTTGAAGAATGAGATGGCAATGCTAAATGTAGAGTTACCAGAAGATAAAAAAGAACTTTACAAAAAGAAAATGCAGTATCGTAAGAAAAATGAAGATTTAATATACATGTCAACTAAAGATTTAATTGATGTATATAACAATCTTACCCCTAATGATAAGAATGGTATTTTCCTCATAATGAGAGCTTTAGGGTCTGTAAATGATAATGCAAAGCTTAAAACTGGTAAATTAGATACAGCACGTGGTGTTGGTTTCTATATAAAATTACCGAAAGAAGATAATACTGCAATGGGCGTTAAACATCAAGGCACGATGACTAAGACTAGTGTGTTAGATAAACTTCATAAGAATTCTGGAGGTTTTTAATGTCAGGGTTTCGTGATATAGTTGAAAGAGTTCTACGTGAAGGAGATAAGAAAATCTTTGATAAAGATTCTGGCTATAACGTATCAGAAGATGAGAATCTTTATTGTGATTTAATCAAAAAGAAATGGCCAGATGCAGAAAAATCTGTTACTTTCGATGATTTTAGAAACCCAGAGAATCATAGGCCATGGCAAGTGGATATATTTGTTCCATCTGAAAATATGATGGTTCAAATCCAAAAAAATTGGAAGCACGGTAGAAGACCATATAATCCAGAAGACCCAAGTTGTCAATCTGACGTTGATTGGTTGAAGTCTAAAAAAGGTGAATATTATGACAAAGTGTTATACACTTGGACAGAGCTTGACCCGTTGAAAAGAAAGATTGCTAAAGACCTTGGATACAAATATGTCGAAATTTTTAATCTCGATGAATTTTTAAAATGGTATAAGAATCCAGAGTTAACTTATGAAGAGTATAAATATCCAACAAGTCTTCAATATGACAGTGATGAATATTTTAAGCAGAAAGAAAGAGGTCGTGATATTTACGGTAATGATTCAAAACCTTATGCTGCATAAGGAGTAAACTATGTCTGAATTTCGTAAATTAGTTGAAAATGTTTTAAAAGAAAACGATGTCGATTGGGTAGCTTTTGATTCTGCTGCTGCAAGACAATTAGATTATGAAAACGAAATGGATAATTATGTAGAAGAACTTATTTCTAATGGTGAAGTAAACATAGACGATAAAACTAAACAAAATAAGTTTTTTGATTACATTTATAGTATAGATGATGACATAGGGTTTGACCCAGAAGATTTAAGAAAGGAAGGTAATCTCATTTATTTGGCGTAAATTATTGAGTTCTAAATATAAAAGACATTTTAACATAAGGATATGAACATGAGTGAAATTAGAGACCGTATAGTTAAAGTTTTAGAAGAATCACATATTTCTTTCATGGAAGAAGGCATCAAAGATTATCTTCCGAGAACAGGTTTTATTAGAAATGATGACGAAGATAAAGATTCATCTAAACTTGGTGCTTTTCTTGGTCAAGGAACAGATGAGCAAATGAGAATGGCTAAAATTATTGCCAAAGTTAAATTTGCTAATGGTGATAGAATGGGTAGAGTTTCAAGTGAAGATTTAAAACATTTTGATGAATACAAAAAGCAATATGATAAAATGTTTGGCTCTAGTGAAGAAATGGAAGAAGGTTGGAAAGACAATTTGAAGAAAGCTGCTGGTGTTGCTGCTGTAACTGGTGGTTTAATGGCTGGTGGTGCTCAAGCTGCTAATAATCAAATATATGTCGACCCTTATGAAGACAATGATATTCCACCATCAGAATATTCTGAATTATTCAAAGGCGTAAAAGAGATTGACCAAATTAATCAGACTGTTACTGATGAATATGGTAACGTGTGGACTTTTGATGAATGGCAAGAGTTACAAGATAACATTGACCCAAATGGCGAAGGTAATCCACCAGAGAAACTTGATAAATTTTATGATTCAAACGAAGAGGATATTTAAGGATAGTATCATGAGTGAAATTAGAGACCGTGTATTGAAAGTATTAAAAGAATCTCCAATAGATTATGTAGCTGCAGTATCAGAAGATGCTAATGGTAACATTGATACATTAACTATGGATATTCCTTTGTTCTTACGTTTACTTGAATATGCTAAAGAAGATGCTAAAACAGATTTAGACTTACATTTTGTTACAGAAAATGCTTTAGAGTGCATGAAAGGTAAAGATAAACTTTCGATGGATTGTTATGAAAATATTATCCCATCGAAAGAACAACAATCAGAAGAAAACAAAGAGGTAGAAAATGAGTCACTTTAGAACACTCGTTGAAAGTATCATGAATGAATATTGGGGTCATAATCCATATGACGACAATGACGGTGAAGATGAGTATCGTGATTGGTTAGAAGAACAAGATTATAGAGAGGGTTATGCTGTTTATTTAGGTAAAGATAACGAAGGTGAAGATGTTTTTGCCACAGCTGATAAATCTATTCCAGAAGAACCAGATTATACCCCATGTACACAAATTGAATCTCAAGATGTTTTCGAGTACAAATGGGATAATTCACAAGAAGAAGCAGAGGCAAGAAGAAAAGCTGAAGAGTTTGCTAATGAATGGAAAGAACATTTTCCAGATAACAGTGTTGAAATTGTTAAAGTGTATTCAAAAAATGAAGACAATTGTTTATTTCATAGAACGAAACAAGAAGTATATCCGTTTGAGAATTGGGATTATGGTGAATATTTGAATGACAAAAAAGCTACTGCATCTGAATTCAATTGGGAATTAGAAAACGGAAAATAACAGAAGGAAACTAAAATGGCTGATTTTGGTCCAATACGTAAAATAGTAGATAAAGCGATAGCGTTAGATTTAGCAAATCCTAATCTTGCAATATCAGAAAAGGAAAGTTTGCTAAAAGAAGCAGCTATTTCGTTGGGTACTTTAGACTATTTTAGAACATTCCCAATGAAAATAGTCTATTGTACGACATATAATACATCAGGTAGTGGTCAGACTACGTTCAACTGGGCTGGTCTTACTCCTCCGTATACTGATAACGGGGGTATGTATATCCCTTTCAATGATATTCTTACTAAAGGACAGCCAGCAGTACCAGAAGACCAGCTTGAAAACGCTTATTTTCTCGGTGTTTTTCGTATTGAAAGACCATATTGGTCAAACTATTCAAATCCATCACTTTGGGAAAAACAAATGTTCGGATTTCAAGTCAGTTCAACTAACTTTGACTTGATGTCTAACGTTTTGAGTAATACTTACGATGAAATTTCAACTGGTCAACCTGTACATCACATCAATAGAATGGAAAATCGTGTTGAAATTCTAGCTCCATGGGGATTCGGACAGCTCGCACTCTATGGTGCAGTTGGTTTTACGTCACCAGAGTATGTTGAAATGTCTAAAGTTGATTACTTGTGTAAATTTATTTCACTTAGATTTATCGAATCAATTATCCAAGCTCGTGATGGTGTAAAACTTAGTGCTGATTTTGAAATTTCAACTGCTGCTTTACAAGACAGGTTACATAAATTACGTGAAGAAGTAGATTCTATAAAGAATTTAACACCTTTAAGTTTAGCACAGTGGGCTTAATGTAGACAAAACACCCTTTTTGAAAGCAGATTCTTATGTAATCTGCTTTTTTGTATCAAATAATTTAAGAACTATTCATAATTAACTCAATAAAATATAAGTTCTATATTTATATTGAAAACGTTTTGCAAAATAATATAGGACCTATATAAATGAACAAATGGGAAGAAAGTCTTACTAATAGTAATGATAAACGTAAACTTTTAATCGAATCATCTGAATTTACATCTAAAATTAAACTAAATAAGACTTTAAAAGAGTCTTTAGTTATGCAATCTGGTAAAAACGGTACTTTGATTGTTAGAAATATTCCTGTTACAATTTTAGACCGTGAAAATTTAAATGGCCGTATTTATTCTACAGAAACAATGCGTCAAGCTATTGAAGAAGCAAGAGAAGCCATGAGAGATAAACAGACTCTAGGTCAAGCAAATGAACATCCAGAGTCATCATTTGTTGCTCCAACAGATGCTTCCCATGTAATTATTAATGCTTACATTAAAGAAAATATCAATATTGTTGTTGATGGTAAAAAGGAACGCCATAATGTTTTATTTACAGATTGGGAAGTGCTAAATACAACTCATGGTAAAGACTTGAGAGCATTGTTTGAAGCAGAATGTTCATTTGGTACATCTATTCGTGGCGTTGGTGAATTAAATGGTAAGATGGTTGAGAATTACTCGTTCATTTCAGTTGATGGTGTAGGTAATCCTTCTTCTTCTACTTATACTCGCATGCCTGTATCTGAATCTGTTAAAGTAGAATTCAAAGACGCTAACGAATTGAAAGAAAATTATACAGTCACATCTTCTTCTACCAATGTTGTTCGTGATTTATCTCAAGCTGGTATATTACAACAACAATTAAATGCCAATCCTTATGGTACGGTTACAAAAACTTCTACGAAGGTTGACCAAGAAACTGACCCTAAGACTGGTGCTCAAACTTCGATTACAACAGTTGAAGCTGATACAGAAGATGAAGTCAATAATTTAGCTCAAGCTTTTGATATGGCCCATAAGGCAATGACGAATGGTGTTGCAAAAGTAACTAGCGTAACCATTGAAGCCAACGAAGATGAAGATGAGCATGGAAACAAGACAGAATCAACAGAAACATTTGATACTGGCATAGAAGCTTATGCACCAGAATCTGCTCCAGTAGAAGAAAACGTTGAAGACATTATAAACAGAAAATTTGGTGATATTCAATCTAAATTACCTGAAGATAATATTTATAGTATACGTGCTAAAAAAGTTATGGATAACTATAAAAACGGTAAATTAACTCAAAGAGATGTTCTAGCAAGTTTAGAAATACCATCAAAGTTTGCTAACGATTACGTTACTAAGCATGGTGTCAACGAAGATGTTGATGATGACATTGAACATATGAAAGCCGCAAGAGAAAATGAACAATATATAAGAGCTATGGGCATCAAGAGAGACATAGATGCTATAATTCAAGATAAGACTGCTTCAAAAGAAATTAGAAAAAAATTCGTTGAATTGGATAGTGACATAAATCATAGTTTAAGACATAGCGATAGTTTTTCAGAGATTGATGAACAATTAGACAAAGCTGTTGATGCTATTTATGATTATTATAATGGAATAAACGAATCTACAATAGTTGAATCTAAAAAAGAAGAACAAAAAGACCCAAATGAGGGTAAACAATATGTGTTAAAGATTAAAGATAATGACCCAGAGATAAAAGAAGGTGCTGAAAGTGAACCTGAATTTGTTGCCATGAAAGGTAATGCGATTAGATTTACTAAAGACCCTAAGAAAGCGTTACACTTTACAAAGGGTATGGAAAACTCTGGTATTGTTCATTATGATAACATTCAGAAGTTGCTTGCTGATATGGGTTATGGTGAACAAAATCTTGAAAAATGGTATAAAAAAGATGGTGAAGTTGCTCCTAAAAAAGAAGGTTCAGTCGGTGGAGTAATTAAAGGTACTGTTTCTAATTGTAGCTTAGGCAGTGACATTGATAACAATTTAACTAATGAAAAAGATGAAAGCACAGAGTTAACAGAAGACGGTAACACTAAATATTCTCTTATTCTTGAAATCAATAATAAGGGTGGATTATCAGAAACTAAACCGTTTAGTGTTTCTGCTGTTGACCAAGAAGCTGTGCTAAAAGAAATAAGTAATCAATGGGACCAACAAGATAGAAGTAGTGACGGACGACAAGTTGTAAAAGCTACTTTGGTCAATAATCAAACTGGCGAAAGATTTATCTACGATAGAAAAGGTAATACACTTACTCCAGAACAAGATAATGAACAGCAAGTTCAATCAGTAGAAGAACCTGTTGACAATGATGTTAAGTTTAGTGACCCGAAAGATGTAAATTTAGGTGTAGCTGCTGAATCTGCTGATGGAGAAATTGAACAAAAAGATAATAAACTTTCAATGGATATTGATGATAATACTCATGTAGAAAAAGAGTTTGAAACGCCAGCTCAAGCTTCTGTTGCTAAAGCTGCTGTTGAACAAGGTAAAGTTTCTGGTGATGTTTTATTAAGTGATGCTGTTGATGATGATAACAATTGGAAAATTTGTGTTGTTTTTGACAAATTAGATTATGACGATGAAGAATTGTTATATAACAATGCTGATTCAGACAGTGGTCAACATGTATTTAGTGGATTCAGTGATGGTAAACCAGATAAAATACGTGTAACACTTTATCCACAAGAAGTTGGTAATGCAGACAATTGGGCAGAAATCTTTTCATTGGCTAGAAATAAATTGAAAAATAATCTTGGAGTATCTGGACATCCTCATGTTGCTGATTTTGACGTTTTTGATAGTAATGAACAATTTAAAGATGGTATTCAAGAACTTCCAGAATCAACAAATGAACTGAAACCAGGTTGGTATGTTGCTCATGATAAAATTGGTATATCTGGCCCATACGAAACTCGTGAAGCTTGTATGGAAGGATTAGAAGACTTTGCTGAAGATGTTTCTGTGTATGAAATTACAGAAGATGATTTGAATGAAGTGTTATTTAAAGAACCAAGTAAACCATCTGATGAGTATATACAAGAACCAGAAGAAGAATCAGTTGTTGAAAGTTCTTTAGTTCCTGTACGTTTCTCAAATATTAAGTGGGATGAAAAAGACGTTGCTTATCGTATGTTTGAAGATATCGAAAAGGATATGCAAGTTAGCCACATCGAACCAGATATAAACAACGCTAATATTTTAGTAGAATATTTTGAAAATTACATGAACGACCTCAATAACGTTTCAGTTTCGTATAATGTAAATCCAACTAGTATTAAAGAATCTAATAATTATCAAGAAGAAATTATTAAGATGTATAATGAAGATGAGAGTAGAAAATATCCAAAAATACAAAGTGCTGATATAAATCTCGGATAATTTATACAGAAGGATGTGAAATGAGCGTAGCAAGTGAATTAGAAAGGCTAAGAACTAATATAACAAATACGTATACAGCACTTCGAGGAAAAGGTGCTACGATTCCTACTAACCAAAATGCAGATAATCTAGCCAGTACAGTAAATACTTTGGATGTTAACGACTCTGCAAATGTTATAAACGCTGTAAACCACACAGGTACCACTTTAACAAAAGGTACTAAAGTTTGGATATCTTTAAGAAACCCTAACACACAGGCAATAGACGGTTATTACATAGTTAATTATGCTGACATAGACGATACGTGTTATACAGCTGTTACTAGTGCCAGTTGTAATCCTTTATCTTCGGTAGATGTTTTCACCGTGTTAGATACTAATACGATGACAGCCGCTGATAACGGTGACTTCTACTATGAAGTTATCGAATAATTATTACTAATTTTTAAGCTTAAAAATTTTTAATTATAGGTGAAAATAAATGACTGAATTGAATGTTCAAATTAAAAATAAAGATGGCGACCTCCTCTATCCTAAAACCAAAGCTGCGATTGTTTATAACAATTCTAACGAAAGTTTAGGTACAGTTGAAGCTGGTGCTGAGGTCAACATCATTGAAGAAGTACAAGTAAATGGTGTTGCTCTTACTCCTGATGCCAATCGTGCAGTTAACGTTGTAATTCCTGCTGCTGATGAATATACAATTGTTAAAGATAATGAAGCTGCTAGTGGTTATGCTGCTACATATCACTTGACTAAAAACAACGTAAATGTTGGTGCAGCTATTAATATCCCGAAGGATATGGTTGTTCAATCTGGTACAGTTGAAACCTGCGTTCAAGACGATGTTCCTGTTGCTGGTTATGTAGTTGGTGATAAATATATCGACTTAGTTTTGGCTAATGCTGATAGTTCACACATTTACATTCTTGTATCTGATTTAATCGATATTTATACAGAAGGTGATGGTATTAACATTGCTGGTAATGTAATCAGTGTTGATACAACTGATACAGCTATTGCTGATGCTACTCCGACTGAAAATTCTACAAAATTAGTTCAATCTGGTGGTGTTTACACAGCATTAGCTGGTAAAGTTAACACATTACAAAGTCCAGAAACTGCTGGTACTTATACAAAAGTTACTATTGACGCTCAAGGTTTGGTATCTGCTGGTGATACACTTGTAGAAGCTGATATCCCAGCTTTAGCTTCAAGTAAAGTAACATTGATGACCAGTTATGCAAAAGCTAGTGCTTCAGCTGCAATTGAAACAACTGATACTTTAAACCAAGCTATTGGTAAATTGGAATACAAAGCTGATAACGCAGTTGTAAAGAACGCTAATATCACTGGTGCTACAAAGTGCAAGATTACTTATGACGAAAAAGGTCTTGTCACTGCTGGTGATGACTTGGCTGCTTCTGATATTCCTAACTTAGACTCAGCTAAAGTTACTTCTATGAGTTCTTATGCAAAAGCTCAATCTGCTTCTGCAATTGCTACAACTGATAGTTTGAATGACGCTATGGGTAAATTAGAGTACAGAGTAGATAGTGCTTTGTATTATGAAGTATTAGAATAGTTCTAATCAGTATGTTATCAAGGGAGGTAGTTTGTTTACTCCTCCCTTGATTTAAAGATTTATAAGTTTATGGAAAAATAAAGGGAATACCGCATTATGGCTGGCGAAATACATATATCAAGAAAAATTGTATTAAAAGGAATAAATGGTGGAGAGACAGAATATTATATACCATATGTTAACAACGCCACCGAAGAGCTTGCTGGTTTAGTTAAGCCAGATAATATAACAACTGTTGTTGATAGCAACGGTGTTCTTTCTGTAAACACTGCTTCGTTACAACCTGCGAATACAGCTGTTACACATACGGAAAATACAGCTGTTGGTTCTACTACGCAACCTGTTTATATAGCAAGTGATGGAACTGCTACTGCTACAAGTTATTCTTTAGAAGCTTCTGTACCAAGTAATGCTGTATTTACGGATACAACATATAGTGCTGGTACAGGCATAGATATTACAAACGAAGTAATTAGCGTTGATGGTCAGCAAGCTAGTTATGTTACTCTTTCAAATGTTGCTACTTCTGGTGATTATAACGATTTATCAAATACTCCTGACCTTTCGAGTTATCAACAAAGTTCAACTGCTGTTACACATGCAGAAAACACTTCAGTGGGTTCTTCTATTCAACCTGTTTACATCAACAGCGATGGTACAGCTACAGCAACCACATATACTTTAGAAGCTTCTGTTCCTAGTGATGCTGTATTCACAGATACTACTTATACTGCTGGTGATGGTATTTCTATCGATAATGGTGTGATTTCTGCTACTGGTACTGGCGGTTCTTCTGAATGGGGAAATATTACTGGTACACTGTCAGACCAAACTGATTTACAAGACGCTTTAGATGACAAACAAGACGTTTTAACTGCTGGTGTTGGTATTAATATTACAGACAATACAATAAGTGCAGATACAACTGAGACAAATTTAATAGATACAAAGCAAGTAGTTGCTTTACCACTTGCAAATGTAGCACTTACTGGTTCATATAATGATTTAGTTAACACACCTAGTATTCCAACAAAGACATCTGATTTAAATAATGACAGTAATTTCGCTACTTTGTCTGATATACCTACAGATAACAATCAATTAAACAATGGTGCTGGGTATCAGACTTATGATGATGTTCAAAATGCTATTTCTGGCAAACAAGATATTTTGACTGCTGGAACTGGTATAGACATAACAAACAATGTAATCTCAAGCACACAATCAAGTGCTGAATGGGGAAATATTAGCGGTACTCTTTCAGACCAGACAGATTTACAAGATGCTTTAGACGATAAACAAGACATTCTTACAGCTGGTACTGGTATTGATATTACAAGTGATATTATTTCCATTGATGGAGAAGAAGCTGAGTTAGTAGATTTACCAGTTGTTAACGATGCTGTTTTAACAATTGAACAAAATAATACACAAATAGGAACATTTAGTGCTAACGCTAGTAGTAACGTTACAATTAATATTTCTGTACCTACTGACGTTAGTGATTTAAACAATGATTCTGGATACCAAACATACAGCGATGTAGAAAGTATGGTTTCTGGTAAGCAAGACGAATTAACAGCTGGTACAGGAATAGATATAACAAACAATGTGATTTCTTGTACACAGTCAAATGCAGAATGGGGTAACATAACAGGTACGTTGTCTGACCAGACAGATTTACAAGATGCCTTAAATGATAAGCAAGATACTCTTACGGCTGGTCTTGGTATCAGTATTAGTGGAAACACAATATCCACTAATAATAAAATGGCCATAGCCACATCTTTGGCAACTGTGGCTACATCTGGTGATTATAATGACTTGTTAAATAAACCTACGATACCGACAAATACTTCTGACTTGAATAATGATGAAGGTTTTATTACACATATCGATTCAACTGACGTAACAACAGCTCTTGGTTATACACCTTATGATAGTTCAAATCCAGATGGATATACTACAAACGTTGGTACAGTAACAAGTGTAAACAATAGTTCTCCAGATTCTAACGGTAATGTAACATTATCAATTCCAGCAGCACAAGTAAATTCAGACTGGGATGCTGTAAGTGGTGTTGCTCAAATTCTTAATAAACCAACTCTTGGAACTATGGCAGCTGAAACAGCTTCAGATTATACTAAAACATCTGGACTTGCTACAGTTGCAACGAGTGGTGCTTATAGTGATTTAAGTGGAACACCAACTGTTGACCAATCTTATTCTGGTGTTTCTACAAATGCTCAATCTGGTGTTGCTGTTAAATCTGCTATTGACGCTGCCATTGCTTCTGTTTATAAACCAGCTGGTTCTGTTGCTTTTGCTTCATTAGTTAATCCATCATCTGCAACAGAAGGTTATGTTTACAATATTACAGATGATTTTACAACAGACAATAGATTTATAGAAGGTTCTGGTGTTTCTTATCCTGCTGGTACAAACATTGTTGTAATAAATACAACTGGAACAACATATAAGTTCGATGTATTAGTTGGTTTCATTGATTTATCTGGATATACACCATCTTCTCGTACAATTAATGGTAAAGCTCTAACTTCAAATATTAGTTTAACAGCTAGTGATGTTGGAGCTGTTTATACTGCTGGTACTGGTATTGTGGTTAGTAACAATGAGGTTAGTGCAGACGCTTTAGCTGTTCAAGAATTAGATACAGAACAAACAAGTGAAATTACATTAGCTACAGTTGCTACAAGTGGTAGTTATGAAGATTTATCTAACAAGCCGACAATACCTGCCGCAACATCTCAATTGACGAATGATAGCGGATTTATAACAGGAATTACCTCAAATAATGTAATAACTGCTTTAGGATATACTCCGTATAACTCTAGTAATCCGAGCGGTTATCAAGCTAACGTAATTGAAACGGTTAAAGTCAATGGTACAGCTTTAACTCCGACAAATAAAGCCGTAGACATCATTGTTCCAAGTGCCGTTACAGAGGCAACTGTTAGTGGTTGGGGATTTACTAAAAATGTTGGTACAGTAACATCTGTAAATAACAGTTCACCTGACGCAAATGGTAACGTAAGTCTTACAATTCCAACAGTAGACCAAACGTATTCATCAAGTTCTACCAATGCTCAATCTGGTACGGCTGTAGCAAGTGCTATTAGTGGAAAACAAGATAGTAGCACAGCTGTTACACATACTAGTTCTACAGCAGTAGGTAGTACATCACAACCTGTTTACATTGCAAGTAACGGTAAAGCTACAGCTATTAGTTATAAATTCTGGGTAGGAACTCAAACTGAATATAATAACATACAAACAAAAGACAGTAGTACAATTTACTTCATTAAAGCTTCTTAGGAGTCAATATGTCAGTCATTGCAGATTTATCTAATGTAGACAGTATTTATTTTGGTACAACAGAGATTGTTGGAGCTTATGTAGGTACAGATTTATTGTATCAAAAAAGTACGTCTCCTTATCAAATTGATGAAGTGGTTTTTCAACGTTCTACATCTGGTACAGAAACATTGAATTTGTTAGCTACTGGTAAATACGAAGTGTACTGTATTGCTGGCGGTGGTGGTGCCGTTTCTATAACTGGTGGTTTCTTCGCTATGGGTGTAGGAGGAGGTTCTGGTTCTGGTTTTGTTGGTATAATCAACATGACACAAGGTACTTATAGTTTAACTGTTGGTAGTGGTGGTACCGCATTATCAACAAGTTCTCAAAGCGGTGTAGCTGGTAGTGGTGGAAACTCTTCAATAGGAACGTTAGTAACTGCTTATGGAGGAGGAGGTGGTAACGCTGGTAATGGTAGTGGTGCTGCTGGTACTGCTCCTAGTATAACTGCTACTATAATTTCATATACTGTAAATCGTGCAGGTAATTCTGGTAATCGTAGTAGTGCTGCAGGTGGAACAACAGGTGGTGCTTCTGTATATAGTACATATGGAAAAGGTGGAGATTATTCACAAGGTAGTAGTCCAGCAAATGGTACAGCTGGTTTTGTAAAGATTGTATATAAAGGTACGTAGGAGTTATAAATGACAAAAATTCAAGTCAATTCTCAAGGAAAAGCTTATTTATCAAGTGCTGGAAAGGTTCTCGTATCTTCGGGTGCTGGAACTGGTGGTGATACCGTAACTATTGCTGGAAGTGATATACCATACGGTCAAAAGGCTTTGATAAGATTTGATACATCTAAACAGCCTTATTTAACTCATTATTACAATGCTTACACTTATACAGGTGCCTCAAATGGAGACGGTACTTTTAAAATAGCTTTACCCGACCCGTTACCGTATTTACAGAACTATATAGTAAATGGCAGCATAACTATTTCAGATGACCTTGATGGTACTGGTTGGAGTTCTTCAAACTATTTAAGCAACATTATAGAACCGTCACAAGAGGTAAATCTTGAAATAATCGGTAAAGTTAACTTCTCATCAGGCACAGGTGTTAGGGTTATTTGTCCATACGCTGCTATGAGTTCAAGGGGCTTGTTTACATACTTTGATTCAAATACTTCTTGGGATAGAGCAGCAACTGAAAGAAGTATGTCTACTTATACTTTTTATTGGTTTAGAGTTAGAATTATTAATGGCATTGCTATCGGTTGGACACTTAAGGATAATGGATATGTAGAAGGCACATTGCCTGACATTGATAGTTGGACAGGACATTTTGTTACAAATAAAAATACCGAAAATTTAGCTGTAACAATCGGTAAAACTTTTGGCTCTAATGGTATAAACTGGAACGAGAAAATCGTATTGGGCACTTTAAAAATTTATAACTTGAATATTGAAAACGGTACAAAACAGTTAATGTGGCAAATGTACAGTCCGTTTAATCTAACTTTACCAGATATGACAAAGTATATACCGAGTGGGGATTGGTACATTAAGTCAGGTCAAGGCACTCCTATTAATAGTCCACACCCGTTAGGATTTAGAAAAGGTTTTGATGATTTTTATAGAGATAGTTCAACATCTTTATATCCCTGTGCAAAAACCTTTAGGTGGAATTTAGCAGGTGCTAAATCAATTTATTGTAAGGGACATTTCAAAACTCCGTCAACTTGGGTGTCTAATGTACATCAACCTATTCTAGCGTATACTACCACTAATTACGCTAACCCTGTATATGTTTATAGCGATATGAATGACCACACTTTATCTGGCTCTTTTGGAAATATTATTCCTGTTGAAATGTCAACAAATACCGAATACTGGTTTGAAGCAACTTTAGATAGTCAGGGCAATAGAACTCATAAATATTCAACAGACGGTGTAAACTGGACAACGAATACTGAAACAGTTGCAGCTCCAACTTGGGAAGATTACACAGATATTCCTACTGTTGGTTATTGGGGTGTTGGTAAATTTACTTGGCGTGGTACAATATATGATGTAGAGTGTGGCTACGTTGACGCTAATGATGAAACACACACATTTAAGCTGTGGAAGTAAACAACATATAACTAATTAACTAATAAAACAGTGAGAACCATAACAAAAACGTAAACATATTTTGATATTTTAAGTTCTAATGTAATAGCTATATGACTATATTCAATCCATGGAGAATATATAAGAATGTTAAAAGTAATAACCGATTTAGAGGGTAATGTATATCTTGATAACGGCCAAGCTCTTTTGATAGATGTAAGTGGTGAGGAATCAGGAAGTAGTGCTGGTAGCCCAACTGCTCAAGAAATTATGGACGCTACTAACAATGTTAATGCAATACTTAAATCAACAGAAGGCCAACCAATCCCTGATGATTCTCTAGTGATTGCACAAAGTATTTCAAAATTACAAAATATCATAGGAGATTAGTTTATGACTGCATTATTAGATTTAATTGATGAAATTGAAGATATAAAAGGCGATTTAAGAACTGCTATTAACAATAAAGGTGGTTCTTTAACAAGTTCTACACCATTTGCAAATTATGTTACTGCTGTTGACAATTTACCAACAGCAGAAGCAGTATTAGCAAAAACGTTATCAGGTGCACAAACTTTCAATGTACAGACGTTAGGTGATTGTGGTTTAAGTAATAACCATGAAATGACATCAATATCTTTACCGAATTGTATACACATGGGTGAAAGATGTATACAAAATTGTGGAAGTTTATTATCTGCTTCTATACCATCTTATGAGGGTGCTACTTTAACTCTTACTGACAATGGTGACGTACAAGTTAATTACAATGGTGGACATTACTGTTTCGAATATTGTATTAATTTAACTACAGCATATTTACCATCTTTAAAAATCATGCCATCAGACTTTTTTGCAGATTGTAGGTCTCTTACAACATTTACTGCTCCCAATCTATACGGAATGGCTGGTAACGCTTTTAGAGAGTATGAAGAACAGACACCAGTCTATCGTAGGGTTACTGCATATGACCAAATTAAAGCATTTGGTTTAAACTTTATGAATTATAGATATTTAGAATCAATGACAGATGTATTGAGAAACTACATTAGGGATACAGATAATAACGTTACAGATACATTAACATTTAATAATTTACAATATTGTCGTGAATTGTTTAGATATGAAGATTGGGATAATCCAGCAGACCCACTTTATGCTATTACAACTGTAAATGTTCCAGATTTAAGACAAATTGGAGACTGGTCAAACAATAGATGGAGAGTTCAAACGTTGAACTTACCTAAAATAAGAAGACTTAATAACCACTCTTTTGATGGTTGTGATAATTTAACAACTATTACAATTGGTAGTAAAATAAAATATATTGCATGGGAAGCATTTTCTAATTGTCAAAATGTAGAAACGGTTAACATTGACATTGATGAAAATACACAAGACCAAGAGATTATTAATAATGTTATTAATACAGCTCCATGGGGATTAGACCAATCTGTAACAATCAACTGGACAGGTTCAGAAGAATAATTAAAGTCATATAGGAATAGATAGATGACGAAACTGTTAACAAATGCACAAGGAAAAGTTCTTCTTGCTAACAATAAAGCTTTTCTTTCTCCTGGCGAGAAGTATGGTTGTGGAATAGACAATTTGTTAGGTGATGTGGACTCAAGTGGTGTGTTACAATTACCATCTGAACAAGTTAATGGGCTTACGTTCACTGGTGTTAAAGATATTAGTTATCGTGGGTTATATTATAAATTTGCTAGTTGTCAAAACATAACTGGTTTAGTAAGCTTTCCAGATTTAGAGCAAATCACTGGTGCTAATGCTATATATTTTGCATTTGAGAATAGTGGTATAACAGGTGTATCTTGTCCTAAACTTACAGCAGTGAGTAATGCTCAAGGATATGCATTTCAAGGATGTACAAATTTAACGAGTGTTTCTTTCCCATTGTTAGCTAACATAAGTAGTGGATATGCTTGTAATTCTTGGTTTGGAAGTTGTACTTCTCTTACCACTATAGAATTTCCAGAATTACTTGGTTTTGCACAATATACTTATGATGGCTTTTACAATATATTTAACGATTGTACTAGTTTAACAACAGTTCGTTTTCCAAAATTAACAAACTTAGATGCTAACAAATGTATGGAACAAGCTTTTAATGGATGTACAAGTCTTGAGAATGTATATTTCAATGGATTAACAACATCTTCTTTTGGAAGCAGTTTCAAAACTCAATTTACCAATTTGATGAGAAACACAGGTGATTCTACAACACATACTTTACACTTTCCGTCAAACTTACAGTCAACTATAGCAACACTGTCTGGTTATCCGTTATTTGGTGGAACAGATGGATATGTTACATTAGCATTTGACCTTACAGCTACTTCATAGGAATAATTAAATGACAAAAGTAATCACAAACGCACAAGGTAAAGCATACGTTACTTCAAACGGAAAAGCAATAGCTACATCTGGTGGTGGCGGTGGCGAATGGGACGGCTGGATTGAAACAGATGAATATGGTATAATGCCAGATATTAAATTAAGAACATCTTCTGCGTTAACAACAGTTGATACAGGAAACATGAATGAACGTTATAGATATGTTCCAATTTCTATAGCCAATCTGTCAAGTATCAGAAGTGTTACATCCAGAGGATTATGGGAAACATTTTCTGATAACTATCGTTTAAGAACTGTCAACATAAGTAATTTAACTTCAATAACAGGTTATGAAGCTCTAAGAGGAACATTCAGAAGTTGCTCTAATTTATCATCTATAGATGTATCTCATATTGCAACAGCTACAGGGTTAAGATGTTTACATTACACGTTTGGTGACGATTGTGGTGTTACTTCATTAAATTTTAGTTCTTTATCAAATTGTGCAGGTGATAGTGTATTCGCTGAGATGTGTAGATATAACACAAGAATGGCTAACATATCTTTTCCAGCTCTTACAACAAATTCTTTTGGTAATTACACAAGCCAATTTGATAACATGTTATATGGTGTAACGGGATGTACTGTACATTTTCCAGTTGACATAAAGCCGTTAACAATAAATTGGAATAGTTTTGCAAATGGGTTTGGTGGAGTAAATACACATATAATGTATGACATCGGTGGCGGTATAGTTGATTTTACTACTAACCCAAACAACGTTGTTCATCTATACGCATTTTATGAAGATTACACTAATGGTCAAAGTTATCAAAACTTTGTAAAAGTAGGTTCTGTTAATGTAAACAGAACTACAGGTCATTGTAGTGGTTTCAATACTGATAATTATCTTCAACTGCCTGATACTTATAGTTCTGAATCCGAAACAATAGAAACAAAGATATGTTTTACGACAAGTAATAATACTGGAGATACTCAATCTTTGTGGTATGGTAATAGAGACGATAATTCTTCTAGTGTTAACATAATAAGTGGTGAAATATATTTTTGTCATAAACAAGAAGGTGGTGGTCCAGAATATAAGGGAACTGGTCTTTATGTATCAACTAATACAAAGTATTATCTAAAATTGGTAGAAACATCTAATACTGTTACACCTTATCTTTCGACAGATGATACAAATTATACACAAGGTAATGATTTTTATCGTGAGTATCCATTTGGTATAAATATAGGTCAAGGTAGTAATAACGATGACCCATACACTTATTTCACTGGTTCATATGAATTATCTGATTGTTATATAAAAATTGGTTCAACTGTTGTTTGGTCACCTCTTGGTAATGATACATCAAATCATCTTTCTATCTATGCTCCAGCTGACCAAAATCTTACTTATGTAGCTCATTATGAAACAGCTAATGTTATTTATTATGGTACGGTTACTGGTATAGTTGAAGGTGAAACAACATATGTTAATGTTCCATTGCCAACTCAAAACGATAGCACTTTCCAAATAAATATAACAAATGACCCAGGTATCCAAGAAATGACTTTGGACCTTGGTGAGGGTGCTGTAATAACATTAGGGTTAACTTCTGGTTCTTCACAAGTTGTAGGGTTAGAAAACGGTATTGGAAAAACAATTCATTATACGATACCAGCTACATCAACGACAAGAAAGAAAATAGATTCTTTCACTATTCAAAGCGGTACGAATACAATTGATGTTACTTTGGAACCAGGATTACAAGAAAATTTCACAATTCTAGGTAGTCCAATTGTAACTGATGAGTATGTTGCTTCAAGATTTGATTCAAATAACCATTTATTGGCAACACTTTCTAACATACCTTCTGATGGATTTGATTTAATCATGCATTGGAATTTAACCAATAACGACTATTGTCCAGCGTTTGGTTCCATATCAAATGGAGCCTGGTGGGGTTCATTCCCAAATGGCGTAGGTATGTTTACTGGTGGTTACGACTGTAGTGACTGGAACACGAGAAATGGTAAGGGCTGGTATCTATATAGACAAACAAATTCAGAGTTTTTAATATACTATTTGCAAGACGATTATGATACTTACACACTAAGTACTTTACCAAATGTATCTGATTGGACTTTCATTGCATCAGGAAGTGATACAGGTATATTATCAAATGGTGATTATCGTATAGGTATGAATCCAGACCTTGGATATGATTATCAATATTTCCGTGGTTACATTTATCTTGAAGATATGGTAATTAGAGATACATCTAATGGTACAATATACTGGAGAGCAGTAGGGACATTTTAATTCTATTGGGGTAGAATATGAGCGAAACAAAAGTACAAGCAAATTCACAAGGTAAGTTATACATATCCAACGGAAGACTTTTATCATCTTCTTCTGGGGGTTCATCTGGTGTTATCGATTCATTAAACGTCACACCAACGACATCTGCTCAAACTATTACGGCTTCTGGCGGTGTTGACGGTTATTCTCCTATTAACGTAAGTGCTGTAACAAATTCAATAGATTCAAACATTGTTGCTGAGAATATTAAAGACGGTGTTACTATCTTGGGCGTAACTGGTAACTATCAAGGCTGTGATACCATATACTTACCGAATGAATCAGGTGCAACGATTAATGCAGGTGATAAGGTATTGTTCACGCTTGGTACAAATGATTCAGCAGGTGCGGAAACCTTTACAACTGTATATAAATCAAGTTTACCTACATATAGTCCTATTTGTATTCTTGATAATTATTCCTTTATTATTGCAGGTAGGTCAGACTCTTCAACGTACAATGGATATTTATTTACAAAGGTGAATAACAGCTGGTTACAAGGAAGTCTTAATAACATTTATACTACAGTAGGTGCTAATTCTGTTTTCCAATATTTTGAGAATGGAGACATTATCAACAACAGCTATCGTAATGATTATGAGGGATTTATTACATCTGTCGGAAGAAACAAAACAATACCTGGGAGAGATGATTGCAGATATATTGGAGATTATAACGGAACTTCATTTCTTATTTATTGGTATTCTGGAAGTATTAGAGTTTGCACATGGGATAAAGCGGCAGGTACATATTCACAAGTGTTGGCAATAACAGATTTCTCCAGCAAAGATGGTTTATATAGAATATTTACCGATACATCCTTTGGTACGAGAATGATTGCAAACAATAATAAGAATTATAAAATCTATACCTTATCTGGTACAAGTACGTTTACACTTTTATCTCAAGGAAATATTGGTACAGATTCAAACATAACGTTTATTGGTGCAACAGGTCTAGCAACAGGTGATGTTGTGTTCGCAGTAGATAATTATACATACAATTACAATGCTTATGCAATGGCTTCTGGAACTATCCCATCAGCTTCTTCTCACTTATTCTGTTACAAGATGCAAAGTGATGGTTTGTTAGCTTATTATGGAGACACACAGTTAAAATTGTTTGAGAACACACCGTGCTACGTTGCTTATGACAACCGTTCAAATATTCTCTCAATCGGTACAAAGGATGAAGTTTACTTCTATGAGTTTGATACAACGAACAAAGCATTTAACAGAATCTCTGTATTTCATACTCCACTTCCGACACCGACAAGCAATGTACCTTTAAGAGTACAGATGACACCTGATAAAAGTACGTTTGTGGTGTATGGTTATAGTTCTTCGGCAAACCCTGTATATGTTTACACAAACCAAGAATCTTATCAAAGGATTGTACCAAACTCTCAATACTACTACGATTTAACAACATCATTTACAGGTATAGCAACAGGGGAAACTGACGAAGATGACAACTATGAAATCAGTACAGTTCTTCCACCGATTGTTGATAGTAAGATTATAACAGACCTTGAGCCTGATGAAGTAATAATTAAGGGGAATGCAGAATGACACATGAAACAAACGTAAGAGCCTATAAGAATATACCTTTTGAATATAGACTTAAAAAAGACGGCTATTATGATATTACAGGTACTCTTAAAGGTGGTTGGAGTGTTTTTAATCTAGAGTTTCAGGCTTTCAACGGACTTAATATGAGTTATGAACAATTAAGCGGTTCACCAATGGTTGTTAAAGCAAACGCTGGACAATTGCCTGACTTAACCAATATAAATGGTGTTACAGGGTGCTTAAAGGAAGTAGGAGTAGGACCAGGTATCTATACCAACTATACGATAAATGGCTCACCAATAATAGATATTTACACAGGTATTGTATCAAATTTAAGCGGTAGTAACTATCTATCTGCACAGGATTTGGGATTGGTAACACCTGATAATAACAAAACTTGGGAAGTTGTAGTAAAATTTACAACAGGTACAAGTATACCTAGCAATGAAATGAACGTATTTTGTACATCAGGTAGGTATAGTTCATACATATTACAATTAAGAAGTAACAACTTATATGCATTTTTAAGTTCTAATGGTAGTTCTTGGGATATTGCAAATGGTGCAATAGTTATGAGTATTACCGCAAATACTACTTATAAGATTAAGATAGAATTTACAGGAACAGAATATAATTGGTACTCTTACGAGAACGATAATTGGGTTTTAAAATATACTGTAACAAGTTCTGTTTCTGTTTATGCAGGTGCTAGATATGTAATAGGTGATGGTTTTGTAAATGGCGGGATAGTAGATTTATCTGAAACGTATATGAAAGTAAATGGACAAATCGCTTGGACTCCTGCTGTTGGTAATGGATATGTAGCAAAAGTGTCAGCAGATAATTTTACCCTTTTTGGAAGTCCAACAATAGACTCTGATAAAGTGGTTTCTGGTTTTTCTACGACAAGTGGGTTAAGACTTCCTGAAACAACACCAAGTACAATTACAGATTTAGATATTATCTTTAAGGGTAATCTAACAAATGTATCTGCTAATAGCGTCATCTTTGCACATGCTTCTTCAAATCAAAGATATGTTGGTATAAGAGGTACTGGTAAATTCGCTATGTATATAGGAAGCTGGGTAGAAGGTACAACGGCTTTATCAACTAATACAGAATATTGGTTCAGAGTTATTAAAGACGGAAACAACTATAAAGGCTATTTATTAGTAGATAACAACTACACACTAGATACTTTACCTGCTTTAAACGATTGGTCACAAGAATTCTCTACAACAACAAACATCTTTAACGGATATCTTTTCGATGTCGGGTACAATTCATATTCAACAGGTGAGTATTTTAAAGGTTCTATTGACCTCAAAGGTTGTAGCGTGAATATTAACGGCAGTGAGTTTTGGAATCCATTTGTTAAGAAAATGCCTGTTGAGGGATTGCTTCCGAGTGGCGTAACCGATGACGGCTCTGCACAAACTTGGAACTTGTTTTATAACAACGGCGATTACAGACTTAATACAGCAAGTACGATGACAGGATATACTTGGGTAGGTTCTGTTGCAATACCTGCACATAGTTCTCCAACACCTGCACCAACTCCGACTAAATCTTATGATGTAATTGGTACTTTAACTAACGACAATGGTGTATATAGTGGATTTAGTGACAACGATTATATTCAGTTGTCTACAGATTTGTTAGTACCTGGTAATACATTTGTATTCAAATTTACAACAGGTAGCGACCTTACTGATTTCCAAAATATACTTGCGCCTGATAATTGGTTCGAGTTATATGTTGAGAATGATAATTTATACGCTTGGATAGAATCAGAGGGAGGTCCGATAAGTTGCGGCTCTGTATCAACAGAAACAACGTATTGGGCGAAAGTTGAAACAACTTCTGATTCAGTTACACTGAGCTATTCAACAGATGGGGTAACATATACAGGTGCGGTATCAAGCCATTGTGTAAAAGGTACAATACAACAGTTCAATGTTGGACACGGAATATTTGATTATGCAAACAGAAATTGGAGCGGTAGTATTGATATAACTAATTCTTGTATAAAGAATAGCAGTGGCACTGTCATTTGGTAAACTTATTAGCAAATTTAATTTTGTTTAATATGTTTATAAACAATGTGATAGTTCTATATTCTTAGATAGTAAGTTGTTTATTATCTGTTAACTAACTAGAATTTAAAGGAAAGATTATAATGATGACTAAAGAAGAAATGTTGAAGATGCTTAAAGAAAACGCATTAAACGTTAAGAAAGCAGAAGATACGATTGAAAACATTGACGCTAAAGAAGTTGATGGCGTTGATAAGGCTGAAGGAATTCAAGGTTTGGATTCTGAATTACCTACACAGAAAGATGTAGAAGCTTATGTTGCTAAAGACGAAGGACCGATGATTCCTGTTGACGCAGACGGTGTTTCTAAAGATGGTGGTGAAGATGACCGCATGGAAGCAGATAAAGTAGAAGCTGAACGTAAGAAAGAAGATAATGGTATTAAAGATGTTATCAATGTTTCTTCTCGTAAAGTTGAAGAATCTGCAGAAGTAAACAACGAACTCTTAGCTCAACTTCAGGAAGCTGCTGTTCGTGAAGAACAATACAAAGCTAAAATCGCTAAAATCAATGGTCTTTGCGAAAAAGCTTTGAAGACACAAGCAGAATCAATCACAAAAGAGCATGCTAAAGAAGTTTATGAAATCTTCGAATCTGTGATTGCTGAAGGTGAGAAGTTTGAAGCCGAATTGAAAGAAAGTGCTGCTAAAAATAAGAAATTGTATTTGACAGCTAAGAAACTTTACGAAGGCTCAAACAAATTGAACAAAATCTTGCTGGAAGCTGTTAAGAAAGCTCAACCAGAAAGAAAGATGACTAGATATTCAACACCTGCTTATCGTGCTGTAATGTCAATGTCGAAGTAATTATGTTTTAATTATTCGTTTTGCAGTTCTCGAAGGAGTTGGATTCCAAAGTCTAACTCCTTTTTCTTTCATCTGGAGGGGAAAATGTTATTAGATATCATAAAAGCGATTTTAAGCCTTTTCAGTAAGCAAGAAGAACATAAACCACAAGTTGTTGCTGAAAAACCAAAATTGCTTACCTACGAGCAAATTTTGGCCATTAACGATAATAAAAATCCAGATATGTGTAAATATTACATCGATGCTTTAAATAAAGTACTTCCAGAGTATAAAATTGATACAAAATTAAGACTTTCACATTTTTTAGCTCAGATTCTTCATGAAAGTGGTAACTTTAGGTATAAGTCAGAGAATTTAAACTACTCTGCCACTGCTTTGCGTTCTGTCTTTCCAAAATATTTTAAGACAAACGCTATTGCAAATGAATATGCAAGAAAACCAGAGAAGATTGGTAACAGGGTTTATGCCAATCGTATGGGAAACGGTAATGAAACTAGTGGAGATGGGTTCAAATATCGTGGAAGAGGTCTAATTCAGCTCACAGGTAAGTCAAATTATAGGGCCTGTGGAGAAGATTTAGGTATAGATTTATTAAAATTACCAGATTTGATTATATCAGACCCAGAAATTTGTGTAAAAACAGCCTGTTGGTTTTGGAATAGGAATAATTTGAATAGTTTAGCTGACCAAGACGATATTAAAACCATAACAAAACGTATAAATGGTGGTTTTAATGGTCTAGAAGATAGACAAAGGTTGTTGGCACGAGCTAAACAAGTTTTATTTACTTCCTAACCAGTTATAAAACATTTTTAATGCACAATTTTTAGATTTTGACTTTATATGCATCTTACTAGCCATACAAGGTAATCTACAAAATGGATAATATTGACAATTTGAACATTTTAAGTTGTTTATAGCTATTTCAAATTGTCTTTTTGTGCAATTGTCGTTATCATAACATTCTGTTAAACTCATTCCGTATTCATTTAACATACTTAATGTACCAGACCTTAATAAACACGAGAATACAAGACGATTATTGATAAATGAGCAACTGTTTTTACATATACAATATCTTCCATTCGGATTATTGTAACTTTCAACTATGTGTTTAACTTCTTTTATGTTTTCAAATTTGTTTTCATAACAAAATTTATAAAATTCAAATAGGTCTTCTTCTGAAGGAGCATATTTTTCCCAATTTAAGTTATAAATGTAATATTCTGGGTATATTTCAAACTTTCTTAAACGTTCTAATTGATTTCCTCTAATATATTCGTGTATACAATCTTTTGTTAAGGTTATTGATATCACTCTTGGATTAAAAATATCAATGTTTTTCCACCAAATTTCTTCTGTGTTACCATGAAATCTAGATATTGGGTCGTAAGATGTCGCTATATAACAATCTTTTTCTAATAAGTCATGTACTCTAGTTACTTTATTGAACACTAAATTTGTTGAAAAGCAAAATTCACATTTATAATTATTGCTGTTACACCAGTCTCTTAAAATGGTTACCATTTGTTTATAGCAGGTGAAATATTCATCACCTAAAGAATCCATAAACAACTCCCCACCCCAAAATCTAAAGACAAGATTTTTAATCTCTTTTCTCTTTTGTTTGATTGTGTCTAATTCATGTATCAAAACGAATGTAGAATCGATAATTTCTTCACACGTTTTCAAATCAGTATGTTTTTCAAAACAGAACTTACAGTGTAAATTACATCTATCAAAGAGAATTACACATATTTCTAAAGTGTCGTTGTGTTTATAAAAATTATCAAATAGATTATTCATCGTTTACTATCTCAAACAGCATTTTATTAATACATTCTTTTGGTTTCCAAATGAACTGATGATTTTGATAACACCCACGTAAATTTCTTTCTGAACACCACGGTTTATATTTACATAAGTTACATTTATATCTCTTATTGAAAAATGTTTCAACATGCTCATGATGTTTTAGACAGGTAAATTCACCATTCAATTTGTTTTTTATTATGTTTTCTTTTTTAATGTCATCGTGTTCTGGCCAAAAGATGTAAGGAATTAGTTCACACGGTGATTCTTCTCTGCCAAACATCGGTATAAATTCAACTGTTTCACAATACGATTTGAAATCATCTTTGTTTATTTTAATATCAATATTGTGTGACATGAAGACATTTAACTCAATTCCATGCCTATTCTTAATTTCATTATAGAAGTTACGATAATCGTCAAAGGTAGGCACTTCTGACATACTATTAGAATTATAAGGTTGATATTCGTTAAAAACAAGTGACAATCGTTTGTTTTTATCCATTTCTAATAATTTATCAAAGAGAATGACACTATTGTTATTTTTGTCTTCTATGTATTTGTTCATAGAAGATTTAGTCAAAATAGTCTCTATTAACAAATCATCTTCTTTTACCAATACCTTTTCTAAATTGTTTTGCCAAATTTTTAACGATAAATCATTTTTAAATCTTCCGTGTACATCATAAGAAGTTGCTATGTTGACTAACTTGTTTTTTTGTGATATGTAATCAAATAAGTTAAATAATCTATCTAATCTTTCTTTTTCTAATATTAAGTTTGAAAACAACGTATTGTGGAGTTTTACTGGCTTATTAGTGGTTATTTCATAGAGTGAATCAAACAATTTGTAAAAATAATCAAAATATTCTTTCGGCAACACTCCTATTTCACCACCGATAAAATAATGCTTTAACAATGTTCCGTTAGGTAATCTGTCTATATTTTCATTTAGCCATTGTATTTCATACTCTCCGATTTTTTTAAACTCTTCTAACGACATTAGTTTGTTATCGTGTATTGATTTTAAACAACAAAAATCACAATTGTTATTACACTGAGCAAAAGTAAAAGCATAAGGGAGTAATCCTAAAACTTTAGTCTTTTGTACCATCTCTATTAAATCGTTAGTACGTTTATCACTTAACATTGTAAATTTTCCTTTATTTTGTCAATTAACATTTTTAACCCTGGACACCCTGTTTTATCGAAACTTAACTGACAACATTCGCCTCTACATATGTTGTAATAGGAACAAGTTAAACATCTCTCGTTCAATTTTCTTTCTTGTGATATCAATTTCTTATGTAATGATTCATTGTACCCATTGTTGTCAACAATGTGAATATTTGATATATTAGGGCAAGTTGCTATAGTACCATCAGTATTAACTGTTATGACATTCTCCATACATCTTCTTTCTCTGCAACCAATTGGGTCATTTCCTTTTATAATGTTTTCTAGTTCTTCAAAAAGTTGTATTTTGATGTCATGGTGTTGTAAATTGTAAATATATAGTTCTGTTAACCATTTATCTATATCTACGTTATCTGGTTTTATTTTTACAACAGCAGCTCTACCAGTTTCTGTTATTCTTTCAAAATTTATAATTTTTATTCCTAATTCTTTGAAATAGTTCATTAATTTACTTGGTTTATGTGACAAAGTAAATTTATTCAATGTAACAATTACTTCAACATCGAATCCTTTTTGTAACAAAGATTTTACATTATTTTCCCAAATGTTACGTTGATTAACTGTTGTGAACCTATAGTCATCAACATCCCAACTTGTTTTTAGAAATTTTTTGTCAAAAAGTGAAAAAAGTTCTATTAGTTTATCAGTGAGTTTGTATGTTAAGTTTGTTGTAGCACTCCATTTTATAGTTGGGTAACTCTTAATCAATTCGATATAATTTTGTATTGTATTGTCTTCTGCTTGAAAAAAA